CATTATCGAGCATTTTGGCAACGCAGATGCCGTGCCGCAGCCGCCGGAGCGGTGCTTAAGCCGTCAGGCGGGAATTGTGCGGTGTTGCCCTAAATTGTTTTATGCCCGCAAATGCCGCAGCATGTTTTCATACCTCTGCTTTGCATCCGGCACAATATTCTTGACCGGGTAAGCATGATAAAGGCCTTTGCCTACTTCCGGGATCACGTTTTCCCGGCGTTCTCCTGCCGCTTTTTCAGGCTGAACAGTATCTGCCTACTTTTTTCAAAACCAGCTTGACAATTTTTCCCTGCTGCGGTATAGTAATTAAGTCAACAACATGGGCTCGTAGCTCAGCTGGGAGAGCGTTCGGTTCGCATCCGAGAGGTCGAGGGTTCGATCCCCTTCGAGTCCACCAGACGTAGCAAATCCGAACCTACCACAAAAGGCAAGAAATCAACGATATTGTGTTGAAAAGTTCTTCGTGGTTGGCGACGTATTTGTTCAGGTAATAAGGCGTTATCAGTTCTAGGTAGCTGGTAGCGCCTTTACTTTTGTAACAAATTCTCGTTTAACGTAATAAATTATCTTGTTTTAATAAATTGTTTACAAACTAATTGTAAACAATTTATTAACGGATAGTTTTTGTTTCCAAATAGTAATTGTAGATTTATACTTTTCGGATTTCTTTTTAAAAATATTCTACTTTGTATCATTTTGTAACTATTTGTAATATTTTGCCGTGATTTTGCTGCGATTGCCGTATAGTTAAACTATAAGCGTGGTTGAAAAGGAAGAAATAGTGGACAAATCTTTAGAATACCATATTACTGTTGACAGTATATTAAGCAATAGCTATTATAATGAGAATAGAAAAGGCACCACGACAAGCGATTAGTCCTATCTAAAGTAATTGCATTTATGTTGCCCTAAAAACCGTCACTTGGCAGAGTGATAAAAGGCAAAAAATAAGAAGAAGAAGAGCTTTTGTACTCTTCTTCTTCTTATTTTTATTTGCATAGGTACGTCAATTTACTCTTAATGATGTTATGTAATTTGCTTATTCGATACCACGCATGATATAGTCCGAAGGGGTTTTGCCCATTAGTTTGCAAAGGCAGATAAAACGGCCTATCCATTCATTGAACTCCGCATTCTTTGCAAAGATAGTTTTTGCATAGTCTACTGGATAATTGTGTGCTGTTGCTGATGTATCCGAGGAACCACAACTACTATCTAAGAAAACGCACCGATCATTCTGTTGTGGACAAATTTTCCATACCATACTGATGCCTTGGCCGCACAGCACCATCATCATCTCCATAGCGTATTTTCTGGCCTCCGTAACCTCCGTATTACTCCATTGAATTTTTTGGTTGGCCTCATATTCCGCGCACGCCTCGTCCACAGCCTTATGTGCCGCTTCCGGGTCGCTCACGTCAATCGTTACGTTACGCAGTACAGTCGGCTCCGGGTATTTCTCGCTGCCAGCTGGTGCTCCACATTCCTCCGGTGTAATAAATGTGCAACAGTTCGGGTCAAGCTTCAGCTCACTGGCCGCCAGCACACCGCTCGACTGCAGCCACCGCCCATATGGGATCTGGTCATCTACCACTTTAGTAATAACAAACGTATCTCCCTCGCAGGCCGCATATTGGCGTATACCAGCCCGGTGTGTCTTGGTAATTCGTACCCGGTCGCCCGGTTTTGCCAGACAGTATCCTAGGGTATCTCTAATTGTTGCTTCTTTCATTGATAATTCATCCTCCACGATAATTCATCCTCCACTATGGTTTTTTATAATTTAATCATTTTTGCGCCACATCAAGGACAAAACTTCGGCAGCATTTCCTGTTCATCTGTTCCATCGTCAATACAGTTCCAGCATCGTATACCGGGTTTCCGTCCGTGTAACCGTCCGTGTAACCGTCGTACTCACCAATCCAATGTGCTGTTGGCCGCGCAGAGATTCCGGGTCAATGGTGGGCATAATATCAATGTCGCCAGTTCCAACTGCGTAAAACTCGCCACTTTCTGGAGTATCATGAAACATTACCTTTACAACACGCTTTTTAAGCTCATCTGCATCAATTAACCGCATTTTTATACTTCCTTTGCTCTTTGGTTAAAATCATTTTGAAGTGACAGCGCGGGCGCTCATCTCATGGAAAACCTTGATAAACTCTTCGACCGTAGAAACTGGTCTTTTTGGGTTGCTCATAAAAACTCCTTTCATAGTAAAACAAATAGCGGACCTCTAAAATTCGGGAAGTCCGCCTGTTTGCAGATTGTGAATTGTACGAACACGAATTGTGCTTTAGATAGTATCTATCGTACAAGTACCATTCTATACGGTTCGCACATTTTGGCAAGTAAAAAATGCCGCTCATCTTCGGATGGGCGGCGACTTTTTATTTCTTCGCTCCCATGAGGACTTCGCCTTCTCCGGATACAACGAACCAGCCTGTATCTTTACGGTATTCAGCACTGAACAGGTTTGCGAAGTTGTACCCTCCGGAAAATTCGATGTGTTTTAGCGAAAATGTCAGCTGCAAATAAGCATCCGAAGAAGTGCCGTTGCAGTCGTTTTCCAAAGAAATATTCAAACGATAAAAGTCCGGACGAGCGAGGTACTTATCGACAATGTCCTTGTCGTAGGTGATGTCGTGGAAGCAGCAGGACGAGAATGTCTGCAGATATACTTCGCGGTACGTATGGCCGAAAAGACCACACTTATCGCGCAGATTCTCCGGCCAATTTACCTCGATGCGACCATTGGGTTTGAGACATGTTGTAGGCATCTGTTCCACGCCGACGCCGTAATAGCTGCGGACAAACTCAAACAGCGGCTTCCAATCGATGCGGTTGAAAAATTCAGTCAGTTTCTCGCCATCGCGGAGCTGGCGGGTTTCGGTTACCATATGCATTTGTCATTACTCCTTTTTTTGTTGGTATGTATTTTCGAGAGCTTTCTCGTCCAAAGCAAAATACTTATGCGTAAACCAAAAATCTGTCGGTGTCCGTTCTGCGTCCGGTAACAGAGAGTTGCCAACTACGACAACTCCAGGAACGCCAATACAGCACATTTGAATGTAGCACATCTTGCAGACCAGAGGGTCAATGTCTTGTGCCACAAACAGAACATACTTGTCCCAGTCCGGGTCAGTGGATTCCAACTGCTCGCGCATCACATTGTACCCCGCCAGAAGCAGGCATCCGGCACCACAGCACGGGTCGTTTACCCGCAGGATACGGGACTTGTCCAGAACAAGAGAATCCGGCATGTTTATGCGTGCCATCATCTGTCCGACATTGTACGGCGTGAAAAACTGCCCTGCTTGGCTTTTGCTTAATCCGAGATTATGGTAAACGGTGCCAAGAAAATCCTGCTCAGGGTTTTCCAAGAGCGCGGCCATTGTGATGGCGGTAAGCACCGCAAACTGCTGTACGGTCTTCTCGTCGTATTTCTGGACGATGGCATTGTACTGTTCCTCTCTTGCATCCCTGCACCGTAAATCACAGGTATTCGCAAGTGCAATGGCATGCATGTCGATGTAGTCATACCAGAGTTCGCTGCGACCGTATCGGGCATTCTGAGGCGGTCATATGTGCCTGGCACAGCATCCCACAATTAGAGCATACTGAGTAATAATCTTTAACCCATTCCCATGTTGCAATTTTTCTTGCTTCATTAGCTCTCTTTGAAGTCTCAAATACTTTACAAGCTACATCCAAAATATTTTGTGCATTCAAACTGCCTGAATTCAAAAGACCTTGCTCGTAACCTTTGTTATAGGCTTTATAAAGCTCAAATTCATTTTCTTCTGAATAAGGATTGCTATTGGGGTTATTCATTTCAAATTCAAACTATCCTTTCTGGTTCCATCTGATCGCCGAAATAGTATTTATGTACGTCAGCAGATCCTATCCAACGATCAAAGCTATCATTCCAGCTATAGTCATATACTTTTTCTGGCACATGAATAATACAAGGAACTCTTCGACCTCGCATATCGTCCTTACACCAGCCACTATTACAAGTACCACTAGAAGGTTCCAGTACCAAGTCTTCAAACGGAAAAACAACATCTCTGTAACCTTTGACGTATTCGCCATAAACTTCACCGGCGTTACATTCATATGGCGTATCATCCCAATCATCGCCATACCATTCAGTCAAATTATCATCGCCAAGATAGAACCGCACGAGGTTCCCCTTGCGCTCAAAATCAATAATTTTCATTAAGTTTCTGTTTCCTTATTGTTTTTATCAATCAAATCCCAATTTTTATCTGTCTGATCATTCATTTCTTTGCATTTTGAAGATCGCCGAGAAACAAATCAATCAATAGTTCATCAGATGTTTTGGTAAGCAGGTCATCTGCGGTCGGATTAGACTTCAAAATTTCCATCACCAACTGCGCTGTGAATTTTGCATAGATTTTTCGCATCAATTTATAAAAGACGTCTTCTTTTAATGTAACTCCAGTAATTGCTTCAAACTCTTCAAGAGTAAAAATCCCATCATCTTTCATTGACAAACCTCATTAAAATAATCTTCTAAATCTTCCGTGCAAATTCGAGAATTTTTCTGCTTTTGTTTTCTTCTCGGAGCACGATTCATACAACTCATACAACGTTTTAACCAGCGTTTACGGTCACGAGACATACAAATCCAGTGCCGTTCATTAAATACAGATTGGCAGTATTGTTCTTTGCCATCTGAGAAACGTTTATACTGAGCTTTCTTTGCCATTTTGGGATTCCTCTATAAGTTTTTCCATATCAAATATACCCGTAATAGTTCTTCCACAATAAGGGCAAAAATCATATTCCGATCTTAAATATGTACTCTTTCCGCATTTAGAACAAGTGTATTTATATTTTTGGGCGGTCGCATCTCCGAAAGCAATGCTATATTCTTTCTTTGCGTACAAGAAGGTCTTCCCTCTTATCAAAGATGGTCTTGGGTTAAAAAATGGTTTATACTCGTTTCTCATCACTTTGTTGATTTTCTGCCAAGTCACAATGACCCCATATAAAATAGCAGAAAAAATTAACATAACACACGGGGCGATAATAAATACCAAAAGCAGACAGCGAAGAACATAATCATAGTTTGAATTAAATACTGACATTCTACTGTTCTCTTTCTAAACTTTATTTAATGGTTAGAACTCATGACCTAGGATCTTGAAACTGCTATGCAAAGCATCGAACGAGTCCTCCCAGTCCTTATGGTTTTCTTGTGTAACATCTGTTACTGGGTTAAGCACAATCCAGTCATGTAATTGCCGCATCTCGTCAAGCAGCAACTGTAAGTCGCCAGCAATCTCTTTCTTGTGGGTTTCAAATTCTTCATTGGTCATGAGTAATTCTCTCCTATGCACATAATTAACTAAGACATTGATCTTCCGGCTGGCTTCGATTATTCCAATCAGCATATCTCGTCAAATCTTCAGCACTCAACATAAAATCATTATATTTTTTATATTCATCAACTATCTTTTTGCCGCAATTAGGGCAGTATTTGAATTTACATTTAGGATGTTTTACCCGTTTTACATTGTTATTTTCATCATATTCATATTCACTCTGAACCCAATCAGAAAGAATGATTCCACAACTACTGCAAACAAAATCATCATAATGATTGAATTTACTTATATTATGTGTTACGTTGTTTGTATTCATATTAAGATTCCTTTCCTTGCTTTTTAAGCCATTCTTGAAAAGCTTTTTGATGGGCCGGATCTTTGTAATATTCTGCTGCAAAACGTGCAACAAGGGATGCAAATGGAATAAAAATCGAATCTTGTTGAGGTTGTGTCGCTGCCATTTTTACCCTCCTGTTTGAATTTTATATTAAATGATAAAATAAAATCTTACGGCACATTTTCTTTTTTTAGAATTTTAACAGCTGTAGTTAGGCTCTTAATAGCATAATTGATATCGCTTGGGAGATTTTGTGGGCCAAAACTAATTCGTACAGAACAAAGAGCTTTTTCATCTGAAAGACCAATAGCTTTCAAAACATAACTAGGCTCAACAGCATGACTGTTACAAGCAGATCCTGTTGAAATATAAACGCCACACATAGATGTAAGAGACACCAAGCTTTCGGCCTCAACGCCATCAATGCTAATATTTAGAATACCTGGATACTGCCACATGCTAGGATGGTATTTCCCATCCTGAATATAATCCGCACCATTGATTGTAATAGATGCACACTCCGACAACGCTTTAATACAATCTTCTCGATAATGTTGATATAAAACGTTAGGTGCAACAAGGCAATTTACCATACACATTTGTTTGGTGGCTTCCTCTAGCGCTGCGGCCATTGCTGTGATACCAACAACATTTTCTGTACCAGAACGGAATTGACGTTCTTGCCCGCCACCATAAATAAATGGGCTAAATAAATACTGCTTTGACTTTTTAATATAAAGGCAGCCAACTCCTTTTGGGCCACCAAACTTGTGAGCAGAAAATGTAAGCGCATCCACATCCAATGCTTTAATATCAACTGGGATATGCCCAACAGCCTGGGTGGCATCCGTATGAATGATACCCCCTGCTGTGTGAACATAAGATGCAATTTCTTTAATTGGATTGATTGTTCCAATTTCATTATTGACCATCATCAGGGAAACGATGGGATAAATTTTGCAACCATGCAAAGGCTTTGAAAACATTTTCTCATCTGGCAAAACAATGCCAACTTTAGAGAAGTCGTAATCCGATTCTGAACTTGAAAAGGAGTTGCAATTTACAGGGATAAATCTGTACGAAGAATCCATATTCTTTTTGAACGGTTCCAAAATAGAATGATGTTCTACATTAGATGTAAAGATAACTTTTTCATGCCTTTTAGTGTTTTTAGAAGGAAAGTATTTTGATAGCCCTTGTACAGAATTCAAAAACCAGTTATTGGATTCAGTAGCGCCAGATGTAAAAAATAATTCATTAGGACTACAATTCAGGCATTTTGCAATTTTAATACGACTTTCATCCAATAGCCTTGCAGCTTTTACCCCTTCAAAATGTAAGCTAGAAGGATTGCCATAAATAGACATCAATTCATCGTTTTGATAAACCGCTCGTGCCGCCGGGGAAAGCGGTGTGGTCGCGGCATTATCAAGATAAACTTTCCTTAATGTAGCCATTTTTCTCTCCTTCTTGGTTATACTGTATCAAAATTTGGAGTAGGATTTGAATATACGCAAGGCGTTGTGCATTGTGGGCACGGCTCTATACATTCTTCTACAAACTTAATAGATGGAATAAGTTCAAAGCGATATTCCTGTGTTGCATTTGGATATTTTTCTTTATCCACTTTGCTGATAAACATTTCAAGCGGGCGTGCCCAGGTTGCACCATATTTCTTTCCTACTTCACGGTAGACAACAAAAATTTGATCTTCTTCCGTATGAGATGCTACAGCCAAAACCTCAATAATATGACCCTTAAAATGACGATATTTTTCACCAGGAATCACTGCATATGGAACGTTAGGATATTCCCGCATATTAGATTTCCTCCGCCATTTTCTCAATAATTTTAATTGTTTCTTCTAATTCATAGGCTGTATTACAAATATGTTTCGCTTGTGCTACAAATGTATAATACGTATTAAGCGTTTCCACAAAAAGTACAATCACATTTTGCTCTGGATTGTTTGTCACTTTACCATCAATACAAATCTTAACCGGGCAGATATGTAGTGATACGATATTGGACGTACAAATATAGGGATATGCGATTGTGTTTGGAGCCTTTGGTGCTCCTGCAAAAACTAATCGATCACTATTGAGTGAAACTAAAATACACTCTCTTTCGATGACCGTAGAGCCTTTTACATTGGGATATTGTGATTTATCCAAACATGTTTTAGAATCTTGAATGCTAGTTAGAACCCATCGTGGGGAGATCCTATCAAGATAACGTTTAATGTCTTGCATAAACACCCCTTTATTAAAAATATAATTTGTTGCGAAAGTTTATTTTAATATAATGGTATTGACGTTTTTACAAGTTGTCGAAGTTCAAGTTTACTTGGAAGAATATCTCTGCAAAAATAAGCACTGCCAAATGATGTTCCCTCTTGCGGGGCGTCCATATGGGTTTTATCATGGAAACCAATGCGAGAGTCAAAACAAAGTAATTGGATATTGTTTTGAAAAATCGCAAAACGAGATTTGCCTTGAATACTATTTGCGGGAAGTAAAAGAGCAAATGGCTTACCTAACTGGCAGCAACGTTTAAGAACTTCGTCCTTTTTGCTGAACGGCGGATTAGAAATTATAATGTTCCAATGTTCTGGTTGATAAGAAAAGAAATCCTGGCCGGAAAATAAAGAGCCATATACTACTTTATATCCTGCTGTTTTGAAAGTTTTGACAAAAGCCGACCAGGATTCATCAAAAGGACACCAGATCACATAATCCTCATTCGGGGGGGGGCAAAAACTCTAGTAGAGGTTTGACTGTATAATACGGAGTGTACCGTTCATCCCCTGCTACCGAAATATCAGATTGAAGATATCCTTTGTTTAGAGGCATTTAAGAGTTTGTGGCGCAATTCTTGTTAAGGATAAATTTAGGGATCGGTTCATTAAAGAACTTACAAAGACAAACACATTTACCAATCCAAGGATTATATATATATCTTTTCCATGAACTTCAGTACGAACATCACGACCATGGTAAGGTTTACACCCACACTCCACGCCTTCAACGGTGCCAAAATTCGTACTCAGCATAGTCATTCCATGTACTTTATTACAATACCAAACAATACTAACGCCTCTACGACACAGCATGTTCATACGATCAATGGCAATCAGTTTGGCATCTTCAATTTCTTGCTCCGTCCAATTAAAGAGCGCTTTTTTGTACTCTTCTTTCTCTTTCTCGTATATTTTAGTCAAATTTTTAATTGCTTCAATACCAGATTCGGGGTGCTCTAAATCGAGTGTAAGGTTTTTAAATCTAACAGGCAACTTATTTTCCATTTTTCATTCTACCTCTTATATACGATCAATCTTCTGTATTAAGATTACTAATAGTATCTTTCGCGCTATCAGAATAGCCATATGCATGAATAATATTTGCTTTAGAAATTTGAGAAATTTGAGCCGTTCCATTACTGCTGTTCACGATAGGACTTTTGTTTTTGAAAGTATCTGTATTGCTGATCGTGTTTGTGTTATATGTATCGTATGAAATATAATCGTTCAAAGAACGCTTTTGCAAATATTCCTTAATTGTTGTACGCTTAATAATTCTGCCAGCAGAATCAAATTCTTCCATTACAGTTTCTTTTACAACTTCAGGAGTGTTTGTTTTGTAAATCATTTTTAATACCTTTTTGTTTTTATAAAGCCTGTTTATTTTTTTTAGCCAACAGCAAAATTTTCAGGAAAGTGTTTTTTCGTTACAGCGATAGGAAATTCTTCAATCTCAGAAGCCCAAACACAGAGAGATTTGTTACCGTTATGTAAATTACTCCATACATATGGGAAACCACCAATGCCGTCAAACAGGCTACCGAGCGTGGCATTCTCCGGCAGGCGGTCAGCGATGCCGCCGAGAACGTAATACCACTGTGGCAGGGCAATGGAATTACCCAGCGCCTTATATCGGGGTGTGTCAGCGGCCTTATGGATTTTCCCCTTGCTATCTACCCATTCTCCGAGGTCTGTCCAGCCATCGGGATAGCCTTGCAAGCGCTCACACTCGATAGGAGTCAGGCGGCGCACAATCCAGCGGATGATTTTTTGAGCAATAATTTTTCCAAGAGAATCATCGCGGCCGACACCTTTATAGTCACGCGCCATCAATGTATTGGTCGTTTCATTTCCTTGTAAGGTGATGGCGGTATAGTCTGTCACGCGGCTATTGTGGTCGCCGGTCATGGTAGGGGATGTTATACCATCGCCGTTGCCCCTTGCATCGTAAATCTTTGGCTTGGCTACGTGGTTGATGTAATTATCGCAACTATCTGCATAAGCAACTCCATGGCGATCTACAGTGTTAAGAGTAAAGCTACAATCCTGTTTGACTCCACTGCCATTTTGATTGGTTTCTCTATCAATCAAGTTACCATAAATGCAAAATACTGTTTGGTCTTGCGTGGTGGATAAGGTAGCGCTTTTTTCGGTTTGCACCAACGCTCCCTTACCGCCACCCTCGCACCCGGAACGGATTTTCAGAGTGTAGGCTTTGACATCCTCAAGACAGCAGATCCCATGCTCGTGACCCTCCTGCAAAGTATAGGCGGCATTACCCGCCTGCCCGATACCAAGACCCGTTCTCTCTCCAAGGGATTTGTGACGGGTCGCAATTTGGAGGTTTATGGGGATGGCATCTGTGCGATCTGCTGTTCCAGAGCCGTTTTCAGCAGTTCGGGGAGCTGCTTGCCCCGGCGTGATGCCCGGCGCAAAATGCCCTCGCAGGCTTTCCGGCTCAAATAGTATTTCTCCGGCACGCCCACCTGTAAGATCGAAGACAAGCGAGATGCGCAGGCGACGTTGGGGAACGCCCCAATACTGGGCATCCATGGTTCGCCACGCAAGGCTCCATCCGTTACCTGATACCCCCCCTGCTTTACTCCATTTTGATTTTGGAGGTTCAGGAAGAGAAATGGCTGGCTCTTTGATTCGGATAAGTTCTTCCAGTACGGCGAGAAAATCTTTTCCTTTATTTGAGCTGAATGCTCCGGGTACGTTTTCCCAGACTGCATATTTGGGATATTCTCCATTTGTTGCCTCCTGCATTTGTTTAATAATCCTGACGGCCTCCATAAAAAGTCCGCTGCGTTGACCGGCAAGACCAGCACGTTTTCCTGCGATACTGAGATCCTGACATGGCGAGCCAAACGTAATCACATCTACTGGTTCAATTTTAGAACCGTCAATCAAGGTAATGTCGCCAAGGTGTTTCATTAAGTGTTGCCTCCGATAAGACCGTGCTCTTGCAGAAAGATAATAAAGTCGTCCATAGACAGGTTTTCTTTGAAAAAATTAAAGTCATAATCCTTAGTGGAACATTCTTTGTACTGCGTTTCAACAGAAACAGGTGCTTTGAAATTTTCTGCCGTAAAAAACCAGTCAAAAGTTCCATAAAATTTAACAAGTGGTTTATGAAGGAACATTGATTTATCACAGTAACAGTGATTGCTCCAGGGATACTTGCAAGAAGCTACAGCATCATAGAATTCATAAAAGGTTCCAAAACTGTCAAGGTGTTTAGTTGGTTCACCCTCTAAAAATAACAAATCACTAGCAAAAATGTTATTTGTTCCGTCAGAAATCAATATATACTTCGCAGAATAGAGTTTGTGCATTACTGTTCTCCTGTGCTACCAAAGCCGCCGTTACCGCGGTCTGTATCAGGGAGTTCGGCAACCTGGGTAACGGTGCAGTGAACAACGGGTTGGATGACCAGCTGGGCGATACGATCCCCGATAGCGAACGCCTGAGGTTCATTGCTGTAGTTATGTAAGGCCACAATGATTTCGCCAGTATAGTTTTCATCAATAACACCAACCATATTGGCGGGGGCGAGGCCGGTTTTGGTGGCAAGGCCGCTGCGGGGATAGACAGCGCCGAATGTGCCGTGGGGCAGCTTGATGGCGATGCCGGTATGTACTTTGGCGGTCATGCCAGGCTGAATAATACAGGTGGCAACGATAACGGTACCGGGTGCTTCCACACTGATGGCGTGCAGATCAAGTCCAGCGTCCGTGGGGTGAGCATAGGATGGGAGGGGGATGTCGGTGGCAAGAGGTTTGACGGAAAGTTCATCCTTAAAAACGACATCGCCTTCATCCAGGACTGTACCAGTGGACACGATTTCACCAGGATGGTCGCCTTTTGTATCATAGATGGGGTAGGTATAGTTTACATACGGAGTTTCATAGTGCATAAAGTACCTCCTTTACTTATACAGACCAATCATCTGGCGGCGAAGATAGCGGAACCAGGCGCGGCACATGGCGCGATAATTGGGCTTGACCGAGAAAACGGGTGCCGGAGTGGTTACAGGTTCGGGAGTTGCAGTCGGTGCCGGAGTAGCCGTGGGTTCAACAGTCGGTTCCGGGGTAGGTTCCGGTGTGGCAGTAGGTTCAGCTGTGGGAGCAGGAACGGGGCCGCGCCACTGAGCGTAGAGGTCCATATTGCCGGTACAGACATATTCCTGATGAGGGGAATACCAGGTGCCGGAACCGTCGGACTCTGTATTCCAGCCGTTGAAGGTGTTGGCACCGTAGGTAGGCTTGGAATCAATGATCTGATAGGTTTTGCCTTCCTCCTGCTCATACTTTTTGGTGGCGAAAGAATAAGTCGGGCGGGACCAGTTGCTCCACCAGCAGCCGCCATTGGCGTGGTAGGTGACGATGTAAGTGGTGGCGGCGGTTTCGGGCGTGGAAGACTCGGCATAGGCGGTGGCGCTGAGCCGGGGGCAGAAAATAATCAAAACGAGCGTTGTGAAAAATGCTGCGAAGAGCACTCCAAAACGAAAAAGCTTATTGTATTTATTAAGATTCATAGGTTAGTTCTCCTTATACAAGATGATAGAGTTGGCGGCGAGGGATGCTTTGACATCAATGACCTGCTGGTTGCGGGAACCACAGTAGAGAAGAGTATAATCCTTTTGAGATTCGATGAAGGGACCTGTAACAATGACGTCCAGGAAGTTCATAATTTCAAGAGATTTGACGGCAGGCCATTCATAACCTGTCCAAAGCCAGATGGTTTTGGTGGGAAATTTGGTTTTTATAGCTTCGCATAGATCTGTGATAGCTTTTCTATTCCCATTCTGGACAGCAAGAGGCTCGCCGCCCAGAATAGATAAGCCTGCAATATGCTCTGTGTGTTCAGATAGACTATTGCATATTTCGTTGTAAGTGTTAGAGTTGAATGGTTTACCGCCATTGAAATCCCATGTGCTCTCATTAAAGCAACCCACACAATGGATAGGACAGCCCTGTACAAAGAGTGCTGTGCGGATGCCAGGGCCATTAGCAATGCAATAATGTTTAATCTTGGCATAGTTCATCAGTCTGCCCCCACATGGTAAACACGATCATGGATATCCTGGGCGCGGCCATCATTGAAAGGATTGGTTGAGATATAACCACAGATGCGAAGAGCAATGTTCATTTTATTGAAGTCATCGTTGCCACAGTTGGGACAATGGAATTTGAGATCGTCACCCATCTTAATATCGGTACAGCCACAAACGTGGCAATAACTGGTCATGGTGTTGATCTCAGCATACATAATAGTATTGTAAATATGCTTGATAATTTCCAAAACAGCGTCAATATTCTTTTCCATGTTTGGCGTCTCGACATAGCTTATCGCACCTCCCAGACTATAATGCTGGAATTCACTTTCGATAGACAGCTTGGAGAAGGCGTCAATGTGCTGAGATGGGGTAATGTGGTAGCTGTTGGTGACATAATCTTTATCTGTAATGCCCGGCACAATACCAAAGCGCTTTTGCAGGCACTTGGCAAACTTAAAGGTGGTGGATTCGATTGGGCTGCCATAAATTGAAAACCCGATATTAGTCTGAGCTTTCCATTCATCACATGCCTGATTTAAGCGCTGCATAACAGCGATACCAAAATCATACCCTTCTTTATCGAGTTGACTTTTGCCGGTCATATACTTGATACATTCATACAAACCAGCATAACCAAGGCTAATCGAGCTATAGTCACCATAAAGCAACTTATCAATCGTTTCGCCGGGCTTTAGACGAGCATACGCACCATACTGCCACAAGATTGGTGCCACATCAGACTTGATACCCTTGAGAGAATTGTGACGGGTCATAAGAGCGCGATAACACAATTCCAAACGTTCATCAAAAATCTTCCAGAATTTGTCCATATCACCACCAGAGGATAGAGCTACATCCGGCAGATTGATGGTTACAACGCCCTGATTGACATACGCATATTACTATACGCATAGACTATTTCTTCACGGTTATGAAACCGTGCAACGCGCTCCGAATGGTGATAAACTCCATTCTCCTCCGCTACACTCATCACGGATAGTCGTTACACCTTTTCCAAAAACAATCAACTCGTAATCCAATATTTATCTTGGTAATGGCGATATATAATGCCGTTGATTTGTTTTTCTTTGAATATATAAATCACTCCATTCTTTAGAGTGATTGTTTTTGGAACTTGGCACGGCATTGCCCATATAGGGGTTTGCCGTTAGCAGCAGCATTTAAGCCGCCACACCGCTTTTTCTTGCGTTCACGTTGTTTAATGACGCCCCAACCTTATCAGTTAAGCGTCCATAAAATTTAGGCTTACCAGCTTTGTCATAATACGGCATAAGAAAACTGCGGCAGCCCATACAAGGAAATACATTGCCGTCTTTTTCTTGGCGCATAATCTTGGCGCTGATATAGTCCGGGACCAGATGCTTGGCGGTACACTTAGCAGCAAGCTTTGTCAAATAATAATATTTGGAATCTTCGTGAATATTATCTTCATCCAAAACATAAAGAATTTTCGGGAAGGCAGTGGTTACATAAACGCCCTGTTCATTTTTGACACCCTGGATACGCTGGTTAAGAACCTCTTCAATCAGCATTGCCAAATCATTACGAGGCTGACCTTCCGGTACTTCGTCCAAATAAGCGAAAATGGAGGTAAACGGGGCCTGTCCGTTAGTAGTAGACATGGTAATCAGCTGATATTGAATTGTCTGAACACCATCTTTGATTTCTGCGCGAACTCGCTTTTCAGCAATAGAGTTAATAATATTGTCCGATACATCCTGATAATAGGCAGCAAGTTCCTCTTTTACTTTCTTTCGATATTTCTGACGGCTGATATCAATAAATGGAGAGATATGGGCTAGACTGATGGTATTACCGCCGTACTGATTGGAAGCGACCTGGGTAATAATTTGAGTAGTGACCGTGCAGGCAGTACGAAAAGAACGAGGACGCTCAATGAGGGTTTTGCTGATGACCGTGCCATTCTGCAGCATATCGGCCAGGTTGATCAGACAACAGTTCGACATCGGCATGGCGGGGGAATAGTCCGTATCATGGTAATGGATAATTCCTTCCTCATGTGCCTTGGCGATATCAGGCGGCAGAATAACCTTGGTAGCCATTTCGCGGCAGGTAAAACCGGCGATGTAATCCCGCATAGTGGGGATGATACGAGTATCCTTGTTTGAGTTTTCCTTATTGGATTCTTCGTCCTCACCAGTGACCAGGCGGTGAAAATGTTCATAACGATGCGCAAGATCCTGCGGTAGATTGCGACGCTTAGCATGATTATCACGATAAATAATATATGCACGAGCAACATCTTTGCGTTTGGAGGCCATGAGCTTGTTTTCTACAATATCTTGAATTTCTTCTACAGAAAGGTCTTCTGTTTTTGACGCAATTTCGTCGGCAATTCGCACGGAAAGCACCGTGTCTACTCCCGTTGGAGTATCTGCCATAGCTTTTTCGATTGCGGCGACAATTTTTTGTTTATCAAATGGAACCAGTTCCCCACTGCGTTTAGCTACGAATTGCATGTTTGCCCCCATGGGAACCGACATCATTCTTAAATTCAATTTCAACTTTTGCGCCGTTTTCGGTTTCGTTTACAGCAATGCAAGCCATTACTTCATCGCTCAAACAAGAAATATGTAAAAAGTCACAAATTGTATTGATTGCTTCCTGGAGATCCTCGGTATCTACTTCGTTAAAATTACATTCATCACAATCTTCTTCGTCACAATCTTCAAGAGGACTGTTGTAATCATAAAAATGTTTCAAAAGATCGTCTGTATCACAGCAACAATGTTTATTACTCTCATCACTATCTTTCTTTACATCTTTGTTTACATTTGTTGTCTTGCACTTTGAATTTTCATTATCAAAAGTACTTTTGATATGTACTTCATCGGAGGGACATTCAGTAGTAGGCCAAGTATCGCTACCAAAGCCACGATAAAATCTCCACATGTCGGTTGTTTCTTTTCGCTGTTTTTCTTTTACCTTTTCAATCTCATGAGTAAGATACCATTCTGCCTTTTCCAGATCCTGAATTGCAGGGTTCTGAGGCTTTTTCCCCTGACGAGCAAGGTATTTGATAACCGTTGCAAGATCAAAGTTATTGTCCAGCCCCCATGCTTCAATAACTTTGATTACCTCATAAGGATTTTCTGCCCCACCATAATAGGAAGGATGATTTACAAATTCCATATGTATACCTCTGAAAAAAATATTCAAAGCAAAGTTAGTCAAATTTCTAACTTTGCGCGTGCGCATTTAATGTTTTGGGTAGCCAAATCAAAATATTTGTCATCAATTTCAAAGCCAATAAAATTTCGGCTAGTATTGACGCAAGCCACACCTGTTGACCCAACACCCATGCAATTATCCAAAACTGTATCTCCAGGATTTGAATAAGTCTTAATTAAATATTCCAGTAGATCGACTGGTTTTTGTGTTGGGTGCTGCATTTTTGCACTGCTTGAACGTGAATATGTAACAAGTGATTTGGGGTACTTTTTAGTATCGCCACCCTTTTGGGCATAACGTTTAAAGTTGCCATAGTTGTTATTCACTGGAGCTTTTTCTTCAAGTTTTGTGCCAGTGCCATGAAGCGGCTTTCCTTGAAAGAATTGCGGGTTATAAGTGAGTTGCTTCTTGTAGAAAACCACAATTTCTTCTGTGGAACGCAGCGGCATACGCTTGGCATTCAGAAAACCTGAGACAAGAACTTTGTCCCACACAATGTTATACCGCCACATTTTGCGATTACTTTGCATCAAGTCTGCCATAAACATTCCATCTGCAAAGAGAAGAATGGCCCCATTTTCTTTGATAACCCGATTGTAACTTCCCCAAAGTGCATCAAAAGGAATTATCGTATCCCACGAATTACGTGTGCGGCCATAGGGTAAGTCACAAATGACTAAATCAATCGAATGGCTAGGAATCATTGAAAACAATTTCAAACAATTCCCTTTAACTAATCTAATGCTCAATATTATGTAAAATCGGGCAAACCAGCAGTCGCCTTTAGCATTGAATATTTTTCCTTAACATAATCACTATGACCACAAGTCATAGCTCCCTCTGTACAATGCCCACAAGAAACACAGCCGGGGCCTGCGCTCTTAAACAAAGTTGGAGCAATGGGATAAACCAGCTTTAGCATTTCATCTGCCACAGACCGGATTTCCCATTGGGCGCGATTGCAACAACGAAGCTTAAAGAAATTATTTAGTTCACGTGCATTCATTGTCACAATCATGCTGGTTTCGCAAGCTTCTGGCAGAATAAAGCGGGCGTCCTCGTTTGCCATTTTGCTGGCTTTTTTACGAGCTTCTGGTTCAGTGAGAGAAGCGTCATTCAGCATAAGCATTTCAGTATGCTTATCTTCCAAGATATTGTGAAGATGATTGTATGTAAATTTGATTGACTGAATGGCCTGCGAGAATGCTTCATTGGCTTCATAATCTTCTGCTACAGCTGGCGGGCAAACAATGTCGTCCCCCGTCATCCGACAATAGCGCTGGCTGCGTACAGAATAACTTGCGATACGATGGCGAGTAATCTGGGCCAGAAACGATCGTGACACACCCTCAATAGCAAAAGTAAAGCTGCAGTGTTCCACTGGAGAAGCGTGTCCTAGTCCAGAAAGCTTATTCAGAAATGAAGTTGTTTTTTCTTCATCCAGGTCATCCATCAATTTTGAAACTGGGGCATTTGAATAACAAAGCTTTGCCGCTGCTGCCACAATCTTTTCCGGCTCTGGGGTGTGAGTAAGAAGTGTTACCTTCAAAATAAATACCTCCTAAATTTATTGTTTGTCTTCGTTTACTTTGCTTTTGGCTTCCTTTTTCATCCTTTGAATTTCATATATTCTTTTCCCTCTCTCTGCAGCTTTTGATTTTTGCTCAGGGGTAAGAATTCTGGATGGACGAATTTTAACCCACTTTTTAGGAAGGATAGCTTCGACACAAAAATCAGAATCTTGCACCAGCTTAACGTCCTCCGAGCGTTCTTTGGCAAGAGTGCGAAGCCGCTCCATCATGGAGAAATTTCTCGTGTAGCAAGATGCTGTTTTCTCTGCATCGCAATAGCTTATCAATGTTTCACGTTCATAACTTGTATCGGAATATTTAGAAACTTTTGTATATGGTTTCATTTTTTTCACTTTCCTTTCAGGTGATTGATGACTACATACAAGTCGTCTTCATATTCTTTTGGAACCAAAATCATTTCGCCATCTGACTGCTCAACACAATAATGTTTTGAATCATAACTTTTAGCACAATAAGTGTGAAACGCAAGAAGCTGCGGATCTTGGTTAAAAGGATAGTCGGAACGGAAATATAAAAAATAGTGTCTATAAGACTTTGTATATTTCATGCGTTATCGGTTTGACGAAACCTTTCGTTAATAAATTTCGGTTCATTTTCGTTCTTTTCTAAAAACATTAAAGAACCATCTGACCCAACATCATATAGTTTGAAAGTGTACAAAGTTCTATCTGGCCGGATATCTCTTGCTTTTGATGTGATAATTTGTAAGATATGATGCTCTTGAGTTCCATCCAGAATTTGCACGTCTAAATGCTCTCTCGAAGGGATTTTAAGTAATCTGTAATCTGTCATATGTTTTGATGTTTTGATGTTTTGAAGAAGTAAAGCGCATATATTAGTTAAGTTCACCTTTGCAACGATAAAAAAATTATATTTGCTTGCATAGTGAATCCTCCCACGACTAAAGTCACGAGAATGCGGCGGCTTATTATTCAATTTACTATACGATGTTTGTTAGCTAAATCCACCTTTGCGCTTGATAAATATATTATATCTACAGATAAATTAAAATGCAAGCAAATTTGACCACTTTTGAAAATATTTTTTGACGTTTTAATGTGGCATTTCACTGAGCCATGTTTGCCGTGCAGTACTCTTGTTTGTGTTGATGCAGCGAATGAATGCTTTGGGATCTGCCAACAAAAGACATCTCTTTTTTGCACGAGTAATAGCTGTATAAAGGAGACAAGAATCCAACATAATGTAATGACTTGTATCAATAATTGCAATTACTGTCTTGTAACCACTACCCTGGCATTTGTGGCAAGTTAAAGCATATGCTAAATCAAGTTCAGACAATTCATTGGGATTATATTGAATCATCTTAGATTCTGTACCAAAAGGATACTTTACAGTAATTACTTTGGTTCTTTTTTCATCTGTGGTAATAGAATCAACATAGCCAATCTCTCCGTTAAAAACGTTCTTATCATAGTTGTTTGCCTGCTGCATTACCTTAATACCAGGATAAAATGTAATAGAACCATATGTGAAACCTTCAGATTCCGGTTTGCCAGCAAAAATTTCAGCCGCAATCTTTTTGTTCAATTCCGCACTTGAATTCGGGCAATTAGTACGCCGCGGTGTTACGATAATAACATCATCATAGCCATCTTTTTCTACAGACTTAAAGAATGTCTTGATTGCAATTTGCTGCAATACCTCCGCAGAATCCCTGAACATGTAAACCATATCTTGAAGTTTACCAGTAACGATTTTAGAATCTGCAAATTCGAGCGGGTTAATTCCTTCACGGATCTTATTAGCATCAGAAAGAATACCCGAATCTTGTGCTTGGCGCTGAACCTTGGTAAGTTTGTTGACATTAAAATCTTTTGAATACTCCAGCAAATCACTAAAAATATTACCTGCACCAATCGGAGGAAGCTGGCGATTGTCACCACAAAGAATAACCCTTGCCCCCTCCTTAACCGCACAGACCAAATGATAAAAAATGTCAACATTAACCATGGATGCTTCATCCAAAAATAGTACATCTGCTTGAAGCGGGTTATCATGATTATGGCAAAAATCAGTTCCTGACCAGCCCAGCAGACGATGGATTGTGCTTGATGGGTTTCCTGTAGCTTCTGTGATACGCTGGGTAGCCTTAGCAGAGAGAGCACAACAAGCAATAGATTTATTTGCTTTTTTATAGATATTGATAATGCCACGACTAATTGAAGTTTTACCTGTACCTGCTTTGCCAGAAATGACTGTAACGTTGTTTTGGACGGCTTGCCGGATCAGTTCACTCTGCTCTTGTGTATAGATAAATCCCTGCTGTTCTTCTGCGGCTTTAATACCTGCTTCAATCGTTTCTTGTGAGATATTCCAACTAGCGCTATCGTTCATTTTATTGATAGAGCGAAGAATATCCAAACTATCCATCTCATATTCGTAATATTTGCGTAATCCAATTTTGTTCGCTGTTACAACAAACATCGTTCTGCACGAGGATTCACTAGAAATCACTTGCTCAAGTAACTCCATACATTCTGAAATAGAATCTTTGGCTGCGGCTTTAAGCTGAGAAATATAAATCCATGTATGTCCTTCCTGAGAAGCAACATAATTTAGATGGAATCGAATAAAGGCATAGACTCTTTTGGTGGACACACGAAGATCTGGATTCAATTTCAGGGCCAAATCATCAACCTTTTTGAAACCAAGGCCACGAATTTTGGTCATGATATATGGATCTTTCAATAGCTTATCTTTCAAAAGAGCTGGATTTGGTTCAGAATCGACCAACTTTTTAATCATGTTATAGGATACCCCAAGGGGCTGAAGCATAACAAGGATATCTGAAATAACATAATTATTGATGATCGCTTCTTTAATTCTTTTCCAAGTATAATCCTTGATACCCTTCAAGGTAGAGGTATCCACATTATCTCTTTTGTTGACAACATCTTCAACGATATTTGGGTATTTTTCCAAAAGAACATCCGCCTGACGAGGATTTATAATGGATTGCAAAAATGCTTTTTGTTGCTGTACATTTTTGGGGGTTGTGGCAAGAATTGTAATTGGCTTATACTGATACGAGTTATATTTTTTATTGTACTGAAGTTCTGCTTCTACTTTATATTCTGTGCCCAAATACAGTTGCTGCATACAGCCAGCAAGCGTTGACATATGCACTGTTTTTTGAAAGCCACTAAAAATTGCATCATCTGCCGTAGGATGATAAGGTCTTGATTCCGGGATATCATCTGGGGTATAAAAAGTGTATACCCCAAAGCCAGAATCCTGATTATAAAAACGTTCCATTTGAGGATAGGCAAGGAACTGACAGATTTGCTGGCTGATAACAAACAACTCCTTTTTACATATTTTTACAAATTACGATCTATACACCACTGTTTATAAGGTTTCATGCGACTTACAATAAGGGAGTTTTCTTTCTTTTTACCATAAATCACAATGTCATTACCTGTAGAAATAAGGTTTGAATAAGCACTGTATTGATTAGCCCAGCACACTGCTTCAATAATTCCCTCTTGTGTATAAACATGAAGGTATGCAAACTGTGAACCGCGCTTATCTTTTTTGCGTTGAATATCAACAATAACGCAAATCACTGTAACGTTTTGCTGGTCAGCCGCCTGAGAGAAAGCTTGTGAAACATACTGTGAAGAATCTTTAATCGGATTATCCGTCAAAAACATTGACAGAGTTTCAAATTCCCACATATGAGGTTTTTTCATATAAGCGGCTTTGAAAGATTCCAAATATGTATTGCGAGCCGTTTCCTTGGCTGTAAGACGAGAAAGACGTTCCGAATCCCATTTTTGTTTTCGCTTTTGATTATAAAGTTCCAAACGTTCTTGTTTGGATTTTACAGAATCCGTATCAATCCCCCACTCATCACGCAAAATAGAAATTTTGGGAAGTGAGGCCATGACCTTAAATTCTTTCTCTTTATACGTTGAATCAAACAAAATATTGGCATACCGGATAAGCATTTCAGACTTATCTTTTGCAGGAATTGCACCAGACTTGATAAGCTGAACAACATTTTTAGTGCCAACCTTGCCACCGTTTACACGAGAAAGAAAATCCTGAAAACCTTCATAAGGACGATCTGCAATGATTTGTTTAGAAAAATCATTCCCAAGGCCCTTGATTGCACCAAGACCAAAAAGAATCTGGTTTTTGCTTGCATTGGGGGCAAAAGTCAAATCAGATCTATTGACACTTGGTGGGAGAACCCTAATATGAAGACGGTTGCATTCATTGATGAAAATACCAATTTTGCCAGGATCGTCTTGCTTTGCAATCAAACATGCCGTCATAAAATACACTGTATAATGCGTTTTAAGATAGGCTGTTAGATATGAAAGCAAGCCATAAGCAACAGCGTGACCGCGGTTGAACGAATATTCCGACTGTTTTAGAATCAAACGCCACATTTCTGTGATTTGTTCTTCCGTCCAGCCTTTTTTGTTCAATCCATCACGGAATTGCTGCTCCAAAAATGCCATAACATCTTTTTTCTTTTTACCAATGGCCCGCCGGGCATTGTCAACTTCTGTTTCGGGGAAGCCTGCGTAACGGAACATAGAAAGAGCTTGCTCTTGGTAAAGCAAAATGTACTGTGTCTTGTTAAAAAGCTCTTTGATTACTGGATGCAAAACCGTAACTTTGTCAGGGTTTAGTTTATTGAAGCAGTACGTTGGGAAGCTTTCTTTTGTGCCAGGACGGTTAGCTGCGTTCACAACAATAATATCCTCGGCATTATCACATTTTGCCTCCATACACATTTTACGAGCCTCAGCAGATTCCATCTGGAAGATGCCAATCGTATTTCCACTTTTATAAACCGTGTCATAAACCTGTTTGTCGTCCAAATTCAGGTGGTTGATATCCACATCCTGCCAGGTCAAATGTGCCATTTTAAGTGTGTCATCAATGGTGTCCAGATTTTCCAGGCCAAGGAAGTCCATCTTAACAAGCTTTAGATCATCCATAGCGGCGTGCATTTCAAGCTGGCACATCTGATTGCCTTCTCGATCCAGACACAAAGGGCAGTATTCAATTACAGGTTTTGGTGTAATAAGCGTACCTGCTGCATGACGGCCCATAGATTTGGGCAAGCCTTCCAACCGCATAACGTACTGGAACCATAGCGGAAACTCTTCATAAATGCCAGACAACTGTTCATTTTTGGAAAGAATATCTTTCAAAAGGACATCTTTTTCTGTTTCTTGCCCAAGATCATCCAAGGTTTTAACCGTAGGAATCAATTTGGTAACGGCCTTACGCATATCATAGGGGATTTTCCCAAAATAAGGGCTTGTCGGATCTTCATTTAACACTTTACCAATATCATTGATGGCGACTTTAGTAGAAAGTGTATTAAATGTAGCAATAGGGGCAACATTCTGCTTGCCAAAAAGTTCTTCAGAAATTTCAACCAGCTCTTTACGGCGGCGTTTACTACAGTCGAAATCGAACTATTACTACCCTCGGTTTCCCGATATTTATTAGGGGTATAGACTATATCTTCACCTTAACAAATAAGGTGGATGGCACTTCGATTGGTGATAAAATCCAACCTACACGGCGCAACCCGTTAGTCGTTTGACCTTCCTTAACATAAAGTTAAGACTTGGCACAGGATTGCCATATCTGTAAAGACTTAGGTTTTCCCTGTTAGCACATTTATTAGCCACCATTTCCTGTGGTTACTAAACGTTAAATGTACACCGTTTTATCATACGTTCACACATCTGATAATCTACAACATCACTGCTGTAGACGACTATTTTGTACATTTAGCATATCCAAATATCTTTCATATTTTCTATCAAGATATATGGTTGCATCATTGTACAACACATTTAAAACAGATAATGCTTTGCGAAAACCACCAAAGACTATTTCATAGCTATTTGTATTATGCTTTGATGCTTGACGCAGTTTTGAATACATGCCGAGTTCATCTTGAATTGCTATTAAAAATTCTTTTGTACCAATAAAACTAACATCATATGGATCTTTCGCTTCTGTTCGCCTTTTCCCTGTTCTTTTAATAGAGCCATCTCCATCAAAATATCCTCGAATAAAAGGAATGCTATATTTTTTAGGAACAATGTCATAAGATGGATATTTTAAGATTAAACTTTTATTACGAAGAACTCCTTTTGAAATTAAATTGTCTATATAACATTGATTTATAAAGACAATTCTTGATATCCCTGTTCCATATGCAGAAACATAATCATTTATCGGGTGAGTAGAATTTATGGCGTACTTAAATTTTTCAAGATGAATTTTATCTTTACTTGACAATGCAATCCCAAACGCATCATGTGTTTTGCCCGGAATTGCATTAACTATATATCCGTCAGCATAAATGAAACCAAGCCAATAGGCTTTTTCTTCTGAATCTATAACATCAAAATAATGTATATTGAAACTATATTTTAAAGATTTCTCATGGTCATTACGAGATTGTCCATGTGCTTTTATAAAGTTACTAATTTGATATATCCCATATACACGATTGGTTAAATTATTTATTGTGCTATAAGAGTTTCCATGTTTGTATAGATTCAAAATTTCATTTTCTACTGTATCTGATTCAAAGAGCTTATAATGATTTCTTATTTAACACCAACTCCCTCTATTAGAATTGGCATTATCTGATTTAAATGTTTGTTAATCTGCTAGAGATTTTCGCCCCTTATTGGCGAAACGGGAGAAATCCAAATCCCAACGAACGGAATCAATCTGCGTAACATTGAGCATAAACAGGCAAAGACAGTTTGCACCAGAACCACGAGAGTAGCCACGCGGGATACCCCGTTTATCTGCCTCCTGGCATAGCATATAGAGCATAATAAAGTAGTCAATATAATCAACATAGGCTAGAACATCCAGTTCCATCTCAATACGATCACGACGGATCTGTTGTTCTTGTTCCGACATATGCCCAAATTTTTGCTGGAATGTGGAATAGACAAGATAACGAAGATAATCAAGGTGTGACTTAAAATTGCCATTGATTTTAACTTCTGGCATCTGGTTAGGATGATCAAGGCCAATGTCAATATTCTCAATCAGTTCTGTTACTTTAACAGTATTTACAATACCTTGCTGAACAAAATCGTGTGAGAACTGAGATCTCAGGATTCTATATACATCCTCCGCTGTTTGCAAATAACAGTCGGTGTAAGATTCCCCCGGCTCTCTACCCTCACCAATTTTTACAAAGATTGAATGTGCATCATGGTCCTTGGCAGACAGCATATGCGCATCTGTTGTAATTACATATGGCAACTGATATTGATTGATAAACTCAGCAATCGCTGCATTTGCCTCAGCCTGGCTAGGGGTATTATGGGATTGAATCTCCACAAAAACGGAATCGAAAATTGCCTCAAACCGCTTGTATGCTACTTTTGCTTGTTCTTTTTCACCAGCTACAAGAAGTGTACTAAGACGGCCAACCTGGCAGGCTGTAAGGCAAATAATACCTTTGCCCCAATCGTTCTGTTTAATGATATCAAGGGATGTACGGGGCTTTTTATACATACCATCAATACATGCGTTAGATACAATCTTAAAAAGATTTAGCAATCCTTGATGGTTTTTTGCAAGCAGAACCAGATGATACCGCGGCTGTTTATAATCTTTTGTGTCGTTTTTGAAAGCCTGGTCATCAACCTCATAAACCTCACAGCCAATGATGGGCTTGATGTTCTTTTTATTACAAGCTTTGACAACATCGACAAAACTACTCATTTTGCCATGATCTGTAACTGCAATCGCAGGCTGGTGATTTTGGGCCGCAAATTCTACCATTTCTGGAACAGTGAGAATCGAATCAAGTAGAGAACCTACTGCTGTATGAACATGCAGGTTGACAAATTGTTCCATTATTCTACTACCTGCTCACAATCAATAATGTGAACCTGCGGAGTAATCACAGATTGAAACTGATTAACAGACAATTTGCAAACTGCGTTGATATAAATACAATCAGATTGATCCCATGCTTCATTCACCCAAGAAAGAACCGGATCATTTTGCGGGCATGTAAAACGAATATATGTAATGCCAGAATCAGATTCATATTTCCAGGTGTTAGATGTTTTGCCAACAATGTGCATCGAGGTACGTTCCAAAGGAATATTACGAACCATCAGTAGAGGTTCTTCCATCCCCTGCCCCCACGCATAGCGAAGAGAATAAATTTGACGGATCAGGTTGATGCCAAGTACAGAAGCGTCAAGATCAAAATCCACAAAATAGCACTTATCAAATTCAATGTCTTTAAGTTTTTCGTTACACGCACTAATTGCCACCGGAATATTCTGTTTAAGAATACGAACGCCAGCTGCATTGTCATGTCCTTGAATATAAATAAACTGACCTGTGGATTCCAAAAACTGTTTCAGATTGGGAATTGGACTATAATTGGGGTTACGACACGAACCACCAAATTCAATCTGTTCGTTTTCATTCTCTGCTTTTTCGTTGCGAAGGAGTACACAGGGACGGTTATACATTTCTGCAAGATTGATTGCAGTAACACCGGTAAGCGACTGATCCAGAATCCCGGATACATTACAGAACAAAACTTTATTGTCATCCCAATGATATTTTTCAATCATTTGTTGAATTGCGTCAATCGCCACAGTTTTTGTTTTCTTTTGCTTATAACGAGCAGAGGCGGATTCACGGACAACATGCTGTGCTAACGTTTCTGTTGTTGTAACACCTTTGTTCTTGCCACGTGTGGGGGTATATTCAAAGCTTTCCTGCTTGCCAACCATAGCATAAAACATTTGTTCTTTCTGTTTCTGAGTTCCAACACGGATAATTGCATTCATGGCTGGGACAAAGTTGAACTGGACGTCAATAATTGTGGGAATTGCGCTTTGAATCGTAAAGCTGTTTGCCTCCATGAATGCTTTCATCAAAGGATTTTGAATATTGGCAAGCCCGATACGGCAAAAAGAATATGTTTCAGGCGAACGAAGGTCCATTACGTCTGCAATATTTCCCAAAGCAACCAAATCCAAATACTTGTCAGCATAAGAGTTCCAAAGAATGTCATCAACAACCTGCAAAAACTTGTATACAATTCCAACGCCAGAAAGGTCTTTATTAGGATAATCACACATCTGGTTATTTACGACCGTGGCATAAGGATTAGGAGCATCACAAATGTGATGGTCAAGAATAATAATATCCATTGCCTTGGAAAGCTCCTGACATTGCATCACATCATTAGAACCAGCATCCGGGATAACAAGCAGGCTCGTTGATTCAGGGACCTTAATATCCGATGCAAGACCATGCTGTTTTGCTACATGAAACAGCACATTGATTTTTCCGCCAAAATTAAGGTCTTTGAGGTAAAGATATACCAGTGCAGCCGAGGTAAATCCGTCAGGATCACAATCGCATAAAATTGAGATTTCATGAGCTAAATCTGCGTGTTTTACGAAAATTTCTGCCGCTGCTTCGATGTTTTTTAAGAGGTATGGGCTGTGAAAAACAGATTTTGACGGATTAAGGACGTTTTGTGCATTTTGCACATGCCGATTGGCAAAAATAGTGGGGATTGGGTCACGAAAATTGTTATCTGACCCTTCGATTAGTTTAACTGACAATGACAACTTATTTGATCCTCCTAACACATTCATGAATCATACGAGCGAATTTTTCTGGATCATCTGTTGGGGATTGTTTTGGGGAAAGAATATCCTTTGTGTCAATAGCTGCGTATACTGCCGTTCCTGCAATGAAGCGATTGGATAAGGATTCCAATTCTTCTGGCAAAACATCTTTATCAAAAAGAAACACAATCGGAACACACAATCTTGTAAGCATCTCAACCTGGGCACCAGAGATCGTTTTACCACCAGTTGCCACACAATTTTGAACCCCCATAGACCACATCTGCATAACAGACTTTTCAGCTTCTCCTACATAAACCTTTTGATTTGATTTTATATAAGGAAGTGTTTTATAGAGTCCATACAAAATGCGGCCTTTTGCACAAGGCTCAAGATAGGTATATTTAGGTTCTCCCTCTTGTGGGGTTCCAAAAAGACGACCCTTTACGCCAACAAGTGTTCCAAGTTCATCCCTAATAGGAATAGTAATATGGTTTGTTTGTGGATCGTACCCCAATTCAAATTCTTTCTGTGTTTGGTAAGAAATATTATCTGCAAAGAAAAGTGGATTTGCCGCCTTGGTATAATAATTTAATATCACTGCAGGAATCGGCTTAACCATTGTCAATTCTTTAACATATGATATATCATCGTTTTGCAGAGCCATCAGCTCTTTTGTAATTTTGAAACTCTCTGGCAGATCTGATTCAAAATCATGATAATAGTCAAGTCCTACCCAAGAACAAATTTGCTGAACAGTTTTGGGGAACGATGTTCCAAGAATAAACTCGGCCAAAGAAAAAATATCTGCCGAAGAGTGCCCTTTGGTGATATCACGGGTGTAATTTAATGTGGTCAAATAGTCATTAAGGTAAACACAAATTGCTGTTGGATTGTCACCATCCGGGTTTGCACACTGAAAAAACTTTCCTTTATTTTTAATATGATGGCAACCAAGATTTTGAAGAATGGTTTCGACTTGCTGTTGCTCCAAGATATAAGATTTGAGTTCCCCGATATCGACCATAAAAAACTCCTTATCTGTTTGTTATTGGTTTACTTTTTTACAGCTTCACCAAGTTCAACCCAAACATTTGTATCCAGATTGAGTTCAAATAGAAGTTTTTTCTTTTGGCCGAAGCGGTTTTTGTCAACGTTACCAATGTAATAACGCTTGTTTACATCCAAATCACGAACCACTGGATCTCCCCAATCTGCATCATTGTAAAGATAGCCATAGCGATGGAACATCGAATGAGGAATCTCTTTATACAGAACCAATGTATGTAAGATATGTTTAATCTGTTTACAGTTTGCAATTTGACTGGATGTCAGTTCATCCGGTAGGATCGTATTTGCTTCATCGGAGAGCTGGATAGAACCATACATAAAGATTTTGAGCTGCTTTGCAAGTTCTGTCAGCTTCGTAACTGTAATTTTGAATGCTGCCCAGTCACCGGTATCTGCAATGTCAGATTTCAAAGTATCATAGAAACAATACTTTACATTTTGTGTGATTGCCGATTTGCGAATTTCAAACTCAAGGGTTTTATCGTCATAAGCAGAGCTGACATCTTTTGCATAGATAAGTCCCTGTCCTTCTGCATCAATCCACTTTGCAACCGTAATTAGTTTTCGATATTCCTCAGACTGTTTCCCAACACGTTCAATATATCGTTCAATCGTTTCTGTAAAGCAGCCATCCTCTCCCTTTTCTCGATAAATGAAATCTCCTTTTACATCCTGGTACAAACCAAGGGTGATCTCACGTTCCTGCTTTGTGAAGTGCACACCATGAAGTTCCTGAAATTCTGGATTGTTAGCAACTGTTGTAAGCAAACAGAATCGCATTTCATCTACAGACATTTCATTAAGAAGAACCACAACGTTTTGCTTTTTCACCAATGCGATATAGGCAATCAACTTAAACATGAATCGACTCTTGCCAGCATTTGAAAGCATACCGGTGCACATCATTGTACCTAGCTTAAATCCGCGAAACAATTCATTCATGATTGGGAACGGAATTGTAAGGCCCATATCGGGAGTTTCCAGGCAATGATTGACCGTCTGAACCATATTTTGATTCAAGACAACGCACTCTTGATTTGTAAGAATGATTGTATTGATTCTGTCGGCCTTACCACGGATCAGACTATAAATATCATTTGCTGTAAACAATTCAAATTTCGGATGCTTAACGATACCTTCAATATTGAAACCATTGCGCTGATATTCTCGCAAAAGAGAGAATTTTTTCAGAACCTGAAAATAGTTTTTTGCATCCTTGGGATTTGCAAGCTGCATGTAATTTTGAATTGTTGTATATTCCTTAAACTCCTTGTACTTTGCCAAACGAGATTCATCTTCTGCCATAAAGGTCAGAATAGATGTTTTATTAAAATCTTGAGTACGAGTAGAGTACATAACGGAAGCACAGCTATAAAAAAACCGGGTGGCTTCATCAAAGAAATCATATTTCTTTCTGACATAGGGATCGAAATCAACCAAAAGATCTGGCTGTTTATAGATAGCACCAACAAACATAATTTCGTTGGTTGTATTACGTATCGCTTCCACTATTTCGTTGTTTGTATTACGTATTGCTTCCACTAATGCCTCCTATCTAAATTTCATTTATAATTGAACTAAGATCAACACCATCAGATGGCAGTGTTTTTCCTTGCGATAAGCCAGAATAATCAATGTGCTGTTGTGCAGTTGTTTCTACCGGCTGCTCTGCAGCGACCTGTTGTTTTTTGAGCCAAGTAAGATATGCAGGGTAACGCGCCACAAGGATAGCGAGATCATAATTAAGACGGGAAAGCCCATCTACTTCTTTTCCTTTTTTACGGTTTTGCTCCGCAACTTTATCAAGATAATTTATTTTTTGCTGCCACATATCCAAAAGATGTTCTGGTGGAATAGGTTGAGCTAGGCCCCTATAGGTTCCTTTGTAAACACTATCCAACCTGACAAAAAAGGCTTTTGGCATCGTTGTGTTGTATCTTTCCAACAACCAATCCGTTAAAATTCGGCGAGCAGAGGATGAGCGCTCCCCCGCCGCCTGTTTAGATTCCTTTTTTGCCTTTTTCTTTTGTTCTTCTTTTATAAGCTCTTCCATAGAAGATTTTGTTTGTTTTTGAGCGAATCCAATATACTCATTTATCTTCCGCTGTGACCACGGAACTTTTAGTGATTTTTTGTAATTAGAGAAACACTCAATGTGCGAGATTGCACCATTATTTTGATAAATGTAGGTGCCAACATCTTTTTGAACGTCTATGTAATTATGGCAGTAAATACATTTACGCCGGATCGGCATTAAATGTTTGCCTTGATTGTGGCAATAATCTTTTCCAGAACCTCAGTGTCTTCAATCTTGGTAATCTGAGTGGGCAGCCCTGCCTGCGCAACAGCAGCCTTTGCGTTAGATTTCTTTACGGGATCGGAGATGGATTTAAGCAGGCTGAGCGCCTGGGCACGAAGTTCTTTTACATCCGACTTTGCAACAACCGGTGCCGGCTCATCTTCCGGTTTCGTTTCATTGGAAACACCCATTTCCTGCGCATACTTTGCCTCTTCCGTTTCAACTGCATGGCTCAAACCGTTCTTAATGACAACATGAGCATTATTTGCAGTCTTATTGATGACTTCCTGCCAATCAATCAGCGACGGATCTTCAAGAATCTCACCAGCAGAATGAACTCCGGTACGATCCTTTTCTACAAAAGCTTTCACCGTATCATAATCATCAGGGTCACGATACATACGAATACAGGTCTTGCAGTTGTACTGCATACCCTTAAAACCTTCGGGAATTTTGCGACCAGTAGAAACCGATTCCTTTTTACCGTCAATAATTCGCTGCTCCTTTTCATCGGTTTCACGAGCAGTAACAATGTAATGCTTACCAGAAGCATTCAAGGCAAGAATCAAATCCTGACCCTTGAAGTTGATTGTCTGATAATCCTTGAGTTCCAGACCAGCGCCATCAACCTTAACCAGACGAGCATCGCCAATCAGACCAGCAATATCTGCTTTAACATTTGCACGCTTCTTAGAGAATTCAATAATTCCCTGCTTGGTGGTCAAATTCAGAACAGATGTACCATCAACAACGATTGCATCCGGTCGGAAAGGCTTACCATCGCCGTCCAGCACAACTGTATCGGTTTCATTGCCATCGTCATCAATCTCATAGAAATCTTCGTTATTAGTTGCACGAGAAATATAATCAAGAACTTCGGTCAAAGACTGCGTATAAACGATCCAGATATTGGCAGGATTTACACCATTGGCCTTCATGGTCCCCAGGTAATCGTCAATCGATCCGCTCTCAGGATCAAGATACAAAACCTTGAACGGAGAACCGTCAGGATTTTTCATATAAGCAAACTGGCTTGCCATAGTAGACTTGCCAGTGAACGGTTCACCATAAATGGTCATCTGAATTTTAGACTGAATTGCATTACCGCTTCTTGCACGCGCCATAGAATTGATACCTTTCGATTAAATATAAGCTAAAACAAAACGACAATTATAATTACCAGGGAAGTTCGTCATCATCGACCGAGAAAGAACTGTCGGAACCCCAATCATCATCCGCGGCAGCAGTTGCCTTCGGCTTGTCACCAAAATCAGACTTTGCAGTATTGGATGCTGCAATTTTAGCAAGTGCCTGTGCAATTTTCTCTTCGGAATATACATTGGTATCAAAGCTCTTGGGATCAACACCGTCAATATACAGCTTGCGAATCGTAGGTGCCTTCTGCAGCTCCATCTGGTTTGCATCGCCCCATTCATCATCTACTTCAATTTCTTCCACATTCTTGATGATGGAAATATTGCCAAAAGCTTTCATTGCAGTATAAGGCTTAACCTTTTTACGCAGGCTCTGTGCCAGCTTTTCGTGTTCCTTATCAATGTAGAACTCTGCATCTTCAATCGTATTGTATGTAACAATCTTTGCACTAACGACAAACTCCGTCTTATCCTCCGTGGGCTTTACACCAGTGAAAATAATCACCTGGGTCCAAAGTGCATTCTGCTTAAAGTCATCAGCCTTAAAATCAATCGGACGGCACAGGCTAACCTGGTTAGGAACAAACCGCTGCTGATGTCGGCCATTGTAGGTACTGAACTCAATTTCACCACGAGAGAAGATAGACGCTTCATCCTTAAGGTTATCTGCAATTTCCTTAGTTGCATCAAAGGGGGCCAGAATCTTCTTGTCGTTGACTTCCTCACCCTTGGAATTTACAACCTTTTTCACGCCAGTTCGCACACCAATCAGAGTGAAACCTTCCTTAGAAAAGTTGTAACGATCACGCCATGGAACCGATTCAGTTTCAGGCTTAATCCCCTTTTCTTTATCACCACGCTTGGAGTAGAAAACATTATCCTGCTCCATGCCATTCAGAGACAGATAAACCGAGCTGCCTTCATTTACTTCGACACCAAACGTTACGGCACGAAAATCTTTACCATTCTTTGCTTTCTTCTCAGTAAAAAAGTTGTCTTTCTGGGTGCCAGAGACAATACCGGCTACCTGAAAAGAACCTTTGGTTACAGGAAGATCGAAAATACGCTGTTTTGCCATAGAATTTACTCCTTTTTATGTAATGAAATCAGCATTTCGTTAGTCAAGTACGCCTTTGTAAAGGCAAAAAAATTTATCGCCTTTTTCGCATATTTTTGTGTGTTGCAGCACCATGACGAGGAATCGGGTTTTTAATTTTTTCCTCACCTTTCTCATAACCGTCAGTACAATCATCATAAATTTCCAGAACACAAGCCATTTCTTCCAAAGCGTCACGAATTGTGCAATATTCATTGTATGATAGCCGTCCCACACGGATACCATCTAGCAATTCAGATGCCTGACGTTTTTTTGCAAGCGCACTATAGATTTTATACTTTGCACTATTTTTATGATAGTATGAAACATGATTTGCTGACGAAACTTTTACAGATGGGACTACCCCCAGTTCGACTTTGCCAAAGCTGAATTTAGAATCATCATTGAAGTCGTTCATTTTATTCTACCCTCGACCCTCGTCTTCTGCTTAATAAAATCTGGGATCAATTTATTGAGCACTTTTGCAAGAGTGATACATCTACCAATCCATTCGTTGTAGCAATCATCTTCGCCAAAATCAAAAGACCGCTTTTTGTATCTTGTAACATTCATACTGTCATAATAGAAGCATGTAATAGTACGTACTCTTTCAGTTTTGCAGAACGTGTTGTGGTCCCAAACGACACTTCCACCGTTGGCAACCGCATCATTAACCCATTTCAAAACAGTAGTTTTTGCAAGGTCAATATCTTCTTGTGTCCAAGAGTAAACTTTTTTAACAGCATTATTTGCAATGCGAATTGCTTCCTCTTTATTATTCTTGGGAATCATAAAATCTAAATGGACCATTTCTACATTGGCTGCTTCTTTGTTATCCTGTACTCCATCAACCAATTCAAGTTCATCTTCCCAGAAAATGAGTGTTTTTTCCTGAACGGAATAGATCCTTTCGTTGCTTCCTACAAAACTACGATCAAGAGGGCCTTCAATGGTAAATACATCCCCTACTTTAATTCTGGAACTATTTTGTGCTGTACACTGACTATTCAAACGAACAACACGAACTTTGTCACCATGTTTGAACTTATAATCCATTTTTTTACTCCGCCATATCACTGGCATCAACAATGATGGAAGCATCATTACCTGCCTGCACAGTAGGGAGCTGGCCGTTCCATTTTTCATACATCTGCTGCTGGATCAGTTCCGGGGTGAGGGACTGGGAGATCAGACGGTTGGCATCGGCCTGAGCCTGGGCTTCGATCAGTTTGGCTTCGGCGTTGATCTGAGCGGTTTCTTTTTCCTGGTTGGCTTTCGTGATAGCGACTTCTTTTTCTTTTTCGGCATTGACATTGGCGGTCTGCTGCTCGATCTTTGCCAGCTCCAGATCCTGCTGAGCGTTGACCTTTTTCTGGACAGCAGCACGGGTTTCGTCATCGGGGTCGATATTGATCAGAGAAACGGATTCAATGATGATACCGTAAGGCTCGAACTTATCCTTGAGGTAGGCGGTGAGTTCCGAGTTGAGGGAAGCACGCTGGTCGCCAAGCAGATCAATGACGGAATACTTGGCCGTGACCTCTTTGGTCCAGGACATGATATTAGGCTTGATAAAAACCTCTTTGACATCTTTACCGGACTGACCCTTGAAACGAGTGAAGGTATCAGCGACATGATCGGGATCAAAACGGTAGGTAAAAGTCATATCGACAGTAAGGCCCTTACCATCATTGGACGGGACCTCGAAGGATTCATCGCCTTTGGAATCACCGTCCGAACCGGAGGTGAGGTAAGACTGTTCAATGCCGATGGTGTAGGTAGTAACTTTTTGGGTAGGTTTGACAAGATGAAAACCCTGAGAGAGAGTGGTTTCGGCCACGCCGCCGTTCATGTTGTAAATGACGCCGACATAGCCAGCAGGAATACGGACAGTACAAAACAGAGAAATAACGATACAGAAGATGATGACAAAGGCAGAGATATATGCGCCAACGATTTTGTTCATTGAAAAACTCCTTATTTTTTGTTAGTGAACTGACGGAAGAAATTGAGAATTTTGGAACCAAATTCATCATAATGCGGGGAAAGCCAGGCCCAAAAAAGAATGGCTGCGAGGATTACGAGAAGGATAAATGCGACTGGAATGAAATCATCTCCTTTGCTATAAATTAGTCAAATTATTAGAATCTGGGCGGCGGAATGCTGGATAGCACAATACAAACCAAGATTACAATAATTGCACCACGCATCTTTACAAATTAAATACCCCTTTCATTTTAAGATATCTATATAAACCCGCATTGGCGGGATATGGTGGGGCCACAGGGATTTGAACCCTGAACCGAGCAGTTATGAGCTGCCAGCGCTAACCGTTGCGCCATGGCCCCATAAAGCGCCATATTGAATATGGCGCTCATTTTGTTAGACAAATTCATCTTTGCTTGAATAAATAAAAGACGGGGCACTAAGCCCCGCTTTTTATTTGGGCCTATTCATTATCTGACGTACCATAATAACAATTACGCCACGCTTTGTAATTGCTTACACTGTTAAGTGTTATTCGCTTTTCGTACTGTGGAAATATTTTCTTTAGTTCTTTTCGTTTTAACTTTGTGATATCAATATGATTTTCTTCTTCATATTGATGCCATTCAATAAAAATCGTGTTAATTGCAAGACATGTGCCTTTAAATTGTTTGCCATAGTATTTTTTAGCTACTTCTTCATTATTAAAATAAATATTTGTTAAAGATATAATACGTTTAATACCTCTCGGAGAAATAGCTCCTGTTTCAGTTGGATATCTTGTTGATGCTTTTACCAAATACTCACTTTCGCAAAGCTCAAATTCAACCACTCGATTTCCTATATCTCTGCTTTTATCATTTGCCATAGAGAATTTGTAGCTAGACAGATTTGAACAAAATTCAAGTTGTTCAAACAATGCTTTGCTGATTTTCTTTCCATCAAAAGAGAGGTTTTCTTTATCAAGCATTGAAGTTTTAAGTGTTGGTATTTCGTTTATTCCATATCCTAACCAAATTAAAACTTCAATAGCTCGTGCACGGGCCATTGCTGGCCCTGGGATAACATAATTTAAGGCATTGATAAAATCTTGTTCATCTTTAAAGTACAACTCAGCCATCCTATATGACGAATTTACATCCGCAAAAGATAACGTTGAAAGCGCTTCTATACTGGGAATAATAATATTATCTGTTGCACTCAACCATTTCAAGTAATCATAAAGGAATGAGTGTACTTTATAAAACGATGTATATGAAGACCATTTGTTTTCAGAAAATAATATAGCGAAATCATTTTTGGTGAAATCATTCAACTGTTTCCCAAGCTCATTTTCTTTTTTTGTAACACGCTGGGACCATGATAATAAATTTTGATATTTGGGATGCTCCTTCCCAAAAATCTCAACAGATTGTAAATCCATTTTGGTTCACACCTTTCTAATTTACATAATACCATATGTAAAGAAACAAAGGCAAGAGCCAATTTTTCAATCTGTTTTACGCATACAAACGGAAAGAATCAAAATCTTCTTTATCTGGCATCACAGAAAAAGCTTCATAAAGGAACGGTTCATCCAAAATGCGCGCAATCGCAATATTTTTCATTTGCTGATCTGTTAAGTTACCAAGCTTTTTGATGAACTGTGGCTTATTGATAGATACAACTTCTTCACAAATCACAATACTATCTTTTGCCAAGAAAGGACAATCAGACTTACGGAGCATCACATGGACAGGAGAACGCTTATGTGTTTTGCTGGTAAGTGTTACGCCTTTAACCGTGGGGCTAAATTTATTGTGCTTGTTGTTTGAGGTAACAACAAATGGACGACGACCGCCTTGCTGATGACCAATCGCATTAGGAATGTCTACGAGCCAAACTTCGCCCACTTTAGGAAACTGAGCGGATGCAGACGACCAATTTACATTTTTAATAACTTCCATGATAAATACTCCTTTACTAGATTTTGTTAATTTCGTTAGCCAAGTTCATCTTTGGCTTGATTATAAGTTAGCATACCGCTCAGATAAAGTCAAGCGAATTTAACGACTTTTAAAAATATTTTTGATATAGTTGTCTTTGAAAGACAATTCAAGCAAAAGATCCCCAGAAAGACCAGCTGGAACTATAATGTCCTTGAAAGGAATATGCCCATTTGTGCCAGACATTTTGAAGTAGCACTGCATGGTTTTGTTAAAGATTGCCCGAATTGTAACAATCTCTAATACATTTTCCGGCGGCTGACCGCTCGATAGAATACTTGCCATGCGCTGAACAAAATCATCCGTAACGCATACAGCGCAAACCTGGACTTTATCTCCAGTTGAACTTTCAATATAACGTCCCTGAGCAGTATATGTAAGAAAATCCTCTCCTGTTGCTGGCATCAGATACCACATACCTTGGTAAACAAACGTTACTTGCATGGTTTGTTCCTCCCCTATTTTAAATTTTGTTTCATTCCCAACCGCTTTCAAAGAATGTATTTCAAGGATTTCATGTTCGGCATAAGTAAGGGCAGGATCGTAACCTCTACCGTCCAGGTATCAAAGGTAAGTACATACCCTAACATATCATCGCGGGGGCAGATATCAACCTTTTTACAAGGTTCGCTAATATGGAAGTTTCCATAGGCATAAGGAACATGCAGTAGCTGTTTCAAGAACCTTTGCCACGTTCTGCGAGGTTCGCATGACTCAAATACCAACGTATGCGGATCTAATTTCATGTAGTGAATTCCATTGCATTCAAAAGAGAAACTTGTTTTTTCTCCGTAAAAATCTCCGGTTTGATAAGCATATACCGCAAAATTGTTTTGATACTTATAACGGTCAAGAAATTCCTGCAAAGTAAGCTTGTTTGTGTCTACTGCGTAATCTTTTAATGTTTTCATAACGTTACCCTTTGTCAATCAATTTTCAAACAAGTAATATGTGCGGATGAATTATCGTTTACGAATTTTTGGTACTCACTTCCAGTATATTAACAACCGTTGGTTTCTGTTAAGACAACTTTTGGTTGTATTATAGCGTATAAATCGTCATATGGCAAGAACTATTTTGAGTATTTTATTATAAATTCATTCCGGCATCACACATAGGACACAAAAGATGTGCCGAATAGTCATCCCACTCAATCCCATTGCGATAGCACTGCCAGTAAGCCAGGTTGTAAACCGCACGATCAAAATTACACTTTCGTTTTTGAATATACGCATAAATTGTCGTGCCTCTGTCGTCACGCTTATTACTTCTGACCTGCATGATAGTATCACGGCATTCTTGAACATAATGATTGCCAGGATACTTTTTCATTTCATTACGAACACGTTGATTGATGGAATGACGACTGCTGATTGTTGCTGCTGCAACAAGTGCAATACCTGCAAGAAGCCCCATACATGACACCCCCTTATTTCATTTCGATACCATTCACTGCAAAAATACGTTTTACTGCATTTAGTGTACTCAGAGACTCATCGGACGTAACGCAAAGTGACATATCAACGCTAATTTTGCGCTTATAAAATTCCGATTTCGTCATGAGAGCATTGGCAAGGATATTTGTATCCAGATAGGCCCCAATAAATTCAATTTCATCCGGCATTCCACAATCTCGCGCTACAAGCCACATCGACGGCTGTAGCAGTGTAGCCCCCACTCCACGAGCTGTGGTAATATTCGTGTCTGCGTGCAGCTCCTTTTTTAACAGTTTAAGTTCTTCAAGCGCCCTGGCCTTTCCGTCCATTCCTGCTATGTTCATAATTTCGTCTTCGACAAAGAATACAATATCACCATCCTCATCCGACTTTTTAATTTTGGCGCGAATCAGATCCATTTTCTCTTGAAAAGTTTCGTTCAGAGATGCAGTGCAATAATTAACCACAACAAGAAATTTCAACATAAAACATTTTCCTTTCTGTTTTGTTTGAGCATATCATATTATAATGCGTACAATTTTTATTGCAATAAATATACAGTTTTACCACAATTTACATAATTAGAAATAAATTCTATTATTCCGGTAAGTTCTCTACAAAATCAATACCAAGATCAAATGTAGAAAGCATTTCATCTGTTTCCTGTTGTGTGATACCAATATAAGCAAGTGTTGTGGATTGGCTTGAATGGTTAAGAATTCCCTGCAATGTTGCCAAGGCCATAGGGGATTCTTGATTCTGGCGGTAGAACTGATAGCAAAATGTTTTACGCAGTGTGTGCGTTCCAATGTTATAAGGAAGTTCTAAGTCTCCCTGTAGCTCTTTTTTCAAAAGCTTTTGAAGCGTATCAACATCAATCGGATCGCCAGGCTGTTTATAGGCTGTCTTTGAACGTTTGGAATTACTATTGCTGCGCTTCCCACTCGGAAAAAGATAGCCGTTGTTTTTGAAATAGCTTTCATATTTACACCCCGGCTTACCCATGAGGTCCAAATATATTTGCAATGTTTTTTCAGCAGCCGGAGTAATTTGAACCGTAACATGCTTGTGAAAACGCTTTGTCTTTTTACATTCCAGGCGGAATTTAACACCATGCTTTACCTGATATCCACCGCCGCATACCGGATTGGCAACATCCAACACCTTTAAGCGAAGCAAATCGCTTGCACGAAGTCCACTTGTAATACCAATCTGGAAAATGCACCAGTTGCGATACTCCCCTTTTGAGTAAAAATACTCAAGCGCTTTTGTAATATCATCAGGATTACGAATGGGTTCAACGGCAGAATTGAAGCCTTCGTGTCGAGAAACATCATAGTTTTTGCCGGTAGAATGTACGGGTGAAAAATCAATCGTAATCGTATTATCAGAATAAGGTTTATCAATAAGAACCGCTGAACCCATAAGATGACCTCCTATTAAAATTTTGTTATTGCACTTTTATTTCTGGAACGCATTCCCTGTAAGTTCTTTATACTCATTCAGAAGAGCAGCTGCTTCTTCATCGGACTGGGCCATAAGATTGAGAAGCACTTCATTTTGGTACGATTTAAGTTTTGCGTTGATTTTCTTTTTAATTTCTTGGGTACGTTTTGCTTTTTTGGTTTTATTATAAAGGTATTCATAATCAACTAAGCAAATCAATGCTTTTGTCGGGTGTGCCCCATCTTCGTTTACCAGCCTAATCGCATCAATTTTAACTACGCTAAATGTACTAGGGTCCATATGGGTTTTTACTAATGCGAAAGAGCTAGTAAGGTATACCGCTTCTCCTTGTTTGAGTTCCCGAAAATTAGTCTCTTTTGTAAAAAAATCTTCGTCTGCAATTTTAATTGCAAAATAATAAGGTGTTTTATTTTCCACAGGGGTGATGTGATGGCACTGAGCAATATAATTATAATCCTTACCAGGGGTCAACATAATTCATTCTCCTTTTAATATTCGGGTATTTATTATTTTTGGTGGGATTTCTTACGAAAATAGATGGTCTACTAATTTATGCAAATATAATTCCTTCGTTTTTGGCAACAAATTTACATTTGCCAGATGGATACGAGTTGCCATTTGTATCGTAATATACCTAATACTCAATAATTTCTACAAACAGGTAATGATAAAGAATTTGAAGCTTACGATATTCTTTGCTTTCCAATACTTTTTCTTTTGTATTAACTTCATCAAGCAAATTGATAAATAATATTGCCAAGACAAGTTGTGCTTTAATTGGGCCTACATCTCTAACTAATTCTGATGCAAAGGATTTGCAGCCACGAGTTAAATATTCACCATCCCAATGATGAATTAACGTCATAATCAAATCCACAGATTGTTGGTCTGTACCAATCCTGGAAAGAACAGATCTAATTTTCCTTTCATCTAGGCTAATTCCCCTAAAAAGGATAGTCATAATAATTTCAAACCAATGATCTTCGATCGTGGTTTGAAATTCTGGGAACTCATCAAATACATTTTCTGCTCTTAGAATTTTTTCTAGCCTAGGGCTAAGTGCACCACATAATATTGTTCTCTTATCTGGAAGATCTATCGGGCTTGACGGAAGTACGTTAGCAAGTTCAGGGACCAGTTTGATAAAAACATCACTATACATAGCAAGGCCAACAGTAAAGCCAAACGATTCATTTCTATCAAAGAAGGGATAGTTAAGCATACTGTAGAAGAAACTATGTATCATTCTTTGAGGAATGTTATCAAGTGTTCCCACACAAGAATGAATTGCCTGATCCACATCTTTTCCCATATAAGTCCAAGAATCAACATTTTCTATAAGTGCCACTAAAATTTCTTTTGGGTTTTTCTTAAACAGTTCTTCCGCGTTCCCAACACACTTAATTCTGCGTTCAGCATAATTTCCATAATGGTACTCGTATGGATCATACACATAAATTGAAATATTTTTTTCTTTGTATTTTTCTACATACATAGCCATAGCAAACATTGTAAAGCCTTGATTTGACAAAAATTTATCAAGTGATTCTGCCACACAGATTGTTGTTTGTGGACCAAATTCACGAATATAATATTCGTCATTCTCTCCAAAGGCTTCTGCAATACTGTAAATAGACTTTAATTCCGACAAGGAGGCATTTGTAACGATGGTAAATTTACTAATATTTTTACAATGACGAGAATAAGCAAGAACACATTCCCCATATAAATATGCCCAATATCCATGCTCAAAAAGTTTTGAGATAATTTCAATAGATTCTTTTGAAATATATCTATTGCTAGTTATATGCTCCATATCAAGTACAGCATTGTACTTAAATCCTTTTGGTAAAGGATACTTTGGCTCTGGGTATTTCCATTCTTCGGGATTTACACTTGAAATTTTCAGCATATGTCCTCCGTATTGCTCCGATTTCATTTCTTTTTTTTATTATAAAAGAATCAATCCTCGTTCTCTACTTTGAAATAATTCCTTGCTTCATCTGGAATTTTCACAAACGGATATTTATTTTCAAAGTTTTCCAAAATATATGTACGATAGTTAATACACATCAATACACCAACTCCACTTGACGAATCGAAATAAAGCGGAAGAAACGGAGCATTGGAAGTTGTAGTAGTATAAATTTTTGCATTAGGAAGAAGAGTAAGCATATCTTTCAAATACTCTGCACGTACAAGAGTATTATGAACAAAAATCATTGGAGCATCGCCCTTGTATGTAAAAGAATCCGGGTAACAAGCTTTTGCTTCCTTGATGTATTTAGAGAGATAGGCAGCGGAAAGTTCTTCTGACGTATATTCCTTATTTGCATTTCGTTTTGCATTGTTGACAATAGTATCAAAATTCTCAAATCCCACTTTGCCTTCTGGGTGCATTGGAACCCCAGGAATCTGATCATTCAAAATCACACCATAAAACCCATTTACCATATACTGCTTTCCATCCTGCATCCATGCCTTTTGTAAATCTTCCTGCTTGTGAAAAACTTTACTCTGTTTCAAAAGATTCTTTGCTGCAGTAAGAGCACTTCCACGGCCACTATTCGATGCAATTTGGATTTTACACTGGTTGATAATTGCAGCATAATAACACCATGGCGGGATGTCTTTGTAAGATGCTGGGTCGTTTAGAATACTAGCATAGAATTCATCCCACAGCTTCGGATCTTCCATAGTAGTTTCAACTGTAAAGCGAAGTGCTTTACAGGCACTTGTGTAAACCTTTTCAACATTAACTGCCATAATACTCACACTTTCTTATGTAAGGAGGTTGTAAAACGGAATATGTATAATTAAGAACATTCAAAGAACGGATTTGACCACAGGATTTTACGGCCACTTTCAATACGTGAGATCAATTTCATTGGAATCTCATATCTATCATTGTTGTAATCTGAATAGTTTTCTTTGAGAAATTGTTCTACATTGTTTCTGATATCTCGTGTAACAATAGGAAATGTACTGATTTTCTTATGTGCTACTGTTGTAAACCTCTTAATATCTTTAACTGGGTAATTGACCATCAACTCTTTTCCATTTACTTCAATGGCAATACGAACATTTTTACAATGCGAAACAGTACTAAAAATATTTTTGCATTCTTTTTCCCAGCTCATAGATAAAGATTCAAATTCATGGATTTTTTGCCTAATAAGATGCTGTTTTATAACGAAATTCTTTCCTTTATATTCACTAAATGGCACATTATTTTGGGCGCGATCCAGGTCATCAAGCATTCCAACCACAGTTTTTGCCCAGGTTGTAGGATTAGCAAGAAATTCAACCGTTACAGTATCGTCAAATTCTTTGACATAATCCGCAACCTCATTAAATGCAGAATCTTTTTCTTTCTCAAAGACATATTGCAATACAGCCGTTTGGTATACTATATCTTCACCTGCGAAATCATCTACATCTTTGGATTCAAACTTTACATTTTCCTCCAAATAATTCCATAACGTTTGAATCATATCTTTTGTAACAAAGTGTGAGGATAATTTTTCTTTGCCCAAACAAATTAAAAAGTTATAAGTTTCATTATAAAAATCTTTATGGTCAACAATATATGCCATAAAATCCAACTTATTCCCTGCTAAAAATTTGTTACCAGTTAAGCTGATAGGAAATCTTCCATAACTTTGCCCATAAAGTGCTTCAACATAATGTTCCCCACTTTTAAGTGGAATGCGAACAAAGCGATAGTATTCACTATGATTCGTGTAATGAATGTTTCCCTCTAAGACAAAATCTGTTGGATTAGGAAAATAGGACATTAACACATCGTTATCAATTACATTTGCAAACATTTATGGGCACACTCCTTTTTTTTTATTTATTCATATGTATGTAACTAGGAATCGCAGCACGATCCTTCTCTTCTATTTTTACAATACTTACTTTATCTTCACGAATGCTATCTTGTATTGCCTCTTCTATAGTTGCCATATAATCTCCGTCACTTTCTTCACAAGCCGAAAGAAATCCAATTATTGCTTCTTTTATACCTTCCATGGAGGCATGGTTTTCATCAACAAAGGTGACTTCAATTTCAACTGGGATATTGCATGTAACTTTATAAGTTTTCATTAGTTTTTCCTCCCTTACAATTTTCATCACATCGACATATTGTCATAAACAAGTTCACCCTTAAAATTGGGAACTGGATAAATGGCATTCCATTTACTATTTTTGAAATACTTGTAACCAACGTGGCTACCCATAAGACAAAATTCAAGTTCCTCAAACTTCTTGAGCGTTAAAAGACGTCTGCGAATGTTCTCACACTCGTCTTCTGTATGACCATAGAGCTTGGCCCAATGTGCCAGGACCTTATTCAGGTCCTCTAATGCCCATTCATAATCACTTAAATTTGCTTGACGTTGATATTCAGCAAGTTCATCATCTAATTCTCTCTGTGCCTCTGCATAAGTAGAATAGAAGTGTGCTGTGGGCAAAGAAATCGTGTCACATAACCGCTTAATTACATTAGGAACAGTTTCTTTGTACCTTGCGTCAATGCGCCAACCATTCGATGAAATTTCTTGAATAAAATAAAGCTCTGGACAAAGATCCTTTCCAAGAATCAATTCACCTTTTTCAAAAGCTTCACAAACTGCTTTAGGAGAAGTAAAATCAATTTCAGGGAATTTGTACGTTAGAGGTTCGTGAATTTCAAACAAAGCTGTATCAGGTTTCCAATCCTTGGGGAGCTTTTGCCATTTCGTCGGACACTGCTGCTCAAACTCTCTATATGGAATTCCATTGATTGTACGAACATCTTTGCGCACCAAAGGATCAACTGTACATTCACCAAAAAACTGCTGGCACACAAAACCACAGCAAACTCTACGCAGCCAATGCGCTTTTGCATCTCCATAAATATCCCCAACATAAACACGATCCGGCCAGTAAACCACATCACCTGTTTTATAAACCTTTTCAAGTTGAGGTTTGTATTTATAACAAAGTGCATTTTCGTTTTCGATCAAAATGTTTGGGAGTGGCATAATTTACACTTCCTTTTCAAGCCCTTCAAGCAGTTCCTTGCCCTTTTTGGATCTAGCCAAACGTTCAGAAAGATTTTTTGCGGCTGCCTCCAAAATTACATCTTTGTTTTCTTTGAGAAAATCGTCCGTTCTTTCCCGCATCAAATCAACCAAGGCACTTTCTTTGGAATGATTCCAAGATCCACTCCAAGATCCAAAGTTACGAAGCAATGCCTTGGTAATATCCGTTTGGATACCATCAATTACTTCTTTCTTTACTGTGTTTTCAATCGTCTGTCTTACGCGCTCATCATCAAAATCAAACGCAATCTGTACAATATGTTCCATTATAAAACTCCTATTCTAAGTGGTTTAATTATCAGCAGGCACAAGCTTTCCATTATCAGCTTTGTACCAAACATCAGGCAGGATAGTTACCCCATCAACAACACCAGCAGCCCAGGTTTTAATACCACAATCATATTTATTTTCCTGAGCGCAAACCAAAACAGCCCCCATACCACCTTTTACACGCGCATTTTCGGAGCGGCTACACGCAATTCCATTCTTGCCCACACTGGATTTTCCTCTACTCGTGGCGGAACCAAATTCACCGGCACTGGCGGAACCACGATAACCGGCAGTGGCGGTACCAAATTCACCGACACTGGCTGCACCAAATTCACCGACACTGGCTACACCACGATTACCGGCACTGGCGGCACCACAATAACCGGCAGTGGCTGCACCAAATTCACCGGCACTGGCTACACCACCATAACCGGCACTGGCGGCACCACAATAACCGGCACTGGCGGCACCACAATAACCGACACTGGCGGCACCACAATAACCGGCACTGGCGGCACCACAATTACCGGCAGTGTGCTCATTGGTGCAATGAAACTTTGTGTACTCAATCTGTGCCTTTACCAGCCCTGCAATATCAAGTTTGCCTTTCACTTTGATGTCTGTACCGCAGATTTTGCTACCTTCTTTGTTCTCGTCCAAAACGCCTGCAAGCTCAACTTCATGGTACACAGAATCCGCAGGATCGTAATATTCAAAAACATCCAGCGGACGTTCGTAGGCATGCACACCCTCTTTGCAGAGCCTTGCCACATCAGAGACATGATCTTCAACGCCCTCCGTATACTGTCTACCTCTGCATTTGAGGTCTTTGTCAAAACCCTTATAAGCCTTTACCCATGTTTTGTTATCACTCATTACTGTTACCCTCCCTGCATTCATTATTTTTTACTTCATTGGCTGTATCTTCCGCCGGATTATTTATTGTCTCAGTTTCTTTTTCGTTCAGCATCATACGCTCCTGTTGGATTGCAGACTGTGCAATGGGCTGAAGTTCAGAAATAATCACTTCCAAAATCAGTTTGGAGACATAGGGCGGGAGTTGTGCCTGGTTAATGCCATTACAAATATAATCTTTCAATGCTTCACACTTGAGGTTCATCGTATTATTTTCCATATTATGTAAACTCCTTCTTATTTATTAAAATTCATGATCTTCAAAATCCATCAATGCACTATGTGCACGTTGGAACATTTCATATGCAACATTATATTTTTCACTCGCATATGACAAATTTTCTTTTGCTTTAGTTAGTTCTTCATAATTTTCTTCGTAACGAAACTTCCTAACGACATTTTCACATTCATTTTTCTTTTTCATTTCTTCTTTAGAAGATTGATGAGTTGTTTTATCAGCAGATTTCAATAGTTCATGAATAAATTCAAGTGTATTGATATTCATTTATTTTTCCTCCTGTTCAACAAATGGGATGTGAGTAAAAAATGTAGCATTTTCGCATTCAATAGCAACCGGTTCAACATAGGATAAGCTCATTAACCCCAAAATACTTTTGGCATTTGCATTTGAACCATTTGTATCAAATACTGTTACATGGGCAACTGAATTTGTAGCCAGATCATGAAGTGTTTGCACATCAATAAAGCTTTCAATTTTATAGCTTTTAATCATTTAGTTTTCTCTTTCTATTTTCTCTTGATATTTCACTCTGCTTTGCTGATTGGGACCCGATGCTTTACAATCTTTGGGCGAATTCATTCATTCTCAATATAAGCTTTGCGATCCTCCAAAGCTTCCTTATATGTGGAGCAAGAACAAATTAGTTCCAGCCCATCTCCATACCCATAGTCATACATAAGGTCAAAAACATCTTCCGTTTTACGAGTGTAAACCATTTTGTTTTCTCCTTTCATCAAACTGCCATACAAAAATCTGCCAGGCGGAACCAAAGATTGTATGTTTCAGGAGTCATCTTTACCTGATCGGGGACCCCTTTTACGAGATACCATTCATATGATTGCTTTTTCATTTTTGAGATTGCCTTTTGTTCTTCGCGCGTAAATTCATTTACAAACTTACGAATACGGCTACCACTATTCCAACGGCAGCCATACATTGTTTCACATACCAGGGCATACGGGATATTATTTTGAATCTCATCATGAGTAAGTACCATAAAATGTTTCATATACTTAGCTTCCTTTCTTTTGAGATATAATGTCATCTGCAATATCGCGCCATGCTTGCTGCCAAATCTTCTCACATTCTTCTTTTGTAACCTCTTTGGGACTATTTTTTTGAACGACCTGGCACCAAGTTTTGAAATCATATCCTGAATACATACTGTCTACAGCGTATTCATAGTTCATTTGCATTACGTCATCTTCGTAACGCCGTGGTAAATTTTCATAATGATAGAAGAATATCATTTTCTTACTCCTTGTTAGGTAAGCTTAAAGAACTCGCCTATTTGCTTATCTGTGAAATAAGAAGAACCGGATGTCAATTCATTGGGCCATGCACGCCAGCGATAATTGTCAAAAGAGTTTTTATCTTTAACTCTACGTGCTAGATATTTCCGGCCTTTAACGAAAAGGTATTCGTTTCTTTCTTCGCTTCCCGGTTTATTGGTTGGAACATTCTGAATACATACCACTAAATAAGGATCGTTTTCACCAGACTGGAATGCTTTTGAACTGTATCCTTGATTCAGATATCGGGAAGAAAAAGCATATTCACTATTCATAGTTTTTCATTCCTTTCATTTGTTCCCTGCTTATAAAAAAATGTGCTAACGTGAGGGATCGACATTAGCACACGGTACTTATGGTTGCGCCAGCAGGGTTTGAACCTGCAAATCCGGGTGTCAAAGACCCGTGCCTTAACCATTTTGGCGATGGCGCAATACAAGGCCGCACTATTCACGGCAGTCAACCCTTTCGGGATTTGGGGAGGAAAAAACCAAAATTTGGTTAGAGAATGTCTAAATTATGCTTCCTGTACAGTAGGCTTACTTCCGAAGAAATAACTAGACCACGATTCGTCAGATACACAATCAAAACCCGCCGTGGAATAATCACTTGCATAGAAGGTTTCCTTTGTTTCAGGATCAACTACATTGATTTCGTCCATAAACAGGAAGTTGATAAGAGCAAAAGTGTGTGTTTTACTCTTATAGATTCGATTGGAATAAACCTCATAACCTTCAGGACGAACCATTTTGCCAGATTTATATTTTGCCGGAACGTAATGAGCCAAAACTTCCTGCCCAGGGATAAACTTAATATTGCCGCGGTTGACCGGCTTTTCGATTGTTGCGTTCATCCAAGGAGTATTTTTGAAAATAGACATAATATGTAAATCCCTTTCGTTTTTTGTTAGTTGAATCCACCTTTGCGATGGTAAAAAATATATTTCCTTGTTTTAACCGGCAGTTGCACTTGCACCACACAGTGCATTGATTGCCGGTACATTCAAAGCAACGGTTTTGAAAATGGCAGTTCCGGTTTGCATAACTTTTGGCGTACTAACCTCTACAACCTGCCAAATAATATGGTCATCCATAAAATCAATCATTACCTGATTGGAGTTTGCATCAATCCCATAATGGGTCAGCATGTCGTAATTGAGATCATCAGTTCCAAGCAGATTCTTGGCAACCTTATCCAAAAATCCATCTGCATCAGCCCTTACGATACTAGAATAAACCATTCCAGCTTCTTTTTGCATTGCAAACTGTGCACGAATTTTATTTTTGTGAATGCTTCGTACAGAAACATGATGACTTTGCTGTGTAGTTGCGATAACCAAGAACATATTTACACCTCTTTGCTGTGAGCTTTTCCCTGCTTTTCTTTTGGATGTTTTTTGTAGACAGTTTTCAGATACAACTTAACTTTCAGGATCTGATCTGCAAAGCTATCTGTTTTGTTTACATGAACAGCCCCTGTGTTAATAAGTATCGCTGCATTGTATAACCAACTTTGCATCTGCTCCGGGTCAATATAAGCCAGACAGAACAACGGAGCATATTTATTTGCCGCTACACGGTCATGCTCAGAAGGGCTATACTGTGTGATACTTTTCAAGAACCTAAGATGCTTTGCTGTGAGGATTGCCGGACGAAGATCCGTTGGATGACTGAGAATTTGCTTGACCGTGATGGTCTGCATTGTCAGCGGCGGTGCTTTAGAAGACATTTGCATTCTCCTTTTCACTTGTACTGTTTTGGTAAACAGGAGGGTTGATTTATCGTAAACAGTTTTGTATAATACAAGAACTGTTTTATACCAAAGAAATCATACCGGATACTGCGTGTTAAGACTGCCATAAAAATGGCTTTGAATCCGGTATGATTGAGCGTTTACCTGCTCGCGGTGCATCTGGAATAGTTTTCAGGCAGTCGCCAGTGCTCTGCCCCGTTTCTTGTCTGGGGGTTTACCACACAAAATACGCTTGGCAAGTTCAACAAGTTCAGCAGAGTAGAATCAAATGAACCGCCAATATAATATATTCGTTTCCAAGGGGATGGAAACGTTGGAGCTAAGTGTGGGACTCGAACCCACAACCTGCCGCTTACAAAACGGCTGCTCTGCCATTAAGCTAACTTAGCTTGAAACCCTGCCAACCTTTACCGGCAGGGTGATGAAATTGGACTTTTATCAGTTAAAAGTCATCGTATCTATGTATATTATAAGTCTTGTCTTTTTTGCATTTATGTAACTACGTTAGTTGAGTACACCTTTGCTGTGTGTTTACTCTAGCACAGGTTAATAGACTTGTCAATACCCTGTTTCAAATTATTTTGCAGCCAGAACCTTTTCAGGAATCTTGACCTGCATGTTATGTAGCTTCAACAGGAACTCACGATTCCCATTTGCAACGATACCGGAAAAGATCGTATACACGTTGAGATATTTCGTTTTTGCCGAATTGCAATAAAGGCTTGCGACGCTGGAAAAGACTGTAGGAGAGTTCTCACGCATAATGGGAATCAGGACAGTCTGGATTTTTCTGCCAATCTCTTCATTCGGCTCTTGCTTTGCACAACCGGGATAATAGCCCAACACTTCACGCTCATACATCGTGTACAGTGCTTTGATGACAAACTGGCTGAAACCATTCTTCATTTCGTTCCAACCGGCGCGGTAAATGATGGAAAACACCCAATCTAAAGCTTCGGGATCTTCTTCCACAATGGACAGTGCCGCACCAATAGAAGAGATTTGACGAGAATTCAGAACGCCATATTTGTTCATAATCTCGTTCAATTTCATACAATCATCATGCTGGGCAACAATGCCAGCCTTGACTTTTGCATGAGTAGAAACTTTGGTAACATTTTCATCCTGAGACATAAAGAGTTCAGCCTCATTGCGCTGCGTGCAGTTCATAAGAATCTGGCAGTTGACGGCGGACAGGCTTGCTTTCATGGCTGCTTCATATCTGCCCTGCCCATCAATGATGTAAAACGCGCCATCGCTCTTACGATAAGACACCAAAATGACACCAGCCTTGGCCGAATTATATCGGCTTGCAATATCCAAAACCTTAGACCAGCGAGAGCCAGCAATTTCACGCTGATATTCATGATCCACTGCCAGATATTTCACCGGAATGGATACAATCAGCTGACCATTCAACAGCTTTGCGTTTTTCTTAGCCTGGGCCACGATTGCTTCACAAGCGGTAATCTGTTCAATGCTAACGGGCTGTTTACGGGAAGATTTAACGGTGTTGTTCATGTTGGTAGTCATAATAATTTCTCCTTTGTCATCAAATGAAAATGTATAAAATTTGTTTATTTATTCATTATTTATACTTCCTGAATGAATAATCGGATAAGCGAGCCTGAAACATTTGTGCATATCGTGGCCGTTCTTACAGCTTTGACTGCTCTTGCATAATATACTTTTGTGCAAACTCTTCTGGAGTCATTCTAAAAATTTCTCGAATTAACCAATCAAGATCTTCGATTTTGTTTTCTTCTGCACTTGAACCATAGTGGTGCCAGCCAATATATCCATCTTTTGTCAGATACAAAACCGGATCAAAGAATGGATATTTGCATTTTGTGAAGTCATACCCGTAGATACGACCATCTTGAAGATTGTTATAAATCTGCTGGAGTGTTGGGTTTGTTTCCATACTTTCCGCCCTCTTAATTGATTTTGATTTTGTTAGTGAGAAAATCATCAGTCAGAAACTCACCATGCTGGCCGGTACGTGGAAGATGGTAACGGAGCTTTGCCGGGTTCTCTTCATCAACCCAAAGGCAAACACACGAAGGCCGCTGTGGTCTTGCCCGATGTTCACTTTCACACAGAAGTTCATAAACCATTTCACGCTTGTGAATTTCATCCCAGTCTGGAACAAATTCATCGCCAAAGTTATACCCTGCTACCGGTCTGTCACTAGCCATTCTGTTGTTTGTGGGCCTATCCGAAAAGACTTTATACCCTGACAGTGACGGTAGAACTTCAATAGCATCAAATGTTGCACCAATCTTATTAAGAAGGCACAAGATTCCATTCGTTGTATACATCGTCGCTGCACCATGGCGATCAATGCCCAGGCGATGTTTGTTGCAATCATCATCCCCTTTGATGTAATAACAGGCATCTACAAAAAGGTTCTTGAAATAATAATTTGCACCGCAGATCAGTTCAAGATAAATCGCTGCACCCTTATCATTTCGGAATGCTGTGCGAATGCGAGGATTCCCACGAAACTCAGGATCAAGATATTCATTGACATTGAAGCAACCAGCACCCTCAAAGTATAACGTTTTCATTCGATTTCCTCCTATTCTTCTTCACGCAGCAGGCCAAAAAGCTTTCGTCCTGCATATCCCATATCATCGGGATACAATGTAACAGACTTGGATCTGCAATTTCTGCCCACCGTGGCAATCAAATCAATTCCAATACAATGATTGGAAACTTCTTCTGCTGCCTTTTCCAACGTCAGGCCATTCCAATCATTGGGGTCAAACTCGTCAGCGTTTGGAAAACCATTGGCAGCGTCGTCAATAAAATCGCCCGTATTAAAATTGCCATATTCAAAGCCGGTTAAGACCTTGACAACCTTGTCATTTTCCTTTACGACAGCGGACAAACCGCCGCCATTATTTTCAAAAAAGTTCACTTCACGATACATTATTTTCCCTCCTGGTTTGAAATAGAAATTGCATTTTATGGACTTTTGTTTCACTTGAGGACAAAGCAACTAATGACTTCAATCCCGGCAGTTTGTGCATACATGATTTGTTCCTGGCGCTTTTCGTACCGGGAATCAAGGTCAAGAGCCGTAAGAGCTTTGCTTGGATACTTTTCCAAAAAGTCTTCCACCCATGTGCTGTACAGAAGATACAGCTTGTTTTCATACAAAACCACATTGTGGTACTCTGGGGTTCCCCACAAACCAGCCTGGCGCAAAGTCTTCCAATAGTCGCGTATAACCCGCATTGGGCAATCTGCCAGCCGATCCGCATGAACGATACCGCATGTTTTGTTATTCTCATTCTTAACTGTGATAGAATGAGCACTGATTTTTACCCGGCGGTTTTCAATCTGATTGATTGTCATTTTGCTTCCTTCCTATTCTGTTCCCAATGAGATTTTGACAGTGCAGCAAGCACTTCGTTTGCGGTTTTGACCATCTCCTGCAGGGCAATCTCCATGCTTCGGGTTTCAACCGGAAAACGTTCTTCAGGGCTGATTTCCATGCCCTTAGTGTTTTCAACGATATACTTAGTGCCAGAAAGTGCCTGATTCATGGCATCAATCTGCGCTGTTGTTTCCAACAGGTCATCATAAAGATACCCCGTAGGAATACCCGGAATTTCATAACGGGAAAGCTGCCAGACGTGATCTTCATCTTCTTTTCCCTCTGTGCCAGCTTCTTTTGTAATCAGAAACACCCGGATTTTTTTCGCCTCAAAAGCATTCAGAATTTCGCTGACATAATCTTCAAACAACTTGATCTCACTGGATTCCTTTGGAACGGTAAACAAGTGTGTACCATTCCGGCGAGTGATCCAGATCCAAGAACCGGTAAACGCTGCTTTGCTTCCTTCTTTCTGAAGCCTTGCAACATCTAGTGCAAAGTCACCGCGGAACCGGGTCACAAACCCCATTTCTTCCGCCATAGTGTAAAGCAGACTCTCAAAGGTTCCACCGCCATCAAGCCTGTCTGTGTGCTGCAAGGTAAACAAATCAGACATGTGGAATTCATACGGCTTGTTTGCATTCATTTTTGTTTCCTCCCGATTTCTTTCATGTGATATATTTGTCACTTCATTTTGTAAAAAAATATGTACTTTTGTTTCACGCAAAAGTACATGCAATCTTATACATATTACATTGTCAGATACTGCCCCAAGGCGCGTTATCATACACATCGTTATTCGTAACGATGAACGACTTAACAACCCTATCAAAATCCACCAAAGCCAGGTAAAGCGGATCTACCGCGGTAGGCTTATCGGAACACTGATAAATCAGACAATCCAAAAGTTTTGCAAGCTTATAGTGCCAGTTGCGGGGATGATCGTGGCCGCTGCCATACTGCCGGATCTGAACCAAAGGCGGAACATCCGGCATCTTGGGAACAATGGGATCATCTTCTTCAATCTTGTACCGATTGTCATACGCCTTAATATTCAAGGTATACAATTTCCGGTAAATTTTGGCAGAAGAGTAGCAACCGCGAATGTCTTCAAATTCGCAGTCATCCAGTGCATCATAGAGGCTTTGTGGGGCCTCAAAACCAAAGAAGTTATATCCTTCATCCAATACCGTGCGGATAACTTCGGCAAGGGTTGCGTGAGCTTCCTCAGACATTACAAGCACAGACATTTTCGTTTTACCTCCACTTCTGTTGTTAGGATTTGCTTTGCACCTTGATTTCATTCAAGACGCAAAGGGCCAGAGCCAGAACGGCCAGGATTCCGGTTACTACCGGAAAAGCGTTTACAAGGGCAGGCAGGCCACAAATAACGCTTGGGATTATGGCAGCAAACAGCGCCACTTTAATAATTTTTACAAGGATTTTAGCCATTTTCGTTTCCTTCCTGCCCTATTTTTGGGCATAAAAATAGCGCCCTGAATAATTTCAGGACGCGGCGGATTTTCTTTTTAATCCAAATTATGCGGGTTTTACGGAATCAACCGTAATACCGTTGTTATACAGATAATCAGGGCCGATATCAATTTCACCATCATTCCATGCCACTGTGCCAAAGTCAATATACACTTGGTTGAACACAGAAACATCTTGCAGAGGTTGAAAAGCCGGTTCTTTCAAAAGCGGGGTAAAATCAAACTCTTTTGCGGTTCCATCATTAAACCGGAGCCACAAATGATGATTTGCCAAAGGACGCACACCACACACTTTAATTTGCGGGTGTGAATCGTTTGCATATGCAATGTCGTCAATGATATACATTGAACCCCTCCTTTACTTCAAAGGATCAATCTTGCTGAACGGGATATTCCGCACAGCGTTGTTCCATGCCTGATACAGTTCATCTTCATGAATGACAGCCCAGGCTTGTACAAGCTTAAGCTGTTTTACAGGAAGAGAACCGGCCAAAAGTTCCCCATCAATACCGATAGAGGCTTCATAGCCATTGTAATACACATGGAAATGCGGCTTGTGGTGCTGGTCATTGTCGCTGAAAATCATTTTCAGTACAATGCCGTAAAAACGGCAAAGTTCTGGCAACAAATTCACTTCCCTTCTAATCATTTTTTATATTATATCATACTTGCGTTTATTACTCAAGTATGATATCATTTTGACAGCTTGTGCCGTCATGGTGGTAGGACGCTTCCTTCCCCCGGCCTACCAACTCCAGGCTTACAGCGTGGCAATCAGGGTGCAGTCAATCGACTGTGCACCGGGATACAGAGTTTCAGCGATCGGCTGGTTCTCTGTATCGAATGCAAGGGCACGCTTGCAGCGGTCACGCAGCAAGTCAAGAACCCTGTTTTCCGCGCCGCCATTTGAATACGCGGGAACGATGCTCTTAAACAGGGCGCCACTGGAAAGCTGGAAACGGACTTCAAACAATTTCATTTCAAACATAGTTATACCTCATTTCATTGTTTACGATAAAAGTTCCTTTGGAAAATGGCGGTGGGCTGCTTTCTTCCCCTGGCCCACCAACTCCAGGCTTGTCAAATCGGGATACCGGGAACGCTTGCAAGACTTATTCCTTTTCAGTCTTGTAAACGGCGGCCTTGGATTCCGTTGCATAGTTGCCATTGTTAGTGCGGGTTTTCACCGTCACGAAAATGGACTGGAGAAGTTTCTTTTCAGTCATCACGATGACCTTGCCGGTGTGGTCAGAATCCTCTTTTACAGAGGATACAGCGGTAAGCAGATACCCAACATCTGCCTTGCTCATAGCCGGAACGAGTTCTTCCGGGATGATAGCGGCAACCAGGGCACGCAGCTGTGCTTTCAGCTTTTCCTTGCCGCAGCCGTCAAAGCCATATTCGGCTTTTGCCTTTTCCCCGCAATACGTTGCGGTGGGCTTCAGAGCCTGCAGGGTGTTGTTCTGAGCGTTGTTCAGCTGGAGGTTATCCAGGAACATACCAAGGTACAGTTCCCACTTGGAATCACTGCCCAAAGTTACGGTTTTGTTAGGCAGAGGGTTGCCGTTGGAATCCGTTTCTTTGGATTCACGCAGCTGGAAAGCCTTATCCAGCTCCAGGAAAGAAAGGGTGCGGGAAGAATCGCGGGAAACCCATTTCCCGGTATCCTTGTCAACGGCAAGAACCGGGAAAGTGTACGCGGGATTTTGGATGAATTCCGTAAACATGGGGCCGCGGGCCATACCCAAAAGTTCAGCGGCCTTTTCATTGCGGGCTTTAATCCGCAATGCCTTCAGGCGGGTTTCGCAATACTTGCCGGTGCGCGGGTCAGCATTGCGAATGGCTGCCAAGTCTTCTCCAGTCAAGTTGTTGACCGTTTCCAGGTCAGCGGCGGACAAGCTAGAGAAAGAGTTTTCGCCGTTAGTGGCAAATGCGATGACAGCGGACAGAATGTTTTCATTGATAACGTTTTTCATGGTTTTTACCTCCAGATTTTTTGTTTTGAAATTTTTTACAAGCGTTTTTTGTGCGCTTATCTTTACAAGTAAAGCATTTTGTGATACACTTTACTTGTGTAGATAAACGCACAAAAGGGTTTAATCTTTTGTGCGCTTGCATATGGCTTTGCTAGAGCCATAATTAAAACATCTTGTGTTATGCACTCAAATCCGTACTGAAAGATAGAATACTGGTAGTTTATTCGTCCAATACCCACGCTAGTTTTGAAATGTGTTGGTAGTATCCAACTATGTACCATCAAAACCTTTTGATAACATCCAACAAAATGTGTTACCGGAAAGTTTCAAAACGTTAAAACACTTGCAATCAAAACTAAATATCGTTTTTTGATTGTTTTACCTGTATCCAACAAAATGTACAGTCAAGTGTTTTTGTTCCCATTTCAGCGTTAAGACTCTTTTACCAATTCGCAGAATGCAAAAAGGTAGTACATGCAATAGTTTTGACCTGTGGCGCAATGAAGCTGTTATATGTCCCTTTTCCGCTCTCACGGAAAATTTCTATTTCGGGGATGACCTTACAGAACAACCATTCAAACCATCCCTTACTTCCCTGCAGGCCAGCGCTTGCTATTGCAACGCTTTTTTCGGGACGCCGCCCTATATGGTAAAAATCTTAAATTGTCACGGTGTTGTATAGGCTATTTACAACACTTTAAGGCTTTTACCAAAACGGCACGATATCAAGTTAAAGTTTGAGCGCAACACGATGAACGCATTGACTTGCTAACTCTTTATACCGCGATGAACGCAATAAAAAGAATCAAACTTTTAACTTGTTATCTAGTATTCAATTTTCAAAGTGCTTTACTTGCAAAAGCAAGTAACCAAAGTTTACCCCGCTAATAGCATAACAGGGGGACGCACCCGGCGGCGTTGAAACAACTTTGCAATTAGTTATATGGAATAATTCCATATATCCAGCCCCGCGACGTGGACGCTTGCAAAATGGGGCCATATTTTTTAAGGGTGAAAAAATGACTTTTGGGGAATACTTAAAAGAATCACGAATTGAAAAAGGATTGACGCAAAAACAGGCGGCTAAATTATGCGGTATGCCTGAAACACAATACCAGGGATATGAGCAAGGACGCTACACTAAACCAGGGTTTGAAACAATGGTCAAATTGGCGCGTGGTATTGGCTTTTCTTTGGATGATTGCGCACAACGTGTTTTCGCGTTGTGATTATAGCTGCAGTATAACACCGTGTTTTCGCGTTGTCAATACTTTTTGAAAAAAATATTTTTTGTATAGTAAAGAGGTTGTAAACAGGCACAGACTTGCTTGCACATGTACAAGTAGTATCTGTTTTTCCCTATTCTGGAGTCATCAAATAGCGCCGCATTCTATAGCTTCTTCGTAGCTAACATATGTAACGCCGTCGACCTCAAAATAGTCGCCGTCCACAAACATTTACTTTTTTACACCTCTTTTCTATATCCCGTGTTTGATGGAAGCAAGCGCGGGATTTTTTGGATTTAATCGCGGTGAATAACTTTTTGTTGTTGTTCCCGCGACTATGGCTATAGTATAGCAGGCTATACGCATATATACAACGGGAAATTTGTAGCATGTTATAAAGCGTATAAAATAGCGATAGTATGTTGAATTTGTATGTACGCGTATATATAAATGTTGCAAGCATGCAAAAGGATGAATATAATAATGGATACTAAAAAGCGTGTATACAGTGCAGCCCAAAAAAGAGCGCATGAACGATATATCGCAGAAAAAACCACCGAAGTTAGGGCGGCACTGCCCAAAGAATATGCAATAAAATTGAATAAAATTGCAGAAAAGCGTGGATGTAGTAAAGCACAAGTGCTAAAAAATATGATAGATTCAACATATTCTAGTGAATTTGATAATGAATAGCAATATATAGGGGTGTTCCCTGCTTCTATCCTGGTTTTTTGCTTATAAAGTATTATAATATTTATATATTATATATTTATATTTATATATTATATATAATACATTATAGGGCGCGGAAAAAATGATTCTATCCCTGCAGTGGATCTGCAGCGGATCTGACCCTGCAGGGGATCTGAAATAAATTCTGTAATGTTACAGAATTCTGTAACTGTAAAGTAAAAATACTTTACATCAGACCGAACTATGTTAAAGAAATAACAGTTTGAATTGAAACTGTTTGAATTCAAACAAATATATTGATGCTCGGCCCTATACCTTGCAGATCCACCTATAAACTAATAAACAATACTATATTTTACCCCGGCATGAATACCGCTTTTTGGTATAATGCGGTATTTATACCGGGGTTGTTTTTCATTTTTTCATTCCATCCAGACCGCAGAATTCCCAGGGGTAAGACTATATCACTCATCCTCTCGTGATACACTTTCCGTAACCCAAATCTCCTTCCAAGTCCTTTTCCCATCCCATGAAATAAATCGCATTAACGTTATAATTTCCTATAATTCCTTTTTAATTTTTCTCTCTAATCCCCATCAATTTCCCTTCCTCTCATCTCCAATTCACTTCCCTTTACTTCCCTTCAAACCTCATTTACCCTCATTTCTATTTCAAATAGCCCGCAATCATATCAGCATAAATCAGTAAATTTTCTCACAGAATATAGATTAAGCTTAAATCATTATTGCTTCACCTCCCCTCTGGACAGCATTTCCTCACCGGATCGCATTCCCAAAATAGCTTTTTCCAATCCTTTTAGCAATTCAATACTTAATTTTCAATAATCAACGTTCTTATGTCATTTTCTCGAAATTAAGTTTTCGGTAAATGCTTCGGAACGTTGATTTTATTTTTTCGGAAAAGTAAGCATCTATCAATTATAAACCATATAATTAAATAACGCATTAACGTAATATTTTTAGCATTTTCTATGAATTACAATTTTGTCAAATCCGTCAATTTCAATAAAAAAGTAAACACTGATGCTGTCGCTGCTACAAATCAGATCCCAAATACAGTCATATATGATCATAAATCAAGCAAAATAATATCGTTATATCGTGTATTTCTCCGAAGGAATCACAGATATAAGAATTTATAAAGCCATTTTTGGGTTGCTTGCAGCGGCAATTTGCAATAAATAACGAATTATCGTTCATTATTTGGAAAACCGATTTTTGGGGCAAAATTCTGTTTCAGATGGGGGCGTTAGCCCCCTTCCCGGCGATAGCCGGGAAAAGCTCCATTGTCGAATACCGAGCGTTAGCGAGGTATGAGTGCAATGGAGGTTGACGGTTCTAGTTCTGAAGTTGGCGTTAGCCAACGAAGAACTACTGTAGTATTTATTTTTAAAAATGCCTTTAAATCCTTGCTTTTTTAATCTCAACATGTTACTATAGAGCAAAGGTGTACTAGACTAAGGCATTTGCATAAACTCTTTGCATTTTAGGATTTTGCATTTGCGGTTAATACTATCTATTTAATTATCTTTTGTAATATAATTATGGCAAAATTGGCTGTATTTTGTTATACAAAAATAGCCTGCAAATGGGGGTAGAAAATTATGTAGAAAGTGTACGTTTCCCAAAATTTACCAGCGCGTTTTGGCTGGCAAGAATGTATGTGAAAAATGTACATTGTTAAATGATTTAACAATGTACATGCCTATGTTAATGAAATAAGGAGTTTGTTTTGGAAGAAAAACGCGAAAAAGAACACTTTATCCTCGTATACAATAATGATCTTAATTCAGAATATGATAACTATTTAACTCCAATGGATGCTTTCGTATATACAACAATGAAATTGATGGCAGGGAGTCCATACGGAATGGATGTTCTTTATGCTACACCTGATTCCATTTGTGTTTATGCTTTAGGCGAAGATTGTTCAAAAGTCCCGCAACGCTTTGTAAGAGATTTAAGGGTTAGCCTTAAACGAATTGCTAATAACGGGTATTTTCCATATGTCTCAGACCGGAGGCAGGTGTTTGATGTAAGCACATTTAGAAAAAGAGATGCCATGGCTAAAGATGGTATAGAAAAGTTTGTAATGATTCCTATATCTTCTTACAAAAAAATCTTCCAGGCATTTGGGCTTACTGAAACACTTAAAGTAAAAGTCTTTTATTTTTATTTGAAATTAACAAGGTTAATTGGCTTTCGCACTGGTGTATGTACTTATTCATTGGATATCATCTCTGAAAAAACTGGTGTAAGTAAACGTACAGTTCAGAATTATATAAAAACATTGGAATTATATAGAGTTATTACTGTATATCACATGGGGAAAAATGTTAATTGCTATGCAAACTATCCCACTAATGTGATTGGACAATACTATAATCGTGAAAAAGTCCTCCAATATGGAAAAGATATTTATAAAGAATTTTGTTCTAAATATCGTTTGGATGAGGATGGAAATAAGAAAAGTCAGCAAGCATCTGCTTAAAATTTTTTACTCGCACAAGGGTGTATTTAGCTAACATACCATTTAACAGGCAAGGAGATGATTATATGCCGCCGTAATACCCTACACGGGAAAATCTTATTTGATCCCGTTAAGCCAGAAGTTCCAATATAAGAGCAGAAAGGATTTGACGATTATGAAAAACAATATCAGCTATATGAAGATTAAAAGGAGTTTACCCAATGAACAAGAACCTGGAAGCCACACGTGCCTGGTACGAAGAACATAACCTGCTGGAAGAATTTTATAAGAAATATGTTTGTGTTGATTGCCGTTACCGCGATGCTTGTGCAGGGGGAAATGGTGAAATGCGGATGGGTTGCGACAACTTTGAAAAGCGCCATACCACCAAGACGGCACAAAGTGCCTGGAATGAAATGAGCTTTAGAAGATACCCTGCCCGCGGAACGTTGACACAATCGCAGCGTTATCGCCGGGAACGTGGGGAGGCGTGAGCGTTGCCTAAGCAGCAGACATGCCAGATTTTTATTTATAAGATTAACAGCCAGCGGCTGGCAGAAGCAAAATGGAACTTAACCTTGCCCCTTGAAGAAGCCCGCCGCAATGAAGAGATTGTCCCGCTTGCCAGTAGCCAGCAGCTGCGTTGGATTGATGCTTTGAATAACATGGTAAATCAGGAAGCCAAGGCAAAAGCTGTGAAGCGGCGGATCAAGGATTTGCGGCATGAAGAGAATTCCCCCGAAAATAGACGGGAGATCCGTCAGTTATATCAGCAGTTAGATAAAATACAGTTTAAGCCTGATTATGTAACGGTGGTGATCCACAATAAAAGAGATTACCGCCGTGCCCGCAAAGGTTTTTACATAAACGGTGTACGTTATGAACGCCTTCTTGGGACCACGGGTGGTGTAAAAAACAATACCATCGTATTTGTAAGCAGCCGGTTGGTAAATGAATTACGCAAACGGATTAACAATGGCCGGAATCCTGATCAAGAATTCATTCCCGCTAAGTTGGAAGCTTACCGTGCGTTGACTTGTTCTGCATCCATTCCTGTAACAGAGCCGGATGGTATCTTGGTTGTAAATGATTGTCTGACTCACTTCAAGGACGATGTGATCTTGATTGATGACAGTAACGATGGCGAGCCTGAAATGACCCACATCAAGGATTATGATTGTGAGTTAAATGCCAGTGATGGTTTTGGGCTGATGAGTTATGAACTTGCACAGCAATGGAGTGAAGATTTACAGCTTGAAAAGACTATGAGTGGCTGCTGCATTCGTAATGCTTTTTGTAAGGGAATGGTTTTTCCCTTCCCTTTCCGTGAGTTTGCCAAGAAGGTTGCCAAGAAGAATATGGTTCTTGATGCCTGGGGCACTTGGCGAGATATCCACCGTGTTCAGTTAGTACTCACCACTTCTATGTTAAAGCTGTGGGATTCTTATGATAGTCTGGAAGACTACATGGATAACTGCCATGAAAATGGATACACATTTGCCGTAACAAAGACCTGTGAATTGGAACTGGAGAATGAACGCAATTTGAATTACCAGTTCATCCAGAGCTACCGCTTGACAGATGAGCAGATCCGAGAATTGATAAAACCGACTGTTGATGAATTTAAGGCTGTTCTCGGAGGGAATTGGGAAGATGCCATATTGTTCTTGCGTGGGCCGCGGATGAAGGCAGATCCTGGATACATCAAAGGGTTGGCAGATGATTATGTCAAAGCCTTGATGATTGAACCAGAACTAATCAATGACCGTTATATCCAAGAACATATTTATCGGATGCTTCGCAAGAAAATTGACAGAGCAAAGACTGGTGTTTTGAAAGTACACGGCAATTTCCAAGTATTGAGTGGTGATCCATATGCACTGTGTCAAAGTATGTTTGGTTTGGAGGTTACGGGGCTATTAACCGCCGGGCAGTTTTACAGCAAATATTGGATTGACTGTGGCGTTGACAAGGTTGTGTGTTATCGTGCCCCTATGAGCTGCCATAATAACATCCGGGTGATGGCTGTAAATAAAAGCGATGAATGCCAGTATTGGTACAGGTATATGAAGACCGTATCTATTTTGAATGCCTGGGACAATACTTGCGCTGCGCTGAATGGAGCCGACTTTGATGGCGACTTAATGTTCAGTACAGACAACCGCGTACTTTTGGAAAACACCAGAGCTACCCCGCCCATCTTATGTATCCAAAAGAAGGGCGAAAAGAAGGTTCCCACTGAAGATGATTTTATAGAATCCAACATGAATGGATTTGGAGACTCGATTGGTAAAATCACAAATAGAATTACCACAATGTTTGATGTACAAAGTCGTTTTGAAGTGGGTAGCCGAGAATTTGAAACTCTTGAATATCGGATCTGCTGTGGGCAGTTATTCCAACAGAACTCCATTAACGATAGTGGCCTTTGGTGGTGACACTAGAGTGAAAATACGGTGAACCCATATTTGGGGTGTGGTGATATTTTATCACTGCTAACAGGGAAAATCGCAAAATGAATTTATAAATTCAAAGACAACCCTGTGCCAAGCTTTGCGGGAAACCACAATGAAGGTGCAACGACTAGGTTATACTACCTAAAAGCTATATGCCATGGTAATGAAAACCACTTTGGCTATATATTAACCCCATATATAGCCAAAGAAGCGCCGTATATCTCTTATGAGATAATGATATAGTCTACTCCCCTATTAAATATCGGGAAACCGAGGGTATTAACATTAGGAGATCGTATAAAAGGGGTCAAGTCGAAGCCAATGCCTAAAAGTTGGTATGACTATTCTGCTTGCAAAATTGAAGATGGTGATGATCCCGACACTATTGCTGACAAGCAGTTTAACATGCGGATATTGGCAAACAAGAAACCATACTTCATGAGCTATATTTACCCTGAACAGATCCGTGGATATAAGAAATATATGAATGCCATCCGCCGCAAAACAGTACGGGAAATGAGTGATGACGCCCAGGATATTTTGGCAAAGCCAGAAGAAGAACGTACAGAATATGAAAACACTTTCATCCAGTATTACTTGTTCAAGAATCCAGTTGGTATGAACTTGTGTACAATGAACCGGATCTGCTGGATGATTGAAGAAGAAATGGATGGGTATTTGAAACACCTGCGCCATGATGATGTGCTTGATTATGATGCCATCAAGAGTGGTAAAGAGTATAGTCTTTCTACTTACTATGCTACAAGAAAGGTATTCTTGGAAGCTGTTGATTGTGCCAAGCGAAAGCAAAAAGAACTCGCCACCAGTAAAGTAAGTACAAACAGCGATTATGATTATTCCAGACATTATGCAATGTATCTTGATGAGCTGCGCCGCGAATTGCTTGAAAAGTGTTCTGATGACGATATGCTCTATGATATTTTAATTGATGTTTGCAAACGTAGCAACGCTTCCCGTGAGTTGATTTGGAAATTGTTTGGGGACAAAATTGTAAATTACCTACTCAATAAACATGGCAATAAAATTTATGTAATTGTAAAAGATCCCGCCGGGGATGTTGCATATTGCGGAGATCGATATAAGACTATTGCTGTTGATATGAATGAGGCCGTACATAATGAAACTGGTGATGAATGAAATTGAGCTTGTTGAAGATTTGATTGAAAAGAAAGGGTTGGGATATGACATGACGCGCCAGGTCCCAACCTATTTGGCGAAATATTATTTTCACCAAGGATACAACCGTAAGGATGTATACGACAAGATCAACATGTTTATGCTGGCTAATTGTCCGGGGTACAATGCAGTACTTTGCCGGGAAATGGTTGATAAGAGTATTTCGTATGCAGAAAAGCATCCTATTGTATGTGTTGATGGGATTTCTGTTACTGAAAATGAAATTGAAAAGATTTGTGCCTTGCCAGCAAAGCGTATGCGCCGGGTAATGTTTGCTTACCTGTGTATTGCCAAGTTCAACTATTTGGTAAATGAAAAAACAAACTACTGGGTAGGTACTGATGACAAGGATGTATTTAGACTTGCTGATGTAAAGTTGAGTGAATACAATCGGGATCTAATGCTCCATGAGTTACATAAACTTGGATATCTTGGATTTAGCCGTGCTATTGATAATTTGAATGTACAGGTTTTGATTGTAGACAATGAATCTACTCCTGTTCTGTTTGTAAAGAGTTTTGATGACATTGGAGCACAATGGGAAATGTTTTGTGGCGAAAGCTATGTTCCTTGTGTCCGCTGCGGGAAATATATAAAAAAGACGGGAAACCGTAAGAAATATTGCCATAAATGTGCCCGATTGGTAAACATCGAAAAGACAACTGAAAGAAAAAGTAAAAAGGTTTGAAATAGAAATTCAAAAAATTGCCATTTTCAAGCGATACAACGATTAAAAATCAGCATTTTGAAAAAGTTGTCCCTGCGATAATATGGGGGGATAAGGATAAGACAATTCTTTACTCCCCTAATATTATTGAAAAGGATGAACAAAATCCGTGATTGAAATTACCGTAAACGAAGCCAAAATTGTACGAAAGCATTATCCGTGTGCATGTATTGCCAAAACCAAGAACAAGCGATATCTGGAAGAGAGCGTCCGATACCTGTGTTTGCTGCCCAACAATCTGCAGGCCGTAAATGCTCTTAATGAGATTCGTAAAGAAACTGAACGTAGAAAGCGTTATTATGGTGCACAGGAGGTAATGTAATTATGGCACAGGTAAAAAAAGCTGTTAGCTTTAAGAATGCAGTAATCAATATGGATGACCATACGATTACTGAGTTTGGGAAAGATGATACTAAGGTTTACCGTCTTGGTGACGTACTGAGAGACTGGCACAATGTAGAGGGTGTTACTTTCACTATTCAGCAGACTGAGGAACTCCCTGCTATGAACGATCAAGAGGATGACTGTTGATGCCCGTGGAATATAAGATTTTGCGGGATGAAGATCCTATTGCATTTCAGTACCGTGTAAGCAAAGACAAAGATTTGATTGGCACATGGCAAGATGTTGCAGATATTTGTAATCGTGAATTGGGGTACGAATATAGCGAAAGCAAATACCGGAAAGACTTTGCCGCTTTCACAAAGTTGTTTAATGCCAATCAGAATAAGCTTGTTGATGCTGATGATCGGATGCGAGAGGTAGAGCAGCGAGAGTTTGAGCTAAGAAAGAGTGCTCAGAAATTTTATGATCAGCGGCGTGAGTTTAATAAAATTGCTGCTAAGGAAGCGCGGGCGGAACACTTGGAAGATGTGCTTGCAAAATGCGCAGAAAAATTGTGTGAGACTGCTCCCCTGTTGTCAGAAGAAAAATATACTGAAACTTCCGATGGTGTTGAAGCTGTTGTATTTTTGGCTGACTGGCATTATGGAATGGTAACGGACAATGTATTTAATCGTTATAATACCAAGATTTGCAAACAGCGCGTACAGGATCTGACCAATAAAGTGATTGAACGCTTAAAGTTGCATAAGCCACAAAAGCTCCATGTTGTTTGCCTTGGTGATGCTTGCCATGGCGGAATTCATGTAAGTGCAAGAGTTGAAAGCGAAGAAGCTGTATGTGACCAGCTGATGAATGTATCTGAATTGATGGCAGAAGCTATTTATCGCATGAGCTGCTATGTGCCTTATACCACCGTATATCATACATACGGAAACCATTTACGGACGATTCAGAATAAAAACGATAGTGTACACGCTGATAACATGGAAAAACTGATTGGCTGGTGGATGAAAGAACGCTTTGCCAACATTGGTAATATCTGTGTTGAAGACAGCGAGTATTATGAATTTATTAAGCTAACTGTTTGTGGGTACAATATTTGCTGTACACATGGTGATCTTGATAGTAGTAGAAATATCGGGGCCACGCTGAACACTATTTTCAGTAAAATATACCACGAAACGATTGACTATACGGTGACAGCTGACAAGCATCATATTGAAGAATTCGATAGTCTTGGTATCGAAAATACTATTGTGCCTGCCTTGTGTGGCACTGATGGTTACGCAAACCAGCACCGTCTATATGCCAATGCTGGACAGACCATGATGATCTTTAATCAGGATGGCAAGGATGCTACTTATAACATCCGCTTGAAATAATGACATTATCTTTTAGCTGATATTTACTAAATTGCCGCGGCGGCGGCAGCCAACATTTAGTTGGCAAACTCCCTTTTATAGCGTGTTTGCAAGGGACGGCAGGCACGCTATTTATTTTTCTTATGTTTTATAGTTGGCAACAAGAGCTGGATGCACTGCCTGGGTTCATATCCCAGGATTAGGTAGGTTCGATTCCTGCGCCAGCAACCAACATGGACGTTCTTTAACGTCCATCATTTTACCTCCTTTGAGGCAAGGTGTATTTCGCCTTGCCTATATTATGACTATCCCCGCCGAGCCTATGGATGTGATTTGCATTTATGCGCAACCTGGCGGGTATTTTGTTTTTAGTCTGTCTCTTTTTGAATTTTGAGACAGACTTTTTATTTTTCTGGTCAGGTGGCAGAGTTTGGCTGATTGCGCTCCCCTGCTAAGGGAGTGTTCCGATACAAAGGAACCGTAGGTTCAAATCCTATCCTGACCGCCATTATTATTTGAAAGTTGAGGTTTTTGCATGGCTAGAAAAGCAAAGGTACTGGAAACTGGAACAGATACGGCCAGTGCAAAGCTTTACAAATGTTTAAGATGCTCTAAAGAATACGAAAATCCGATTGGTCATTTTTATAAGATTGTGCACTCTCCGCTATATAAGGCAAACGACTGCTATGCTCCGCTGTGCAAAGATTGTGTAAATGAGCTATTTCAAGAATTCGCACGCAGATATAGTAGCGAAAAAACCGCTTGCATTTTGATGTGCCATCTGTTGGATATTCCATTTTACCACAGTTTGTTTGATTCTATTATATCAAACAATAACACATTCAGTCCTGGTCTATACCTGAGAATTATTAACGGCAAACAGTATCAATATCAAAATTTTAGCACTACCCTTGTAAGCAACGAGTTAAACAAAACAGAAGTTGATATCCGTGACCAGAAAGAAGACAAGTGGACAGCTGCTGAAATTAGGGTAAAAAATGAGGTCATAAAAATTGTGGGGCATGATCCATTTGATGGGTATGATAGCGATGACCGCAGATATTTGTTTGGTGAATTTTCTAAATACCTTGATGATGATTTGGCAGAAGACCCATTTAAGATGTCACAGGTAATCCAGATTATAAACAATAATAACCAGATCCGAAAATATGATCTCTTAATCTCCAAGATGAACCCTGTTACATCCAAGGATGATATTAAGGTTCTGAATGAGATGAAGACAAAGCTTGTGGCAAGTAACGATAAAATTGCGAAAGAGAATGAAATCTCTGTAAAGAACCGTTCCAATAAGGCTGCTGGCCGGAATACGTTGACCTTCCTTATGAAAGATTTGAGAGAGAAGGACTTCAAAAAGGCCGAGGCCAATTTCTATGATCAGCTGCGCTCAGAGGGCACGCAATGGGCAGCCAATATGAGTTTGAAAGCAATCAAGGAAAATACCTTCTTTGATGAAAATGATGAAAAAGAAGTTTTCGATATCCAAAGAGGTTTGATTGACAAATTCCAGGCTGAAAGTGACGAATATAAAGAAAAATATCGGTTAGCTTTGGTTGAAGTAGAAGAACTAAAGAAACAGTTGGACGGAAACGATGGTTAACCGAAAATATGTAATGACGGATATTAAGCGCCAGGCATGTGAGTGCGATGCCGAAACCATTGCATTTTACAGAAGAAACCCTGTTATTGCGTGCCGCGATTTGCTTGGTATCCAGCTATTTGATGCCCAGGCATATATGCTTGAACAGAGCTGGAATGCACAGCATGTACTTTGGGCCTGCAGTCGAAATTTTGGTAAATCTTTTGTTGGTGCAATTTTCATGATATTGAAGGCACTGCTTTATGAGAACCAGGCTATTTATATTGTTTCTTCCGTTGGTGATCAGAGTAAAGAAACCTTCACTAAGATTGAGGAAATTGTTACCCGCATTGGTAAGACGAGTGCTTCTATCCGTTCCCTGAAGGATATCGCTGAAAACGAGACTGTCAAAACACCTACAAACAAAACTGGATTTTCCCATAATCCCGCTGGGTATTCTGTAGCTTTTTATAATGGCAGTGAAATTTTTACGCTGAACAGTAATCCCGACAGTGCAAGAAGTAGGCGTGCCACCCTTGTGTTTTTTGATGAAGCCGCATTCTGTGCAGACGAATTGATCACAGTTTGTGAAGCATTTGCAACCCAGAATACAGACTTTGTTACTGACACCAGTAATTCTTATAATCCTGATACTGAGCCGCGGCGTGTGCCAACGCAGTTGGTTTATGCTTCCAGTCAGGACAACATGGATAAGATTTTTTATAAGCATTATAAGAATTTTGCAAAGCGTATGATTGCCGGTGATAGAGACTATTTTGCTTGTGATATGATTTGTGACGTTGCAATCAAGGTTTATATGCAAGGAAAGCCATACAAACCCCTGCTGACGCAGGATAAAGTTGACGCAGCTATGAAGGTAAATAGACAAAAAGCATTAAGAGAGTAATTTGCTCGGCATATTTTGTAAAAAAATATGTCCCATCCTCATTGAATTGCTGGAACCCCCTAAAGCTTATATGCCAAAGCGGAGAGATGAAATATGCTCATACGTAATGGATGTGAAAACAGAAAAAACATATAAGATGGTGCAAGGTTAAATCCTAAACACTAAAAATGGGCAATCAGCAGCCAAGCCTCGAATAGAGGAAGGTTCAACGACTAACCAGTTGGTCACTGGTGTAGGTAGATAAGTTTATGATCTATCGAAGTGGTGAGGCGACTTGTTTATCAAGTTGATGATATAGTCTTAGCACATATGAAAGTATGTGGTACTAATAAGTACACTACCGGGTTGCGCCGGTTTTATTTATGTAAAAAAGAGGGTGAATGTATGCCGAAAAAATGGACACAGGAAACATTTGTGGAACGCATTCATTCATTAAACCCTAATATTGAAATATTAAGTCAAATTTCTACTTGTAAATCTCGTGTTTCATGTAGATGTAAAACTTGTGGTTATACTTGGAGTTCAGTTGGTTCAGAGTTACTTGCAGGCTCTGGTTGTAGGGTTTGTAATTATAAGCGTGGACTAGAGAATAGAAAAGGTAAAACCAAGCGAAAAACGAATGAAGAATTTATTGCTTTGATTAAAAAGACCCTCCCTGATATTGAAGTTATTTCAGAGTATAAGGCACAACGATTTAAGGTTAAATGCCGGTGCCTTATTGACGGATATGAATGGGAAGCCTATCCTCAAAATTTGGAACGTGGACATGGATGTTCAAAATGCGCAGCAAGGAAAGCCTCTAAACGCATGACAATCTCAAATGATGTATTTAAGGCCCGTGTACATAACCTGAATCCAAATATTATTTTTAACGATATCTACTATGGGAACACAACCCGCATTGACTGCTTGTGTTCTGATTGTGGACATAAGTGGAATACTGCAGCAAGTCAATTACTTGCTGGTTGTAATTGCCAGCGCTGTGCTGCGAAAATCAGAGCAAAAGAGTATAACCTTATCTCTAATGAAGAATTCACTAGCAAACTACATCGTGTAAATCAAAATATTGAACCTCTTGAAGAGTATAAAGGTTACAATACCAAAATTCTGTGCAAATGCTTAACTTGTGGGCACAAATGGAGTGCCTTGCCGCATAATCTTTTGAAGAATGAAGGATGCCCCAAATGTTATATTTCTCATGGAGAGGAAGCTATTGCCACTTATTTGGATTCAGAGAACATAAAATATGACATTCAGTATCGTTTTGAAAAATGTCGATATATTAGACCTCTTCCATTCGACTTTTATCTTCCAGATTATAATACCTGTATTGAATATGATGGACAACAGCATTATTGGCCCATTGATTTTGCAGGTCATGGAGAGGCAGATGCACAGGAAGCTTTTGACAAAGTATTAACCAGAGATTCAATTAAAACTGAATTTTGTGAAAGCAATAATATTTCATTACTTCGTATCCCCTATTGGGAACAAAACAATATTTCAAATATAATTTCAAATTTTTTACATAAATAACAGTAAAAGTTTCTGTATTATAATCGTCCAACAATGGATGGTGGTGCTGGTCAAATTGTAAAGTGGGCAACGATTCGTCGAAATGAACGCAATATTTTACCACAAGTTTATGGTGATGGCAAAAGCCAGTATGCGCTGGCATTTGACCCTGCACGAACGATTGATAACAGTATTGTTGGTTGTATGCGACTTTATAAAGATGATACTTTTGGTATGTGTGGGGATATTGTGTTTGTAGAAAACATGGTTGACACCGCAAGTCGTAAAAAGTATAAACTTGACTCCACTAGACAAATTGAAGAACTGCGTGAAATTATTTTACGTTTTAATGGCAACGCACCTGATTATGAATTTATAGACACAATTAGTATTGATCAGGGTGCTGGTGGTGGTGGTACTTCTACTTATGCTGATAATTTGCTGGCGAATTGGAAGGATAAGTCAGGTTATGAACACCGTGGGCTAATTGATGCAAAGCACCCCATTTACGAGGGGTATGCGGATCGTTATCCCGATGCCGTGGATAAAGTGCGTTTGATTAGTCCCAAAAAATACCGGACACAAATGGTGGAAGAGTTTATTACCCTAATGGATTTGGGGGTAATACGCTTCCCTCTTGAATGGAATGGAAATGATTTTGTTCAAGTGGTAACAGGGGTTGATAAAACTACTGGGCAAGAAACAATGGATGTTCACGAATTAAGCCTTGAAGAACAGGCCGCATGGCAAAATATTGATTTAATGAAAACAGAGGTTACTTCTATCCACAAATCAACAAACCCAGAAAACACCACCGTAACTTATGCTCTGGCAAAAGAGCTTGAAAACAAAATGCACGATGACCGATTCTATGTTGCTATTTTGCTTGCTCATAGGCTATTTGAACTTAGGCGAAATGCTACTGTGCGGCAGCGGTCAGAAAGTGATGATGTTTTACCGCCAAATTGTATAACAAGTATTGATTTTTAAGGATGTGATGCAGGTATGGAAAATAATGAAAATTTTGATGTAATAGTTGCATCAAGTCCAGATGAAGAAACTGTTATTTTAACGGCAGATCAGCTTGCCAATAATAAAATGGATGAAATTCTGCGCAGTGTAGTCGCAACTTACGATCCTGAGAATAAACAGTTTAGTGCGTTTTTGAGTGATAAAAATAGTTCTGAGACTTTGACTGTTGATCGAATTGATGAATTGGCAAAGAACCCACAAACGTCATTAAATAATCTTTTAACGATCAACGCTTGTATCCAAACTTATATAAATAAAGACGATTTGATTGGTATTACCTTTGATGCAATCGAGGCAAATGTAAATACTGAGTTCAAATGCTCTTATAAAAAATATCCAGAGCAGCGGAACAAAACAAAGGCTGTTGAAAATGCACGGGCTATTGTAGATGACTTTTTTGATCAAATTGATGCCAAGAAAATTATAAGATCTGCAATCCCCATTACATTTGCAGAGGGTAACTACATTATGTGTCTGCGCCATAAGGATGAAAACTGGATTGTTGATTACTACCCACTTGGTGTTGCAGAAATTAGTGACTACACATCTAATGGGCGGCCCATTGTTTTGATTAACATACAAAAGCTGAAAGACGCTTTGAGTAAAACAATGCTGAAAGACAAAAAACGACAGCCATTATTCTTTAATACCCAAGACGAAGAGGTTGAAGCCAACTATCCGCCTGAAGTGTATGAAGCATACAAGAATAATGACACCTATGCAAAACTGGATGTTGATATGACTGGCGTTTTGCGTATTGGTAATATTGGCCGGAAATATGGTGTATCTCCATTTTTGCGTGCATTAAAACCTGCCTTGATGCTTGAAACTTTCGATACTGCTGACCGTACAAATGCTAAGGCAAGAAACAAGAAAATCATTGTTCAGTATTTGAATGAGAAAATCCTTGGCAGTAATTGTGAAAGAAATGGTTATGCACAGCAGCTTGTTGCACATAACAATTTGCTTAGTGCCTGGAAACAAAGCACGGTTGTTGTTACTCCACCTGCCTATGTTAAGAGTATCGAGTACGTAGAGCCAAAAGTTGAAATGACCAATATTGATACAGTGCGCCAGTACAGAAACCGTGAAATGGCGGCGCTTGGTATCAGCTTTATGAATTCTGATGGTACGCAGACCGTTTCGACTGCAAATATTAGCCTTGGTCAGCTAATGAAGAATATTGATAAGATCTGTGAACAGTTGGAAAGTGTATTCAAAGACTGGGCCATGCTCGTTTTGCGGGAGAATAATGTTGATGCGGAATACTGCCCAGATATTAAGATCTCTGCTTCTGAGATGATGAGTATGGATATGAAGAAAGCTCTTTCTGGTTATCTATTCTCTACTTTGGGTTGTAGTTACGAAACTGCCTATAAGATGATTGGTGTTGATATTGCCGATGAACGTGCTAGACGCGAAAAAGAAAATGGCAATGATTATGATAGTATCTTTACGCCGCATAGCACCGCATACACCACTAGTTCTGGTAGCAGTTCCAGCAGTGGTAACAATTCTGTAGGTGATGACGAAGCCAAAGTTGGACGCCCCAAAGGTGAAACCACAGAAAAACAGGCTTATGACAAAGCCCGTAATGACGCAAAGAAGGCACAGCAATCATAATGTGCGGTAAAATGCCTTACTGCTTTATTTTTGTAAATATAGGTGTAGACAATGGATAAAATGCAAATTTATAGCAACCGCGTAATTTGTTGTGCACAGGAAGAAACCACAGATACATATACGGCCAAATTTGTTATTTGTGATTTCTCTGTAAACGGAAATGGGCGGCAGCTAAACCATGATACCATCAAAAATTGGATGGGAACTCTGGTAAATAAACCCCTGGTTGGGAAAATTGTTACAACTTCAAAAGGCTCTGATTTTACAGGTCATAACATGAAGATCGTATGGAAGAAAGACGAAAATGGAAATGTGTATAAAGACGCCGAGTTTGATACTGACGCCTTTGGTACATTTACTAACGTTGCGATTGAAAAAATTGATGACGTTGATTGTGTTGTGGCAACATGTGAGATTTGGAAGCGCTTTACTAAAGCGTGTGCATTGATTCTGAAAAGAATTGAAAATGGCACTCTAAATTCCAGCTGGGAAATTACAATTTTGGATTCTCACAATGAGCTTAGAGAAGGCAAAATCATCAAGGTGATTGATGATGGAATTTTTACTGCGCATTGCTTGCTTGGTGAGAAAGTAACTCCTGCATATGCTTGTAGTAGAATGCTTGAAGTTGCGGAATTGGATCAAGACAACGAAGAATCTCTCGATGATGAGATAACTAACGCTATCGGCCAAGATATTAGTGTGCTAAATCAAAACAATGAAATGGAGGTAAAAGGCATGAATAAAAAGGAAATTAAGGATGCTGCAGTAGAAAGCACTGAATCTAATGTGCCTAATACTGTAGAAATGTCTGAAAAGAGTAAGCCTACCGAAAAAACTGATGAAGAGAAAAAGGATAAAGATCCCCCTGCCCCGGTTGAAGATGACGACGGTAAAGGTAATGACACTCATAACGACGAAGACGAAGAGAAAAAGGACGACAAAGATAAGGCAAGCACCAATGAAACTGCCAGCCTGACCGATGCCGACATCTTCCAGAAAATCTATAAGCTTCTGCGTGACCGCGGTGTTATGGGCTACATTGATTGTATTTTCCCGGAAGAGCATGAAGTCTGGGTAAAACGTGATGGCAACCGCACTGAATATGACGTATATCATTATGGTGTTGAAGATGATAATGTTGTTTTGGGTGATCCGCAGCCTGCAAAGATGACAATGACTCTGAAAGAAGCTAGTGAAAAGGTTTCTCAGCTGGCAGATGCCGTTGCTAAAGCAGCCAGTGATTTGAAGACCAAAGACGATGAGATTGCTGAACTTGTAATTTATAAGGAAAAATTTGAGGAAGTAGAGCAGAAACGAATTGCAGCTGAAATTGCCGAGAAACAGGATGCTTTGCGCAAGAGCGCTGTAAGCAGTGGTTTTATTACTGAGGCAGAAGTTAGTGAAGGCGGCGAGCTTGCTGAACTGATTGCAAAAAATGATGATAAGGCAATCAAGTGTGTAATTGCTGATCGTTATATGCAGTCTTTGATGGAGAAGGCCGAAAAGGAAAAGGGCAAAAAGCCCGCAAAAGAAGTATCTGAAAAGGTTGAAACGGTAAAGGCAAACCTTGTAGATAAGGCAAATGTAAAACTTGATATGAAGAGCCTTATGAATGATTACCTGAACCGGAAATAAAGATATAAATTAAGAGAGGTACAAATATGATTCGTGAACTTATGGTGAATGTAGCCAAGAATATTCCGGCTATCTATACCGCAAAGACCGCTATGGTTACTGGCATGGGTGTTCAGATTGATCTGAGCAAGAAGCAGCTGGTTCTGCCTGCCGAGGAAACTGCTGAGAACATTTATTTTGTTGAGAAGGAGCGCGTACCGGAAGGCATCTATGCTGGCGTTGCAAACCTGAGCGACTATTTTGAGCAGTTTGTGAAAGTTAAGGAGGGCGAGTTTGCTAAGGCTATCCCCAATTATGAGGGTGAGATGTACGGCACTGATCAGTATGATGACAGCGTTGTGGAAAGCGCCGTTGACAAGTACCTGGCTGTTGGTACTGATGGCAAATGGAAGGTTGCAAGTGCAAGTATTTCTAGCTGCTACAAGCTTGCCGGTTTCCAGGCTGATGGTGTGAACAAGATCGCACAGATTGTTAAACTGGCCGATGCTGGTCAGAATTCTTGATTATAAGAATCAGCTATAAAGAACATAAAATTATTGAGCTGAGAGTTTTTACTCTCGGCTCTTTTTATTGAGGAAGGAAAGTTAATATGCTTAACAATGAAGTTGCAGAGGTTATGAAAGATACCTCCCGCGTGTACGATATTGCGGAAAAGACCACCTACAAGCAGAACCTGACCGCCGAGGAAAAAGAAACCAGTGAAGTTCTGGATGCCTGGGCAAAGGAAGTTGGTAAAACTGGCAATGATAGCAATAAGGAGATTGCCGCTTTTGTTACCCGCACCATCCAGGATGAACTGTATACCGCTCCTGATGAACTGCTGGACAGCATGTTCACCCGTGGTAACATTGGCGAGTTTGATGATTATGAGGCACAGCGTAATGCTAAAAACACTCTGATTGCTCATGAGGCTGCTAAGGGTGGTAATGTTCCCCGCTCTTATCTGAACTTTGAAACCCTGAAGCCGCAGTGGCATAACCTGCAGGTTGAAAGTGACATTTCTTATGTTGATATGCGCAAGAATGGTTGGAAGAGTGTTGCTGAAATCACCACCTTTATGAAGGAGGCCCTGCAGAATAAGCAGTTTGCTGTTGTGCTGAATGCTATTGATGCTGCAATTACTGGCGGTGATCAGCTGATTACTGTTGCTGGCGCAAAGCCGACCATGGAAGCTATGGATGCCCTGACCCTGTACCTGAATGAGTATACCGATGGCAGTCAGCCCTTTACTGTAAGCTTGCAGAAGTACTGCGCACAGATGCGCCGTATGACTGGTTACGCTGAGTACCTGAGCGATGCCATGAAGACTGATTTTAACCGTTATGGCCTTGTGAAGCTGTATGATGGTGTTGCCATTACTGGCATTAGCTCTGCCAAGAAGCTTGGCAATGGTGATCTGCTTATTCCTGATAAGAAGATCTTTGGTATCGCCGGTTCCATCGGCAATCTGGATATGAAGGGCGAAGTTCATACCTATGAGGATATGGATAACAATGGCGAGCGTGTTCACCTGATGGTGAAAGACTACACCTTTGGTTTTGCTATTTCTCATATTGAGCGCATTGCAAAGATTGCCCTGAACTGATTGATCTTTTTAAGTCCAAAGGGTCTACAAAGCCCTTTGGACCTATTATTTTTATGGAGAAGGTAAAATGATGACCGAAAACAATTTTATTGAGGTTTTGAATTATAACAATAATTCTGTGGCCGTTGAAGGTGTTGACCCGCAGAAAGGCCACTTGTTCACCCCCGCACAGGATGGTGAACCCACTATGATTCCTATGACTATGACGGAGATTAAATATATCAATTCCCGTTGTGACGCATTCCGTAATGGTACGTTGCGATTCCGCGCTGACGAAGAAGATAAGATTTATGAAACCCTTGGTATTAAAAAATCTGATATTTTGTTCCAGGAAGTGATTGATGACGCTATTCGCCACCCGAATGCAGAAAAGCTAAACAAACTGATTGCCATTAAAAGTGTTTCTGTTTTTGAGCGTGTGCGCGGAGCCTATTATTCTATGGTGAACGCTGGTGAAGACCTTAGTGTAAAGGTTGGTCGTTTGATTGACTTGCGTTATAAAGAATTGCGTGCAGGCAAGTTGCATACAGAACTTGTTGTAACAGAAAATGACGGTACGGCCACCAGTAAACATAATGCCGAAATGGATGAACTGCGCAAACAGATTGCAGAGCAGAATAAACAGTTGAATGAATACAAGGAGCTGTTTGAAAAAATGCTTGCTCAAATGGGTGGTACGGCAGCCTTGAGTGCAGAAAACGTTGACAATAATACTGAAAAGCCGCGTGGCAGAAAGAAAAAGGTAGCCATTGTGACTGAGGAATAATTTATAAAAATGGGAGGCGGTGAGGACATGACTTCATTTTTTAAGGTCTACAATGCTTTTTTTGAAAAAATGGAAGCGGATGAAAACTTTTTCAATTATTTTGATTTGAGTGAAAATCAGGTAATGGCATTGGCCCGCGACCGCGCCCATACATACCTAAAAGAAGCCGTTTCTATTTTGGTGCGTAAAGTAGGAACAGATGATAGTAATTTTAGTTTTAGCGACTACGACGATGAACTTGAAGAATTTAATGTGGATTTGACAGATGATGAAGTAGATATGCTGGCCTGCTTAATGTATGAGCAAGAATATAAGCGCCAGTTCAGTAAGCTAAAAATGTTGGCTTTTCAACATGTACCGTCATCTCTACAGGTATTCTCCCCTTCTAATGAAAGAAAGACAATCCAAGCTTTATATGAACGAATTCATGAAGACAATGTTACCATGATTGACAACTATATGAGCAAAGATAGATTAACACATAAGAGAAAAAGCTTGGATTATAGTGAATTTTCTAGTGATGATTAAGAGGTGGTATTGATGGATATATATAGCCGAGTTCGAGCCATCAATGGAGCCGCTGTAAAAAACACGAGAAAAGACGTTCAGCTTGCGCAAATACGCCAGAGCTTTGCGCAGCATTTTATGGATAGTATTGATTACGAGCCTAATACGTTAGTAAACGGCACAAAACAGTCGTTGCTTGTAAGTAAAAATAAAAGTATTGTTACTGAAAAGAAAGTGCGCACTTTACCTGGTGAAGATATTCCGCTTGGGGCAATCATTGACTGCTATAATTGCAAGTGGATTGTAACAGAAATTGATGCTAATAGGGAGCTTTGTGTTAGTGCAAAAATGGAGCAATGTAACCGTGAGATTATATGGCAAGATCCTGATACAAAAAAAATCCTTACACGTTGGTGTACAATGGAAAAGCCCTATTTTAGCAACCTAGAAGAAAATAAGCAAACTTCTATGAGCCAACGGCAATACAATCTTCAAGTTCCTTACGATGACGATACTGCCAAAATTGATGTTGACCAACGTTTTATGCTAGAAATTATCAACGGAAAGCCAAAGACTTATCGTGTTACATGTGTTGATATCAATACAGAACGATACAGCCTTGATGGGAGTATACGTGGTTTTTTGCTGTTGAATATTGAACAAGATCAATACAATCCAGAGAAAGATAATATTGAAAAAATGATCTGCGATTATATTCCACCTGATAAAAATGATTCTGCAATTATTGCAAAAATCCAGTATGCTGGTGCGCCAAATATCAAGATCGGTGGCAGTGCAAAAACATTTACTGCAAAATTTGTTGATGAACAAACTGGATTGGCAGTAGAAAAACAGGCCATTTGGAGTGTTATATATTTGCCTGAATTCTCCGATAGCGTCCATATAGAGAAAAGTGAAACGTCCTTAAAGATTCTTTTGGATGATAACCCACTTTTGGAAGGGGCTAGTATCAAAATCCAGCTCCAATGTGAAGGTGAAGAATTTATTGATGAATTAATTTGTAAGGCGGTGACTTTGATCTAAATGGCAAACAGTAGTGCAATTATAGAGTATAAGAATCTAATTGTGAAAAAGCTGATTGGGAACAAAGATTTTATTGCCGCCATGGGAAACCCTGATATTAACGAAAGTGATGAGGCTGTATATAAATATATATTCCCCTATTTTTATATACCTGGAACGATTGAAAGTGCACATAGCTACATTTGCATTAAAGTCGATATGCTGAGTACCGCAGGAGACACTGAACTGCTTGGTGAATTTCGCGTAAGGATTTGGGTTATTGTTCATCAGGATATCATGAAAATGAATGGTGTGGGCGGTGCCACAAGGATGGACTATCTTGCACAATTAGTTGATAAAATGTTCAATGGTAGCGAAGCTTTTGGTGTTGGGAAATTGCGCCTTACAAGTAACCTAGAAGATGATTTGGATATGGTTCATCGTTGCCGAGAATTGACATTTTTGACCAAAGATGTTAATGACGGTACTGTCTGTGCAGTATGAATGAATTAAAAGAACAATATGATCAGGCATTAGCGTTTGGGGAAAGCTATTGTATCAACGATTGGATAAAAATAAAGAATCCCAAAATCAGTGATATTATTCGTTTTGGTGAAAAGAAATATTATCAACTGGCTTATGCTTTTACTGCAACGCCAAGTGATTACAAACATCAACTCTTTGACATTGGGCGAGATTACGAAGAAGTTGATGATTACGAGCTGTTTATAATGTTGTTTGCAGATTTAAGGTTTAGTGATAATCATTTAATTTTTGATGGACTTGATACCACCAAAATGATGCGCACTCTTGATACTGAAACAAATATGATTATATTTCGAGATCCTGAAAGTGGAGCTATTATTGACCGCACCATATACTATCAAATTTCTGACTATATTAGTTACATGCTTGGCATCAAAAAGAACTATGAAAAGGCTGCAAATGCTTATACTAAGCGAGTTTTGATTGAAGAAAGCCGTGAAAACGCGAGACTTGCATTAAAGAAACCTTATGAGCCAAGGTTACGACATCTGGCACTTGCACTGAGTGACACGCAAGAATTTAAGCATAATTATTTTGAAGCTTTGGATCTGCCTATCAGTTTGTTTATGGAACATCTAAAACAGGTTCAAAAGCAGAAGAATTATACGAATTTGATGCACGGCATATATTCGGGGAAAATAGATACAAGCAAATTGACAAAGAAACAGCTGAATTGGACGGAAGCCTGATTATAGGCTTTTATTTTTTTTTAATTTTTTATATGAAAGGACGACAAAATATGTTTAATCCTAATGAGTTTTTGATTGACCGCGTGCTGCGTGCCCATATGTTTGATTTCGATGGCCGTCGCCGTTGGACTGCAAGCCAGATTACCGATCCTGTCCTGGAGTGTGCTGGTGAAACTGTGTTTTCTACTGATGCTTTGGGTTCCAACATTATGGCTTTTGAACGCAGTAAGAATGCAACCTTTACTTGTAATAATGCCTTGATGAATATCCCGATGCTTGCTGACCAGATTGGTAGCGAGGTTGAGACTGCAACTGAGCAGAAGAAACAGGTTTTTACTTGCTTTGAGTTTATTGAAGTGAATACTGATGGTGCTACTGCCACTCTGACCCATACCCCGTATGAGGAAGTGAGCGGTGTTCCCTTTAAGTACATTGACAAGGTTGATGGCAATGGTGCAACTGAGGCAACTTATGAGCTGGGCACTGCTGCTGAAAGCAACTTTAGCGTGAAGGGTTCCACTGTTACCCTGCCGACTGGTGCTGGCCTGAAGGCCGGTGATCGCCTGGCTGTCCGTTATAAGTTTGAAACTGCTACTGGTGCAAGTATTGAGAATATTGCTGACCATCATAGCGAGTATGGCGAATTTATGATTGAGGTTCTGGCCTACTCTCCCTGTGACACTGCAACCAAGTGCGCACTGAATATCATCTTCCCGAATTCTAAGCCGGATAACAATGTGAGCCTGACCCTGACCAACGAGCTGAGTCACCCGCTTTCTGTTAGTGCTATGCCTCGCTACTGCGATACTAACAAGAAGCTGTTCCGCATTGAAATGCTGAGTGAGTAATTATGGCGGCTAAGAAGCTAAACTGGTGCCGCACATGTGGCAAACAGTATAAAGTTTGTTATACCTGCCAGAATGTGAAAAGTTATATGCCGTATCGCATTATTTGCGATACGGCGGCACATTATCAGATCTTTTTACTGATTCAGGAATATAGAAAAGGGATTATCACTAAAGAAACTGCACTTGAAATGCTGAGGGCTATTCCGCTTGAAGTAGGTGAAGAAAAGACATTTTTGCCTGATGTCCAAAAGTGCTTGCAAGAAATCCGTGAAGCAGATGTGCAGACCATTGCTAAAGCGCAAAAAAGTGACGTTACTCTGAAAGATACCAATAAGGTAGAAGTTAAAAAGCAAAAGAATAAAGGGGGTACGGAGTAATATCCGTATCCCCTATTTTTTAGCGGGTACAAAACTGTTTTTTTTCAACTATACTTTTTTACAAGAATGTGGTATATTATATAAAAAAGTCTAGTTATCTTAAGTGAAATTTTCCAAGGATGATGTCTCATGGGAACATTGACATTTACAAAAATGACAAGGCCCGCAGATTCTACTTTTACATGCGGTGTACAAAGTATTGACAAAATGGTACAAGATTCATACTTTTTGTGCCTAATGAAACGCAGTTATGCCTACGAGGTAACAGCTGAGGGGTTCGTTGTTGCTTATTACCGTATTGAATTGAGGCGTTTTAACAACTCTGAATTTGACCCACCCCTGGATGAGCATTCTCTTAATTTATATAATGACCTTTATTCTATTCATATTCAATATATAGCAGTACGTCAAGAATTTCAAAAGCATTGTATCGGAACTACTATTTTTAAGCATATTTTATTATCTATTGAAGATATTGTGAAATATTGTCCTTTACGTCTGGTTACATTAGAAGCTTTTAGAGAACTTAAAAGTTGGTATGAAAGGTTTTCTTTTATAGATTTAGAACCAAGTTTAGACAACCCCGAAACAGAGTTTATGTTTTTAGATCTAGTTTCTCCCTCTGACTTGGATAAAATACAGTCGATTGAAACATCATATATGTAAACAAATATTTAGGAGAAATCATTTATGATTCAGGAAACTCATAATATTTCACATGAAGCAATGGAAAGATTACAACATTATTTGCGTTATCCTTCACATGAAAATGCTGTGTTGCGAGAATCTATCATAGAACAACTGCGTTCTGAAGCTCATTCGACTTGGAATCAAATTTCAGAAACCGTTCAATTTGACAATTTGGATCTCAGCTTTTTGTCCAACTTTCAATTAGAGCCAAAATTTCAATATTCTAAAATTTGTATTCCAGGAGATATATTGCCTGAAAGTATTTCTTTAAAGCAAGTTGTATGTGATAATAGCTTTTTAGATACATTACATTCAGGCGAATATAATTCTTTAAGTTTGAATAAATATAGTCCATCTACTGCTGCATGATTGTTTTTTTTCTGCAAATCAATATATGAATACAGGTGATATACAATGGACCAGGCGAAGAACCTATCTCCTATACAAAGTGTTTTACAGATAGACCCCGTTGTTTTTGATGAAATTTCTTTTCATCGTGAAGGTTTTAGGACTAATGATCCTAATATTAAAACGGATTTAGAGATAAGTAAAAAAGTCACAAAATTGTCGGATGGAAAATATCGAGTTACTGTTTTAACTACAGCAACCCGCAAGTCTGAATATGTTGCCAAAGTTCAAATTAGTGGGTTTTGCTCTATTGATGAGTCTTTGAGCAACAAAGACGTTCTATTGAATAATAATGCTGTTGCCATTCTCTTTGCCTATATTCGTTCTCAACTGACATTACTTACCGCGCAGCCAGAAACTGCCCCGATTGTTTTACCTGTGATGAATATTGCAAAAATGTTAGAAGGTTCTATTGAAAGCGAGTAAACGCCAGATGCAACATGGGGTTTAGAGAACTTTGTGACGACCATTTTTACGAAAGCAAAATATTTAATATAACGTTTTTAGAATTTTTATAAAAATCAACTTATGCCGAGTGGCCTATATGGCTGCCCGGCTTTTTTGTTTTAGAGGAATATATGGCAAGCAAATTTAATGTGAGTAAAGATAAAACACGCCGTACATTTGCTGGAATTATTTTTGACAGCGAACTGGAAATGAAATACTATCGTGATTTTGTTTTACCAAAAATCGAAAGTGGTGAAATCTTAAACTGTGAGCGGCAAATCCCATTTGAATTGCAGTGCGGATACAAACACAAGAAAAGCGATGGGAGTAATGAAACAGTACGTGCGATTGTTTATAAAGCAGATTTTGTTTTAACGTGGAGTGATGGGCAGAAACAAATAATCGACACAAAAGGTATGGCAGATCCTACTGCCCTACTAAAGCGAAAAATGTTTTGGTATAAATATCCTGATCTTGATTACAGATGGATTAGTTATTCCAAAAAAGATGGTGGGTGGATTGAGTATGACGCACTAAAAAAAATGCGAAGTGCCCGCCGTAAGCAAAAAAACAAATAAAAGGGAGATACATAATGAAATATTTGACATTACAGGAACGTGTTGATTTTGTAAATGAAGTAATTCAGCTTTGTACTGTTAGCGGCGAATATCAGCCTGCATTGTTTGATTTGATTTTTAGGGTTGTTGCCAGAAAATATTATTTGGGAACTGATTATTCAAACATTCCGCAAAGTGAATGGCCTGAATTTGCCTATGAAAATTGGGAATCGGATTTCCCTGGTGAAATCAATATTGATGAACTTAATGGAATGAAAGATGCTTGTTTGGAACGAGCTGCTGTTGAGCAAAACCCGCTGAATACTTTCTTGGTTATGGCCGCTGGTATTTTGGGCAAAATGGAAAAGAATCTGGATGGTATCGACATGGGTACTTTGACTGAGGCTGCAAAGAGTTTGAGCCGAGTGCCCCCGAAAAAGCTTGCGCGAGCTGCAATCCAGTATGAAAAGATTAAAGAAAAGAAATAAAAGGTAGGGTGCATGAGGTATGGTTAAGAAAAGTGCGCCGATTCGCTTTTATGACGAAGAGAAGATAAAGAAAATAAATCCCAATACTTTGAAATATTGGAAACGATATGAAATGGATATGAGCTTGCGAGAATTAAGCCCAAAGACTATTTATGCTTATTCTAACGATGCGTTACAGTGGTTTATTTATATTTTAGAGAATCAAGGGAATGTGTGTATTACTGAACTTGATGAGAACGACGTAGAAGAATTTTTGTTTTTCTGCAAACAAAGCGGAAATAATAGCCGCCGCATGAAACGACGCATGAGTACCATATCTGCTTTTTATCGGTACTTGCGCAAAAAACGCATTATCAATGAAAACCCCATGGAATTTATTGATCGCCCCAAAAAGGATGTAAATGTAATGGTACAGACGTACCTTACAAAAGAACAAGTGAATGAAATGAGGGTTTCATTAGCCAAAAGAGTCCAAAAAGCGACGTTGGTAAGCGATAAAAATTTATGCTTAACCATGCAAGTGTATGCAATGTTTTCTTTAAGTACATTGGCAAGAGTAAATGCTGTTCGTAATGTAAAATGGGATGCTATTGACTATGACAACCGTATTGTAATCGGTGTGTTAGAAAAAGAACAGCGAATTGTTGATCTGATGTTTAGTAGCGAAGTAAAGGATTTGTTGCTTGAATTATACAATTTTAGGAAACATCATGGAATACAGGATGGTGGCTATGTATTCCCTGCTTATTATAAAGGGACATACCAGCCAATCAGTGCCAGCGCATTGGATGTGTGGTGCAAAGAAATTGGATCAATGATTGGTGTAAGTACATTACATCCTCATGATTTTAGACATAGTGGTGCAACTCTTTTGAAGAATGCTGGTATGAGTCTTGAGGATGTCTCTTCCCTTCTTAATCATCTTGGAACGGATGTAACACAAAAGTTTTATATAAAAGAAGACAAAAAGAAAATCCGCGAAGAAAAAGATAAATTTGAAATTTGAGGTATTTATATGCCCGAATATACAAATTTTGACGATCTACTAAAAGGCGCACAAAGCATAATCGACAATACGTTAAAAACAGCAGTAGCAGATGAAGTAAAAAAAACAATTTCTCAGACTGCAAAAGAGAATGTCATTTTACAAACTCCAGGGCGATCTTCTGGTGGTATTGATGATGTAAATAGTATGGTTGGAGAAGTTAAAACAACTGGTGGCGAGAGCGTATTAACTGTAAAAGATGTTGCAAAGCCCTCCCCTTCTGTGTTTGGACAGCCTTTTGATGAAGCAAAAAATGCAGCAGTTGGCGGGACAATGTTTGCCAGTTGGATTGAGGCCGGGAAATGGGTTGACCTAAAAGCTCTATTGACACATCGCAGATATATGGGCTGGAACCCTGCAGAACATGAAACATGGGCCAGTTATTGGAACCCAAAAACAGCACGAACTGGCGATAGTATGCCAAAGGCTGATTGGGCTTATAAACCAAGGCGTGAAGCGCGACCGTTTATTGTCCCAGCTCAAGAAAAGATAACTGCTAACCCTGAACGAATTATTGATTTAATTAAAGGCGCTTTTGAAGATTAAGATTTTATAAAAACGAAACCATGACTTGATTGATTCCTTATTGAAAATCATTAAGGTTATAGGCGGCATGGGCAAGATATTTTATAATGAAAATAGATAGGGGTGAATTGATTGTGGCAATTTCTTTTGGTAAATCCCTAAAGAATGAACGTGCGGCTATGATGCGTTCTAATACGAACAAGCCTGTGCAGGTTGAAACGTCTGCAATAAGTACATATGCCGCTGATGACAATTATACACGTAGTGAAAAATACAAATGGTACTATCAGTATAGCGACGACAATTATTCCCGTGTAGATGAAAATAAAAATATTGTTGTTGATAGTAACCAGATTAACATTACCCAAGAAAATAATAGCCAGTATATTCCCTTCCAGATGGCAAGACGATATGATGGCATTGACTTGATGGAAATGATGCTGCAGATCCATTACTTAAATGTAGGTGGACAAGAAGCATATGCTACTCCGGTAAATGTAACTTATAGTGAAGAGTATATTCGTTTTGCTTGGCTTGTGAGTAATTATGTCACTGCACAAGACGGTGAGATACAATTTGAAATTACTGCGGTAGGTGTAAACGAAAAGGGCGAAAGTTATATGTGGCGTACCCGCCCCAACGGACGCTTAAACATTTTGCAAGCTTTAACTGGCGAGAAAATGGTAGAGCCTGATACAGATTGGTATACCAGTTTTGTCGCTTTAATGGATGAGAAAGTAAGCAACGCTGCCAGCTATGCCAGTGCCGCACAGGCCAGCGCACAGGATGCAGCCAACGCTGCGGCGGGTGTGGATAATAAGATCCAGAATGCGGCAGCAGGAATTAAACAGGAGCTGCAGAATGACCTTGACACCAACTACACCAAGAAAACTGAGCTGACCACGGAGCTTGCAAAGTATTATAACAAGGAAGAAGTGGACGGCTTTGTTACACTGTTGGAAGGCAAGATTTCCGGGATCGACGGATTGGCGGCTTTTAACTGTGCGTATGATGCGGGCACCCGTGCTTTAACATTTTATAACGGCGATGCAGTGATTAAAACTGTAACCTTGAGCACCGACCCCAGCGCAGAGTGGACGACCGCATATGGCAAGACGGTGGATGCTAAGATCAGCGCAGCGGTAAACCCGGTAAGCACAGCACTGGATGAATATAAGACCAGCAACAACGAGGCTGTGAAAGCTTTGCAGGATAGTGTGGGCGACCTGCCGAATACCTTGCAGAGTGATTATTATAATAAGGAAGCAACCAACAAACTGCTGGCTGATAAGGCGGACAAAACTGCCCTGGATGGATTTACTAATGATTTGACTGTGACCAAGAATACCGTGACAGCTTTGCAGGGCAGTGTGGATACGGCAAACAGCGACATTGCAGAGATCCAGGAAAAGATCAAAGATATTAAGCCCAGCAACGGCCATGAGTACGACATTACTTACACCAGTGATGACGGTCATTTGAGCCTGTTGGAAGATGGCACAACCAAGACTGTTGTTACCATTAAGGGTGGTGGCGGTGGTGGCGGTGAGGCAACCAGCACCATTACCATTGAACGAATTGGTGACAGCAGCCTGACGGTAGTTCAGGGTGACAGTGCATTGATCGGATTTAAGTTTACGAGTGTGGACAATGCTGGCGATGACACCGGCAATGCGACTGGCAACTGGTATGTGGGCAACACCAAGGTGGCAACCACAACCATCATCCAGGGCAAGAACACCTTTGATGTGACGCAATACTTGCATAGCGGTGACAACACCGTGCGGCTGCAGGTTACGGACAGCATGGGCAGTGTGGGCAGCAAGAACTGGTCGGTTAATGTTGTTGAGTTTTATTTGGAGAGCATTTTTGATGACTCTCTTTTTTATTCCGGCGAAGTAACTTACCGGTTTACTCCGTATGGCAATATTGCCAAAAACATCAGCTTTAAGTTGGATGGCAAGGCGATTGGCGGAACAAGCACTGCAGTGACAGGCCGCCAGATGACCTACAATTTGCCCACCCAGAAGCACGGCAGCCACCTGCTGGAAGTGAGCATGACGGCGGAGATCAATGGCAAACAGGTGACAAGCAACACCCTGCGCCACGATATTATGTGGGTGGAAGAGGGCAATAATACCCCGATTATCAGTTGCGCCGTGCTGGATTACAGTGCCAAGCAGTACAGCAATGTTGCGATCAGCTATACCGTGTATGACCCGGCCAGCAGCAACACCAATGTGACCCTGGCTGTGGATGGCGTTGTTGCCAGCAAGCTGACGGTAGGACGCACCAAACAGACCTGGACGTTCAAGAGCAGCGAGATTGGCAGCCATGTGCTGACCATTACCTGCGGCGAGACGGTAAAGACCATCAATGTAAAAATTACCGAGCTGGGTATTAACATTGAGCCGGTGAAAACCAACCTGATGTTTGACTTTAACCCGGCTGGCCGAACCAATGCGGACGAAAACCGCCTGTGGACCGATGGCAATACCGCGATGACGGTAAGCGATAACTTTGACTGGAGCAATGGCGGCTACCAGATTGACGAGGACGGCGACACTTACTTTTGCGTGAAAGCTGGAACTACAGCCACGCTGGATTACAAGCTGTTTGCGGACGATGCCAAAAAGAAGGGTAAGAACTTTAAGCTGGTGTTTAAGACCACCAATGTGCGAGACTACGATGCTACGGCGCTAACCTGCGCAAATGGCAATGTTGGTTTGACGGTACAGGCACAGAAAATTACCCTGACCAGCCAGCAGAATCGCATTGAGCTGCCGATTTGCGAAGATGACTTTTTGGAGTTTGAGTTCAATATTTTGCCGGACAGCAAGTATAAAGAGATGGTGCTATGGTGCGATGGTATCCCCTGCAAGGTGGAACTGTACGATGCAAGCGACAACTTTACACAGGCAAGCCCGGTTGGCATTACGATTGGCTCTGCGGACTGTGATGTGCAGGTATACCGCATGAAGACCTACGGCATGGAGCTGACGGACGATGAGATCCTGGACAACTTTATTGCGGATGCCAAGAACGCCGAGCTGATGATTGAACGCTATAACCGCAACGATATTACCAATGTGAGCGGCGAACTGGATGCTGACCTTTTGGCCGAGAAGTGCCCGGACCTGCGCATTATCAAGATCAGCGCTCCGACCTTTACGACCGGCAAAAAGAATGAGGTTTTTAATACCACCATCCAGCAGATTTACAAGAACGGACGCGCTGTGGAGGATAACTGGACCGCGACCGGCAGCCATAAAGGCCAGGGCACCAGCTCCAATGCGTATGGCGAGAGCGGCCGAAACATTGATATTAACTGTTCCGGCGGATTTACGTTTGGCGACGACAGCGCCGGAAGCACCTATACATTGACCGAGAACAGTATCCCGGAGAAATATTTTAATATCAAGGTAAACATTGCAAGCTCTGAAAACGCAAATAACGCCTGCATTGCAGATGATTACAACACGTTTAACCCGTATACCCGTAAGGCAAAGAAAGAGAACCCGAAGGTGCGCGATACGATGGCGTTTTACCCGTGCGTGGTGTTTATCCAGGAGACGGATGTGGAGAACGCGACGGTGTTTAAGGACGGCCAGTGGCATTTTTACGCTTGCGGTGATATTGGCAACAGCAAGAAGAACAATGACACCCAGGGCATGGACCCCGCAAACCACAAAGAAGTTATTGTTGAGATTGATAACAACACCGATGCTCAGACTCGCTTTTTGAGTGATGATCTGAGCCAGGAAACTTGGGACGGCGACCACAGCTTTGAGTTCCGCTATATTAGCAAAAAGTGTACCGAGGAAGAAACACAGGCGGCAAAGAATGCCTGGCAGAGCTTGCTGACCTGGGTAGTAAATGCAGATGACGAAGAGTTTAAGGCCCACTTTGAGGACCACTTCATCAAGGACAGTGTGTTGTTCTATTATCTGTTCACTGAGCGCCACACAATGGTGGATAACCGCGCCAAGAATGTGTTCCCCCACACAGAAGATCTGATCCATTGGGATTTTTGCATGGATTATGATAACGATACCTGCCAGGGCAACGACAATGAGGGCGGATTGACACTGACTTACGGCTATGAGGACACTGACACCATTGGCACCAAGAGCGTGTTTAACGCGGCAGACAGCAAGCTGTGGTGCAAGGTACGAGATCTTTTTGCGGACGACTTGCAGAAGATGTACCTGAACCGTGAGAGCGCTTTGGCCTGGAGTGCAAACCGTATTTTGCGCAAGATTGAGGCGTACCAGGATGTGAAGCCCGAAAAGCTTTGGATCATGGACATGCGGCGCAAATATTTCCGCACCTATGAAGACAATGGAACGACCAGTTACCTGCCGATGATGCACGGCAACAAGCGCCACCAGCGCCGCCAGTACCAGAAGTACCAGGAAAAGTATATTGCGAGCAAGTACAGCGGTACGACCTGCACGGCTGATGATATGACGATCCGCGGATATACCCCGACCAACTGGACAGGTGTGCAGCCGGACGGTACGTTCCATATCCGCCCGTATGCAGATACCTATGTGAGTGTTTTGTATGGCTCCAACCCGGTAAAAATGCGTGGTAAGCGCGGCCAGACCTACACGATTGAGTGCCCGATTGCAGCCATGAACGATACCGAGGTTTATGTTTACAATGCCAGCCTGATACAGAGCATTGGCGACATTAGTGGATTTTACCCTGGGTATGTTGATTTTAGCCATGGTGCGAAATTGACCGACTTGCAGGTTGGCAACGGCACCGAAGGCTACCGCAACACAAACCTGACCGACTTTGCGGTTGGCAACAATACGCTGCTGGAGCACCTGAATTTGCAGAATGTGCCAAACCTGAAGAAATCCATCAGCTTGGCGGGATGTGTAAACCTGACCGATTTTTATGCCGGCGGCAGCGGTATTACCGGTGTGGCGTTTGCCAAGGGCGGCAAGATTGAAAAGGCTGAACTGCCTGCGATTGCAAGCCTGACGGCACAGAGCCTGAACCACCTGACCGATTTGAAGATTGACGGCTATGAGAACCTGACCACACTGGTTGTGGAAAGCTGCCCGACCATTGACCTGAAAGCTATGTTGGAAAAATGCACAGGTTTGAACCGCGTGCGCCTGACCGGCCTTGATTGGGAATGCGAGGATACAGCGCTGCTTGACCGGCTGTACACGATGACCGGTCTGGATGAGAACGGCTATAACACCGAGCACTCTGTACTGGAGGGCAAGGTACATGTGCCCATTATGCGTGAAAAGAAACTGGCAGAGTTTAATGCACAGTGGCCGGATTTGAAGATTAGCTACAACACGCTGGTGGAACAGTTTACCTGGACCTTTGTGAATGATGATGACGAGCATACAGTTTTGGATGTGCAGTACATTGACAAGGGTGGTAAGGCTGTTGACCCTGTGACCCGTGCGGAGAAGCCGATTCCGAAGCCGACCAAGAAGAGCACGGTGAGCACTGACTTTACCTATGCTGGATGGGACACAGAGTTTGTTACAGTATTTACCAACCAGACCGTAACGGCCAAATATACCGAGAGTGTGCGGAAGTATACCGTGCGCTACCTGAACAATGGTGCGGAAAAGCAGAAAACAGTTGCCCCCTATGGCAGCATGGTGTTGTACGAAGGCGATACCCCGACCTACACGGCGGAGGAAGGTGCCTATAAGTTCTACCTGTTTGACCATTGGGACAAGGGCGGATATGTGAACGGAGACAAGGACATCAATGCGGTATATGACAGCTGCGAATATGCCTCTGGTTATTTTGACGGCAAAGAGATTGGCAGTTTGCGTCCGGTTGAGATTTACGCAATGAAAAAGGTTGGTATGGAGAATAAGGTAGTTAGCCCCAAGGACGCTGTGACCATTACGATGGGCAACGACTTTAGCTACTCTGACATTGAAGAGAAGGTTTTGATTAACGAGAAAAAGACCTTTGATGGCACCAACTATGTGGACACTGGTGTGCAGCTGTTGAAGGAAGACCGGGACTGGGTATTGGCGGTAGATTACCGGATGACCACAACCGATACGGCCAATGCTGTGCTGATGCAGTGTTTTGAAACCAACGGCATGAACGGCATCCGCATTTGGAACAATAATGGAGCCAAGATCAGTTGGGGCACCGAAAGCGCAACAGCTGCCGCAGTTGGAACCCGTGACATGGTGGTAATGCGCCACAAGAAGGGCGAAAACAACTTGCATGTGTATACGGCTAACATTTACGGTGACGACATTGTTTACACCGAAATTAACCGTGGACGAATTACGCAGACCAATGCAACGCTGGTGTTTGGTTGCGCCAAGGCAGATGACGGAGAATATGAACGGTTTGCCAAGGGTGATGTGTACTGGGCGAAAGTTTGGTATGCAGATCTGGGCGACAATGCCTGCCGGAAGCTGGCTGCATGGCCGCATGAAACCCGCGAATATGAGATGTGCGGATTTAAGCAATTTTATTTAAGCGATAATACAAACAAGCGCTGCGCAATGACGTTTTTGGCAAAAAATACGCTGGCACGCAAGATGCCGATTACCAACAGCAATTACAACAATGGCGGTTGGCCCGCAGCAACGCTACGCACCTACCTGGACAAGCGGCTGCCGAATGCCTTGCCGATTGGATGGCAGCAGTTGATCCAACAGGTAAAAGTGACATCCAGTGCGGGCGGAACATCCAAGGAAATTGTGACGGCGGATTGTTATTTCTTTATACCGGCTGCATATGAGCTGAACCCCAGCATGAACAGTGAACCGTATATTTATGAAGGTACAACGATCAGTTACATGACGGATAATCAGAGCCGAATCTGCTATGACGATGATGGCGCGGCCACCACTTATTGGACACGCAGCCCGAATGTTCAGTATGCAGGTTACTTTTTGCAGGTTGCAGCGGACGGCCAGATTTACAGCTATGTTACCCCGAATGAGCAGCATGGCGTGCGCGTGATGTTCAGCGTGTAAAGGAGGTTGAGGGACGAAATGTATTACAAGGTGATATATAACGGCCAGGTGATTGATACCCTTGACCACCTGAGTTTTGTGAAATACCAGGCGAAACACGGGATTATGGTGAACTGCACGGCAGATGATGCCGAAGGAATTGTGAGCAGTGATGGGCGCTACATCTGGCATGTGGACGGATACTATAACATTCCGGCAGCAGGATACGATACCGTGCAGTTGGAAGAGATCAGTGTTTATGAATATGACAAGCTGAAAGCCTTGGGGGCCAAAACCCCTGAGGCTATTATTGATGCTTATACCCTGAGCCTGATTGAAGGAGGTGTGCTATGAGTGACTTTGTGGAGAGTTTGCGGCGGTTGTATTTGGATCGCCGATTAAAAGAAGCGACCCTAAATGCGCTGTGGCACAAGGGCAAAATCAGCCGCAATGAGTTTGACTACATTGTGGGCGGAAAGGAGACGAGCAATGTACACGATCCTGATTAACGAGGACAATACCCTGACCGCCAGTGTGGTGGAGCGCGTGATGCAGCAGAGCAAACTGGTAGACACCCTGCATTTTTTGGCTGATCCGGAATATAAGGGCAAAGATATGCGCGACTATGTGGTGATGCTGGAATACCGGTTGCCGGTGAGCAAGAAATACCGCACCGAGTTTTTGACGCTAAGTGACGAGCTGTACAAAAACAAGCTGGAATATAAGTTGCCCTTTGACACAGCGCTGACCAGTGAGGCCGGTGTGATTGAGTTCCAGCTGACCTTTGGCAACATTGAGATGGATGCTGAAGGCAGGACCACTCAGTACATCCGCAAGGTTGGACCGGGCGAAATTAAAATTATTGATGTTTACGACTGGGCGGCCACGATCCCGGACGAAGCACTGAATGCTTTGGACCAGCGGATTATTGCGATGCAGGCTATGCTGAAGGCCATGATTGATAAGAACAACACCATGATGAACAGCAAGGCCGACAACCTGAGCTACAAGAATGACATGCTGCAGCTGACCGCCAACGGAAGCCCGATTGGTAATGCGGTAGAGATCAAGAGCGGTGGCGGTTCCGGCAGCGGCGGTGATGGTACAACTGATGGAAATATGCGGGTGGTTGAGTTTTAAGGCTTGGCCGCCTGCATTTTTTCTATATAGCGACAAATGGAGAAAGGAGTTGGGAGAATGGCAACCACAAGCAAGTTGGGCTATGGTAACGCGGAAAACCTGGATACAGCGATTACGAATGGAATTATTGACGAGAAGGACCTGGTTATTACCAAGGATACATCGGAGTTTTATTACATCCGTGACGATAAGAGCAAGCAGGCGATCCGCCCCCGTACCCGTGTTTTTGACAGCAATGGGCAAGCCAATGAACAGCTGAACAACAGCAGCGACACTTATGCCGGGCAGACCGTAATGATTAAAAATACCGCAGGCAAGTATGAGCCGTGGATTGTACAGCTGTTGGATACCGGGAAGTTTGCTGTTGAACCGTTCAACACTGCAAGCACTGGATTTGTTTGGCAAGAATTTTAATCGACAAAAACAACATGAAATTTAAGGAGAAATAATTATGGCAGAAGTAAAATTTAATTATGGTACCAAAGCTAAGTTTGAAGCCCTGCAGGTAAAGGACAACGACACCCTGTATTTTTTGACTGACACTTTGCAGATTTTTAAGGGCGCAGTTGAATACACCAAGAGCTGCAAGCTGGTGAGCACCCTGCCTGCTTCCGGCCAGGTGCAGGGCGTTGTTTATGTGCGCACCAGCGACTTTACCCTGCATGTGTTCAATGGCACCAGCTATATCCAGCTGAACAAGGCCACCGTAACTGAGATCCCGGCTTCCAACGCCAGCGATGATAATGTGCCGACCACCAAGGCTGTTGCCAGCTACGTTGATGCCAAGATTGCGGGCGTTGTTGGCGGCAAAGGCGTGTTTGTTACCGATGTTACCTACAATGAGGGCGTGCTGAGTGTTGCCAAGGGCGGCGACCCCGTTACTACCACCCTGACTGGCGTTGTGCATGCACCGACTTATGACGCAAGCACCCGCACCATCAAGCTGCCGGTATTTGGCGGTGACGAACTGACCATTGCGCTGGGCAAGGATCTGGTTGTGACCAGCGGTACTTATAATGCCAAGGACAAAAACATTGAGCTGACTATTACCAGCGGCGATGTGATCAAGATCCCGGTTGGTAGCCTGATTGATATTTACACCGGTCTGGCAACTTCCACCGCTGAGGTTACTGTTTCTACTGACAATAAGATCAGTGTAAAGGTGAAAGTGAGCGCCAAGGCTGACAACTCCATTACCCTGGAGGAAGACGGCCTGTATGTTGCTGTGCCTGATGCTTATACCAAGGCCGAAGCTGACAAAAAGATCAAGGCTGTGCAGACTGCCCTGGATACGCACGCTGCGAATGCCGACATCCATGTGACCAAGGAACAGAAGGCCACCTGGGATGCCAAGGTGAGCACTGAACAGCTGGCTGCCGCCAAGAGCGAGGCCATTGGTGCTGCCGCTACTGACGCAACCGCCAAGGCTAATGCTGCCCGTGATACCGCCAAGGCGTATGCTGACAGCCTGAACACTGCCATGGATACCCGCGTGAAGGTTGTTGAGGGCGCTATTACCTGGAAGACCATTGGCTGAGACGGCCAAGCGGTTAGTTATTTCAAGTTGACATAAAAAATAGCCTTCGCTGCAGGGCCAGTGTTTTGCGAGTAGGAGAACATGCACTGTGCAGCGAAGGTTTTATATTGTATTGACAAACAACGATGTTGAATATATAATAATAGTAGAACTAAGGCACCGACATAGACGGTCGCGTCTCAGTTTACGATGAAACTACAATGGCTAAACCATCATAGCAAAAACCGCTCTGGTTGCGACAGGGCGGTTTTACTTTTTATTACCACGAAAAAACGTGATAACTGCTACGACGGTTTGAACCCCAGTGAATACAACGCCAATAATAGCGATGGTATCAACAAAGGATAGATCCGGCATAAGCATCACCTCCTGGCAAAAATGAATTTACCGGAAGGCAAAGTAGGGGGCGCTCCACAATGCCTTGCGGCAGATGGGAGGCTTGACCGCCTATTACCAAATTGCGTCGTAAAGCCCCTTGCTTCAGCTATGGGGATATAAGGCGTTTATGAAGTACAAAAGCAATAACAACATAGTATATAGCTGTAAGTATCATGTAGTCTGGTGTCCTAAATACAGACGCAAAGTTCTCATTGGCGATGTCGAAGCAAGGTTAAAGAAGCTTGTTAAACAAATCTGCCAAGAAAATCAGTTCGACCTTTTAGAGATGGAAGTTATGCCTGACCACATACATCTGTTATTAGAAGTAGACCTTCAGTTCGGTATCCATAAAGCAGTTAAACTCATAAAAGGCACAACATCAAAAATTCTCAGGTCTGAGTTTAAGCATCTGACCACAAAACTTCCTGCACTTTGGACAAACAGCTATTTTGTTTCAACCGTAGGCGGTGCTCCGCTATCCGTAATCAAACAATACATTGAGTCTCAAAAGACTTCGCAGAGGCAGTGACTATGCAAAAGGGATATAAGGCTCGGCTCTATCCGACAAAAGAACAACAGAATATCCTGAAACAGACATTCGGTGCCTGCCGCTATGTCTACAACTACTATCTTGCCGAGCGTATCCGCTCATACAAAGAAGATGGTGTTTCTTTGTCATGCTATCAAACACAAAAGATGCTGACTTCACTGAAAAAGGATAAGGGCCATCTGTGGCTTATAGGCATCGACAGCATGGCGCTTCAAGAGAGCCTTAAAAATCTTGACAGGGCATATAAGAACTTCTTTGATAAGCGCGCGGGCTTCCCAAACTTCCACTCAAAACATGGGAAACAGTCATTTCGCACGAGAAACCAGAGCAATGGTATCCGCATTGTCGGGAATACTGTTAAAATTCCACGAATAGGCTTCATTAAGTTCAAGGGGTTGAGAGACTTTGATGGTCGTATTCTTAACGCAACGATTTCTATGTCATGCAGTGGAAAATACTATATCTCACTTTGCGTGGAACAGGAAGATGTCGTACTTTCTAATGATGGATGTATGGTTGGTATAGATGTTGGAATTAAAGAGTTTTATACCGACAGTAACGGTAACGTTGTTACTAATCCCAAGACCTATCGCAAGCATGAGAAGAAGCTTATCCGTGAGCAGCGTAAATTGTCCCGCAAACAGAAAGGCTCCAACAATCGCAACAAGCAACGCATACGTTTAGCTATTCAGCATGAGAAAATCGCCAACATCCGTAGGGACTTTTTGCACAACCAGTCTTCTATTCTGGCTAACGAAAACCAAGTAGTCTATGTGGAAGACTTAAATATCAAGGGCATGATGAAAAATCATCACCTTGCGAAATCTATATCGGATGTATCGTGGTCAGAGTTCTTCAGGCAGTTGGAGTATAAGACTAAAGAGCATGGCGGTATTGTAGTAAAAGTACCTACGTTCTATCCAAGTAGCCAGACCTGTTCTGCCTGCGGATATCAGAACCCCTTGGTGAAAAACCTTGCTATCAGAGCGTGGGACTGTCCTAAATGTGGAACTCATCACGACAGGGATGGTAATGCCGCAACAAACATCTTAAATAAAGGGTTAGAGATACTTGCATCCTAATCCAACATATTAAGTACCGTGGGGCACACGGGAACTGAGAGCAATCTCGACGCTTGTGGACATCGTGTAAGACTTAGCGTTGGCTGAGCAGTGGTGGTTGAAGCAAGAATCCCCCGGATTTATCCGTGGGGAGTGTCAAGTCTATGAGGAAGATATGGCAAAAAAAAGGAATAACCGTTGGTGCCTTAGTTCTGCTATTATTATACTGTCAATGCAAAATTTGTCAAATTAAATACTGAATCGAAGCCGCTTATCTGTACGCAGGTAGGCGGTTTTTTTATTGTTACAAAAAGGAGTTTTACGATGTCAAAACTTTCTTTATGCGAGATCCAACAGTCGCAGCTGGATAAAACTCCTATTGTGGATGGACAGCTGGTATGCTGCTTGGATACGGGAAACACTTACCGGGACACAGCCGGTGGGCGAGTTCGGATTGGGAGCGATCTGGAACGAGTGAGTGAGCTGCCATTGGCCCCGCTGGCCGGGAAGATTTATTACCTGCCGCCCGGAGATTTATATATTTATAACTCTGGTTGGGTAATGCTGAATGATACTGATTTTACGATTGGGGCCAGCAAGGCTGATGCCACAGAAGCCAATTTGGAGCTGAAACACGGTGATATGGCAAAGGGTACGGTAAAGGTGCGCGGCACCGGCATTACGAGCGTAACGGCGGATGCAGATGGGCGACTGATTATCAACACCCCAAACCCGGAAGCTGTAATTGACGAGATTACGAATACCGAAATTGATAATTTATTCAAAGACGAATAGGAGGAAACAATATGGCATTTTTGAATTATGACGGTCTGCTTTATTTTTGGCAGAAAATTAAAGCTTTGCTGGCCGGTAAGGTGGATAAGATTGATGGAAAGGGACTTTCGACCAACGACTATACCACTGCTGAGAAGAATAAGCTGGCCGGGCTGATGAATTACACCCACCCGACAACCAGCGGGAATAAGCATATCCCTGCAGGCGGCAGTGCCAACCAGATTTTGGGTTGGAGCGCAGACGGCACCGCTAAGTGGGTAAACGAAAAGGATACCACCTACAGTGTGATGAGCGGCGCAACGGTTGATGCGGATGGCAAGAGCGGATTGGTGCCCAGCCCGACGAAGGGTGCGCAGCGCTGGCTGGATTCGACCGGTGCTTGGACGACCCCGCCGGACACCACCTATGGAGCTGCAAGCACCACGAGCGCTGGCCTGATGAGTGCCGCCGATAAGAAGAAGCTGGACGGTGTTGCGGACGGCGCAAACAAATATGTACATCCTGCCACAAGCGGCAACAAGCACATCCCGGTAGGTGGTTCTGACGGTATGATCCTGGGCTGGAGTGCCGATGGTACGGCCAAGTGGGTTGCCGATAAAGATACTACATATACCAACTTTAAGGGTGCGACTGCTGATACGGCTGGTAGTTCCGGCCTGGTGAACGCACCTGCCAAAGGGCAGCAGGGCTTGTACCTGCGCGGTGATGGCACCTGGGCAACCCCGACCAATACCACTTACAACGATGCAACCCAGAGCGCACACGGTTTGATGACTGCCGCAGATAAAAAGAAGCTTGACGGCATTGCTACCGGTGCCAACAAGTATGTACACCCCAGCTATACCGCACATGACAGTGGCCTGTACAAAATTACTGTGGATGCGACCGGACATGTGAGCGCTGTGACTGCGGTTGCCAAGGGCGATATTACGGCATTGGGTATCCCCAGCACCAACACCACCTACAATGATGCCACCCAGGACACCCATGGTCTGATGAGCACTGCCGACAAGAAGAAACTGGATGCTTTTGGTGAGGCAAACACCTATGCCCTGAAGAGCGACATTACCGCTATGTACCGTTACAAAGGCAGTGTGGCAAGCTATGACAAGCTGCCGACCAGCGGCCAGACCATTGGCGATGTATACGACGTTGGCAATGGCATGAATTATGCCTGGAATGGCGAGAAGTGGGATGGACTGGGTCAGGTGTTTACCATTGATGCGATCCAGAATACTGAAATTGATACCATTTTGGCATCTTAAAAACTAAATCAAGAGGAGGTGTGGTAAAGTGGGATATTTGAGTAACGCGGGGTTGAGCTACTTTTTTGGCAAGCTGAAAACCATTTTTGCGCCCATTAGCCACGGGCACGGGGGAGCTACACAGAGCGAGGCTGGCTTTATGAGCGCAGCCGATAAGAAAAAATTGGATGGGATTGCTGAAGGGGCGAACAAATACAGTCTGCCCACGGCGACCAGCAGTGTGTTGGGCGGCGTGAAAACCGGAGCAAACATTACAAACAACAGCGGCGTGCTTAGTGTGACGGCGGACAATGTAAAGAATGCACTGGGATACACCCCACCCGAACAGGACACAAACACTTGGCGCGGCATCCAAAACAATTTGACCAGCGACAGTACGACCGACAGTTTGAGCGCAGCGCAGGGCAAGGTATTGAAAGGTTTGATTGATGGCAAGGCAGCTATGGGACATACCCACAATTATGCTGGGTCCAGCAGTGCAGGCGGTGCCGCAACGAGCGCCAACAAGGTGAATGCAGCTTTGACGATTAACCTGAACGGGACAAGCCAGGGTGCATGGGATGGCAGCAGTGCAAAATCGATCAGCATTACGGCAGCCAGTGTGGGCGCAACAAGTGTGACAATTAGCAGGTGGTGATTTTATATGGGAGTTTATTTAGGAAGTACGCAGGTAGATATGCAGGGAGGTTTTGTGACTGGTGGTGCCAGTGGGGCGAGTTTGCAGAGCAAGACGGTTAGCCCCAGTGAGAGCGCACAGACGATCAAAGCAGACAATGGCTATGACGGTTTGAGCCAGGTTACAGTAAATGCAGTATCGAGAACTTATGTGGGAAGCGGCGTAACGAAAAAGAGTGCTGCGACTTATACGCCAGGAACAAGTGACCAGAGCATTGCATCCGGCCAGTATTTGAATGGAACCCAGACGATTAAGGGTGATAGCAATTTGACCGCCGGTAACATTAGAAACGGTGTGAGTATTTTTGGAGTTTCTGGTACTTATACGGGCAGCAGTAGTGGTGGAAGCGGAAATGTGAGTTTGCAAAGCAAAACTGTATCGCCAAGTGAAAGTACACAGACTGTAAAACCTGACAGCGGATACGGCGGATTGAGCCAGGTGACTGTAAATGCTATTTCGACTACATATGTGGGCAGTGGTGTGACCAAGAAAGCTGCTGCGACTTATACACCAACGACCAGTAACCAGACGATTGCTGCAAGCCAGTATTTGAACGGTGCGCAGACCATTAAAGGTGATGCGAACCTTGTGGCTGGAAACATCAAAAGCGGCGTAAGCATTTTTGGTGTGACAGGAAATTATGCTGGGAGCAGTAGTGGCGGAAGTAGTGGGAACAATAATGTGGAAGCGTATCATGTGACATCGACCTCGCCCAGTGTGAATTTTAAGACTAGCAGCGGCACGATTAAGATTTGGGGCTACGGCACCATGACCAGTTCCAGCGGCTGGGGAGGGCAGACTACGAGCTTGATCGCGTTTGAGGGCGACAAGTACCACAAGAGCGCCATGTACGGTGGGCCAAGCAGCAGCAATCTGAGCCTGAGCATCAGCAACGGAAAACTGACTGGACTGCCGAGCGGATTATCCGCAATCAGCGCGATTGTAACAAGAGGTATATGATTATGGCGACAAATACAAAGCTGGACAGTTTGGTAATTAACTACCTGACACAAAGCCAGTATGACAATGCAAAGAATGCGGGAACGTTAAATAGCAACCAGATTTATATGACACCTGCAAGTAGTGGATCAACTTATACGCTGCCTGCAGCGACAGGTTCTACACTAGGTGGTGTAAAGATTGGCAGCAATATTACAGTGAACAACGGCACGATCAGCCTTAGTAAGACTGACGTGACAAATGCACTGGGTTATACGCCACCTACGACTGATACCAAGTACACACTGCCAACCGCAAGTGCTTGGACTTTGGGTGGTGTAAAAATCGGGAGTAACATTACGGAGAATTCCGGCACGATTAGTTTGACAAAGGCGAATGTAACAAATGCTTTGGGGTATACACCGCCGACAACGGATACTAAGTATACACTGCCGACAGCAAATGCTTCAACGCTGGGAGGGGTAAAACTTAGCGACGACTATAGTACAAAAAGTAACTCAAGCGAAGGTGTTGCAGCAACGCCTTCAGCAGTGCTAAATGCCTATAATAATTGTGTTAAACTTTTCGAGCTTACTTCTACAAGTATGTTTGATTATGTAAGTATAGAATCTATGGTAGGTTCGATTGGTCTTTTTGTAAAAGGAAGAACAGCGTTTTTAACTGTATATGGAAGAGGAGCCGCCACCAGTGGTGCTTCCGGCTTCATTCAAATAGGTGTAGTAAAAAGTCCATATAAGCCGACAATAGACATGTATTGTGCTGTCACAATAAATGGTACTACAAATGGACAGATATTCTATCCTGCCACATGTGTAATTAAATCAACAGGTGAAATACAGATTATCACTGGTAAGGTAAATACTACGTTTGGGAACGACACTTATCCTTGGTCAACAAAAAACGTAATGTGTATCACTTGGAATTATTAAATAGATTGTAAAATATAAATGTATCTGCAATTATGAAAGCAGGGGTTCACTCCCCTGCTCTATTTTTTTATATAAATGGAGTTTGGGGAGAAACCTTATGGAAGAAGTATTTGAAATCACAAAAGCTATTGGTTCCTTTATGGGAGCCATTAGTACAAGTATTGCTTGTGTGATGTTGTTTGTAAAGCCACTAAGAAAGTGGTGTATTGAAAAAATTAGAAAAGCATCCAAGAGTGATAATACAGACCACGTGTTAAAAGAATATAAAGACGAAATGGAAAGTATGCGAAAGGCGATTAGTGAATTGAAAGATTTACTAAAAAGCCATATTGAATCTGACGAGAAATGGAAACGTAAAGTTACCGAAGAATTTAAAAGTCAGAATGAAACAAACCAAGTAGAGTTGCGTAATACAATGAACACGATTTATGACAAAAACTATGAAAATAAGTCACTGACATTACGCGAAAAAGAAAGCCTGGTTGACCTATTCGATCGCTATAGTGCGATTGGCGGGAACCACGGCATGAAATTCAAATTTGATGAGATGATGAGTTGGGAGATTAGGAACTGACTTCCATCCCCTTTTATATATTTTAGGTGGGCATGTTTTGTGCCAACCCTTTTATTTTTACCCATAGTTTACAGAATCTTGTAACTGATTTGCAAAGCAAAATTACTATAGCCCAGAGGGAGGAATTGTATGGCAAAAGAATTGAGTGTTAAGGTTAAAGTTAAACTTGACACGACAAAATCCAGCTTGGAAGGCGAGCTTAAGAAAGTTACAGAATATACTCAAAAAAATCCTGTTGCGATTGATGTTAAAGTCAACAAGACTTCCTTAAAGAAAAGTTTAGATGAAGCTTTTGGTAAAGGGGCTGCTAAGTCTTTAGAAAATATTCAAAAGCAGGCTAAGAGTGCTAGTAATGCTATAAAAGAAACAGCTAATGCGCAAGAACAGTTGAGTGCCACGGCAAAAACCACAAATAACAATACATCAGAGCAGAAAGATAAAACAAAGCAATTAACTCGTGCATTGAATGATTATATTTCAGCCGCTAGATCTGCTGCTAGTGCCAACGCCGATATGGCTAAGTTTAGCGCAAATGGTAGCGAAGACAATGTTGAACTTGCTTATGACAAAATGGTTTCTGCTGCCGATAAAATGGGTGAGGCCGCTAGTCGTATACACACTCTTATTGGAGATAACGATAATAAAGTTGATCTCCTTGATAGATTTCCAGAACTTGCAAAGGCTGTTGAAGATGGTGCCTATAAAGTAGAAGTTGCATACAACAATATGGGGCAATCGGCATCACAGGCCACTGTAAACCAAGAACATCTAACAACTTCTATTGAAACATTAAAGAGCAAAGCAACCGCCCTAAGTACACAAGCACAAGATCTTGCAAATAAGGGCGCAGATATAGCAAGCTTTAATGATGCTTTTAAAAAATTCAATGACATTGCCAATGATGATTCGGGTTACGAAAATCAGGCTCAACAATTACGTGCATTGCAAGACCAGTTAAAAAACTGTAATCTTGCATATGCACAAATGTCCCGGCAAATAAAATCAACAAATGACAGTTTGGGCGATCAGAAAGGTTTTGCTGACCTAAGTGCACAAATTGAGCGCTTTATGGCCGTGAATAAAAATGTCAGCAAGAATACTGATTTATACAATAACATGCAGCGCGTGCGTAACGAAGTTGCTAATTGCACCGGAGATTTACAATCTCAGCGTACTGCATGGGCACAACTTGAAGCTCAAGCAGAACAGCTTGGTTTAACGGTTGAAAGTATTGATCAGAAACTTGTGCGATTGTTTAAAGAGCATTTCCAGACTGCAATGATTATGGCAGGTCTGCACTTGATCCAACAGGGTGCACAGCAAGTGTACCAGAATGTTGTTGAGATCAACACTGCTATGACTGAGCTAAAAAAGGTCACAGACGAAACCGATGCTACTTATGACCAATTTTTGCTTAATGCTGCAGACAAAGCTAAAAATCTTGGTGCTACAATTTCTGATGTCGTGAATGCTACAGCTGATTTTGCACGGCTTGGATATAGCCTTGAAGATTCTGCTGAATTGGCAAACAGCGCAATTCTGTATAAAAATGTCGGTGATGGTATTGATGATGTCAGCGAAGCAACTGAAAGTATCATCTCTACAATGAAAGCCTTTAATATCCAGGCACAGAATTCAATCCAGATTGTTGACAAATTTAACAAAGTGGGTAAACAACATTGCCCCAAATTTACTATATCGGTTAAAGGGTGGAGGCGCCCAAGACCGAGGAAAGGTATAAAGCCAAAAGTTATGCTTTATAAATCCGTAGAGACTGCAGGATATACCTGGCAACAGGTATGTTGAAGTAAATTCCGGTAATATGCCGGTAATATACAGTCCGAACTCATGATATAACCTAATACATGAAACATGAGAGGTAGCCAGAAATGACTATCCGCCGTATTATTTGCGGTCAGTAACGGTCGATCCGTGAAAGTAACAGATTGAATGAATTCGCTATCAGCAGCGAGGGTATTGGACAAGCATTGCAGCGTTCTGCTTCTTCTTTGAATGCTGCTGGCAATGATATCAACCAAAGTATTGGCATGATTGTTGCTGCCAATGATGTTGTACAGAACCCAGAAGAAGTTGGTAACGCTTTGCGTGTTGTGGCTATGCGTATTCGTGGTGCTAAGACTGAACTCGAAGATGCCGGTGAAAGTACTGACGGAATGGCAAAGAGTACTGCTAAGTTGCGTGAGGAAATGAAGAATCTTGCCGACGTCGAAATCATGGACACCAATAGTGCTTTCAAGTCCACCTATGACATTATGGATCAGCTGGCTGCAAAGTGGAAAGATTTGAGCGACATTGACCAGGCCAATATTCTGGAACAAATTGCTGGCAAGAACCGTGCTAATATTGTGGCTGGTATGCTGGAAAACTGGGATGATGCAAAGGCTGCCATGGAAGCTGCTCAGAATGCTACTGGTAGCGCAACTGAGGAAAATGAAAAGCACATAAATAGTATCAAGGGCCTGATTAAAGTAATGAAAGCTTCTTTTGAAGGACTTTCTGAAAATTTGCTTGATGATGATGTCATTAAAAATGTTATAAAACTTGGAACTGCCATTATTGACCTTATAAATGATGTTGTTAAGTTTACAGGTGTGCTTCCCCCTGCTACAGCTGCTCTTAGTAGTTTGTTTACCGTAGGTTCGTCCAAACAGATTTCTAATGTTCAGAGACAGCTGGATGGCACAGCAAATTCTGCCATTACGGCTGCAAAAGAACTTGCAAAAGTGAATAGCATTGCCGGTGCATGGGGAATGATGGGAGCTAGTGGCAAAGCACAATTTAACAATAATAAAGACATTGAAAATTTTGCTATTCAGTTACAAAACCTTTCCCAAAAGGAACAGACTGCCGCATCTCACCTCGTCAATCTTTCCAAAGGACAAAAAGAGTACCTTAACAGAGTACAAGAATCTCTTGCTAGTGGAGAAAATCTTAATGCCCAGTTGTATCAGCGTGAATTAAGTACCTCTTCCCTTTCTCAAGTACAGCAACAGAGTATAATGGTTGAAGCCGGTTTGATGACCTCTGATGGGCAATATAATTTGTTATCCGCAGAGCAGGCTAGATTAAACATCGAGAACTCTACGACCTTTACCACTTTGACTGCAGAAGAACAGCATGAAACAAGGGCTGCTATTTCTCAGACTGTTGCAAAACAGGCACAGGCCGCTGCTACAAACGCTGCAACAAAAGCTCAACTTTTATTTAATGCTGCTGTGTCTGTAGGAAAACAACTATTACTTAGTCTTGCGATTGGTGCTGTTGTATTTGCTGTAGAGAAGCTTATTAAATTGATTAAGTCTTCTATAAAAACTTATGAAGATTTAGTCGATAAAGCCAGTGAAGCAAACAAAGCATACGAAGAAACAGCCACCACACTTGAAGATTTAAACAAACAGTGGAAAGATCTTCAAAAGAAAAAAGATGAAGCAAGTAAAACCGATGGTGTAACTGACGAAGAAACTGCAAAAATTGAACGGCAGAGCAAATATCTTGAAGCTCAGATTAAATTGTATGAAATACTTGCAAAACAAAAAGCTGAAGAAGCAAATAAGGCTGCCTATGATGTTGCTAATGCCGAGAATAATGTAAGTCTTAATCAGCCAGAATACTCTATTTTCGATGATCCGAATGGTATTGGTATACAGCCCAAAACAGTTAAAAATTCTGAATACCTTGATGAATTAGCTGAGAAATATGATACCCTATCTGGGAAATTAAGCGATCTAAATCAAGCTTGGAATGACGGCAAAATTAGTCAAGAAGAGTATCAGAAACAGTCAGAAAATTTATCTGATCAAATTAACAATACAGGGAATGCCATTACTGACACTTACCAAAAAGTAAGCGACAATTATGCCAACGCTCAAGATGATGGTAGTGAAACTTATAAAGCAATAAAAGACGATTTTGACCACGCTACTGATTCTTTTAATAACTGGGCAAGCACTTATGGTGATGGGGTTGGTGATATTGCAGCGGCGAATGAAGAATTGACTGATTCCGCGGATGATGCCAGCGATACGCTTGCTGATACTTATGAAAAACTAAACAGTGCCATTGATGAGATCCAGAGTGCTTATAATGCTTTAAGTAGCGCTGTAGAAGAATACAATGAGCATGGCGCTTTGAGTATGGATACATTACAAAGCCTGCTCAATATGGATGACAAGTATCTTGCCTGTTTGGTTAATGAAAATGGGCAGTTGTCGTTAAATGTAGATAGCTTCCAACAGTTAGCCGAAGCACGACTGAATGATGCCAAGGCTGCTGCGGTTGAGCAGGCTATGCAGGAATTGAACGCTGTTGCAAGCCAGACGGAAGCTACCGCAGCTGCAAATTCTATTACTGCTATTGCCAATAAAGGCGCTGCTGTTGATACCCTAGCCATTAAGTATACTAACCTTGGTAATTGTGCCGCCTATGCTGCACAAGCTCAAGCCATGGCAGATGCTTATACGGCTGCTGCTGCAAAAGACGCTACCGCTGCAGATAATATTATGGCTGGCCTAAATGCAAAACTTGGTTTGATTGATTCTACCATGAATTCCATCAAATCCAGTGCTACTGGTGCTGGAAATGCACTTGGCGGTTATAGTAATGCGGCAAGCAAAGCATCTAAAGCCAGTGATGCACTGAAAGATAGTCTTGAAAAGCAGAAAGAAGCTGCCGAAGATGCCAAGGATGAACTTGAAGCATATTCCAACAAGCTAAAAATCTGGGGTGAGGCTGCAACTAAAGAGCTTGATAAGCGTAAAAAGGCTCTTGAAGATCAAAAAGATGCTCAGGACAAGCTTTATGATGATGAAATTGATCGTTTGAAAGCTGACCAGGATGCAAAAGATGAGGCTTTTGATAAAGAAAAGAAGCGGCTGAATGAAGAAAAGAAGCTGCAAGATAAACTGTATAAGCAACAGAAAGAAGAGTTACAGAATCAGAAAGAACTGCAAGACGAAGTTTATCAAAAGCAAATTGATGCACTAAAAGAGAAAAAGCAGGCTTTGCAGGACGCTAATGATGAAGAAGATCGTGCAATTAAACTGGCTGAGCTGCAGGATGCTTTGGAAAAGGCTAAGAGCCAGCGAACCATGCGGGTATACCAGCACGATACTGGTTTTGAGTGGCAGACAAACGAAAACGATGTTTCTAATGCTCAAAATGCCTTAGACGATCAGCAGCGTACTTGGAAACGTGAAGATGCAATTAAAGCCATTGAAGATGAAATTGATGCCATTGAAAAGCTGAAAGATGCTTACGACGACCAAATTGATGCCAAGATTGATGCCCTCGACAAAGAAAAAGACGCCTATGACGAATGGATAGATGGCCGTTTGAATCAAATCGAAACTGAAAAAGATGCTTTTGATGAGATGATTGACGGTCAAATTGAGGACATTGAAAAACGCCAAGAAGCCTTTGATGCTGAAATGGACGCCGAAATGGATAAACTGGATGAGTTGAAAGACAAATACCAGGAAGCCATGGATCTTATTGGTACCAGTTGGGAAGACTATCAGGAACAATTAAAAGCTGCAGCAGCGTTCCAGGAAATGAGCTTTGCTGACATGAGCAGCTATGTAAGTGGTTATAAAGACAACGTACTTGCTAACATGCAGCAAATTGCTGAAGCTGAAAAACAGGTAAATGCTATTACAGAACAGCTTGCTGGACTTGACGATAGTAGTGGATCTGGTTCCGGTGGCGGCGGTGGCGGCGGCTCCGGCGGTGGTTTGAAAGCTTTGAGCCTGGCTGCTGATGATGCCAGCGGTAAGATTGATAGCCTTAAAGATAAAATCATTGAGCTGGGTGATAAGAACAATGATTTGAAAACTCAACAGCAGGATTTACAGGACCAGCTTGCCACATTGACAGAAGGTACGGCAGAGCATACCGAAACCATGAACCAACTTGGCGAAGTTCAGGATCAAATTGCTGCTAATACTACAGCGTTGGATGGTTTGACACAACAGTATATTGAAACCATCTTAAATGAAACCGATGCCACACAAGCTGATAGAGATACCCAGATCCGTATGATTACAGAGCTGATGAATCAATACGGAATAAGCTATAAGAGTATTGCTGGTTATCTTAGCGACTATGTTAATAATGTTGGTACTGCAACTATTAGTGCTGATGGTAGTTATCGTACTATGGCTGATACTATTATGGGGTTCTGCCGAAGCGCACAAGACCAGATTCATGGTACTACTAGCTATATTGATGAATTGATTGCTAAGTGCGGCGCTTTGGTAAAAGCCTGTAATGAGGCACAACAGGCCCAACGTGAATTAGAAGCACGGCAGGCATACAACGCCAACGCAAGAGCTAATGGGCAGAATTATACAAATCGTGTTGCTGCATCTGGTGTTCAGGTAAAGGGTGGTTTTGCCTCTGGCTCTAACCGTGTTGGTGGGCCTGGTATTTACAGCGTCGATGAACATGGCAATGAACTTATCCAGCGTACACGCACCCTCGGCAATGGGCGGTATGTGCAACTTGAATATGGTGATGCTGTATATCCTGCCAAAGCAACCAAAAATTTGTTTGATATTGGCGCAAATCCTATTGGTTGGATGAAAGACAATATCTCTAAAATTGTAGGCGATTTTGGAGCGATAAAAGCTGTGAACGGTCATCAGTCTCCTATCAATCTTACGTTTGGTGACATTATTGTTCAAAAACCTGTTGGCAACGCAGACGATCTTGCACAAAGCCTTATGCAAAATCTGCCTACGAGTTTCATTCAAGAGCTTGGGCGAAACCGATAATATGGTTAGATAAATGGTGGCAATCTATATGGTTGTCACCATTTATTATTTTATGTAGAACGATAACAATTCAATTAAGCGGGAGGATATAATGGCGTGAATATTGGCAAAGAACTTGCAGAGGTAGTAGCCTCCTGCGTTGTGAGTGCTGTTAATAAAGCAATGGCAACTGCAAAATTCGACAAAAGTTCTATTGGGGTTGTCCGTGATATAGATGAAAACTCATATACTGTGCTTGCTTTTGGAGGGCAGTATACCATTAACAGTAATTTGAAGTTTAGCAAGGGACAGAAGGTTGCTGTTGTTGCCCCACAAGGAAACTTTAACAAATTATATATGATTGCAATATGAGGGAGATGCGTATATGAGCAAACCAGTATTGTATGCAATCTCTGCTTTTGATGCAAGCAAAGAACATACATTTACGTTCAGTTTCAGCGGTGAACAAATTATTGAAACTCAGGCAAATATTTATAACAACGAAACAAATGCTTTAGTTTATAGTGGAAGCTACACAACTAGCAAAGCCGCTTTTGTATTGCCCGCCGGGTCAATTAAAAATAGCGCTGTACCCTATAATATTACGATTCGCGTTGTTACCAATAACAACGATAATAAATATAGTGAGTATAGCGATAAAGAACAATTTTATTGTGTCAGCTCCCCTACTTTTGACTTTAAAGGACTGGATTCCGCTAACTTAAATACAATCCGAGATAGCAGCTATTTACTTGAAATTGAGTACAGTGTACCAAGTGGCGAAAAAGAACAGCTTGATAGCTACCAGTATTTCTTGTATAACAGTTTGAAAGTAATGGTAGACAGTTCCCCTTTGTATTACGCAGACGGGAACACTTTCTTGCTTTCCTATTTGTCTGATGACACTAATTATTATGTACGGGCAATGGGAACCACCCAAAATGGGATGAAGATTGATACCGGGTATGTACCAATCTATGTTGATTATGAAAAAAGTAGCACTTATTTGGTCATTGAACCCGTAAGCCGCTATAGATATGGCGATATTCTAATCAAGAGCAACATTGCCTCGATTGATGGTTGGGCCTATCCTACCCCAGAACAATATTGCAGCGCAGCAGACAGTTCTACTGGGCAGGAACGAATTGGTATTGATTTGACACAAGACGGTAGTTATGTGGTGTTTGATGAAAATTATCAAATCCCTGATACTTTCGACATGGAGCTTGTTGTGATGAAATATATTCCCAATCGACGGATTCTTTTGCTAAAAGGTGACGGAGAGCAGCTGGAATTGTTTATTGCGCAACGTAAGTTTAGTGGAGATGGTAAAACATATACATACGCACTTTTAATAACCGGAGATCCTGGATATACAGTACAAAGCAATAAAATTGTAGATGAGGGACATTTCTTCACAATTTCCATGAAACGAGAAAATTGGTTGTATGAATTAAAGATTACCCCCAATGACAAACTTGAAACGCTTTATACTGTAAAGTTTACTGGTGTAAATGGCATTAAAAATCAGTATGTAAAGAGTGGAGCATTGCTTACCGATCCTGGCGACCAAGTAAAAGAAGGATATACTTTTGAAGGCTGGTACAACGGAAGTAAAAAGTGGAATTTTGCAAAAGATACCGTTACAAGCGATATGATACTGGAAGCTAAATTTACACGAGATGTATCTGTTACTTACACTTTGGATAATGCAACATCCAGTAATACCGTTAGCACCACCAAAGAAAATGAAAGCTTTGCAACAACGATTACGGCAAGTGCCAATTACGTTATTGACAGCATTACTGTTATTATGAATGGCAAGGATGTTAGTTCTGATGTTGTTAGTGATAATAAGATCACGATTAGTAAAGTAACTGGCCCCATTGAAATCACTGTTAAAACAACCATTCAATATAAAATTACTCAAACAATTACAAATGCTAAAACCAGTAATGGCACAACATATGTTAAGAGCGGCAGTGCTTTCACTACTACTATTACGCCTGAAACGGACTATGATTATGTTGATATTACTGTGAGCATGGGCGGTACAGATATTACCAGTACTGCGGTTAAGAATAATGTTGTAACTATTGATTCTGTTACTGGTGCCGTGCAGATTACTGCCGAGGGTAAGATTACAGAAAGAACCGCCTATACTGTTACTGTAAACTATAGTGAAGCATTAAGTACAAAGACTTATACCGCATATGAAGGCAAGAGCTATACCCTTAAGATTGCGGTAGATAGCAGTAATTTTGCATTCAAGTCTGCTACTGTTAAAATGGGTGGTGTAGATATTACTGATAGTGTTCTTACCGGTAGAGATGTGTATATTGAGAATGTAACTGGTGACATTGATATTGATGTTGTATTGATCCAGACATTCCAGATCTTTGGTGCTTATCAGAATGTTATCAGGAGCAATGAAGGTGATGTTGTTGGCTATGGTGGCACGTTTGAGTGTACTTATACACCTCAGTCTGGATATAACGCTGTTAGTATTACAGTTAAAAAGGGTGATATAACCGGCACTGTTGTTGATGACTGTGTAACGGGAAATACGGTAAGAATTGAAAACGTCAAGTCCAATTATTACATTATGGCAAATGGCTACAAGGTAGAAAATTGGGACGTCACTTATGATCTTACAAACGCAACCAGCAGTAACAGCGATGCAACTGTCGAACTTAATGGTTCTTATAAAACTACAATTAGTAGAACTGATCCTTACCGGTTAAAGAGTGTAACAGTAACCATGGATGATGTTGACATTTCTAACGATGTTGTTACTTGGGAATCTGGTAAATATGGCATCCTTACTTACAACAATGCAACCATAAAAATTCCAGAAGTTACCGGAAAACTTAACATTAGTGTTGTTGGTTCTATGATGTATTCTATGCCCAAAAAGACAAGTGATTGTAAAACAACGAATGAAACCTCTATTGGTATAATAGCTGGTCAAGTGTGGGATGGTGATACATACTTCTGTGCTTATGTTCCCTCTAGTGGATACACTAGCTGCAATATTAAAGTGTACAAAGGCTCAGACAGTACTGGCGAAGAAGTAACGAATAGTGTTGTTGGGAAAACAACGATTGATGGTGTTACTTATGATAGTGTAACCATTAAGAATGTAAAGCAAGTATATTATACAGATGCCTCTGGTGTAAAATAATGTAGGGAGAGTGACAATCAATGAATCTTTTAGGATTAAGCCTATATACAGACGCTAATAGTATGATTCCCCTACCCCCTCGCCACAACTCATTTACTTATACGCGACTTGAGAACGGTGCTTTTGATGAACTCCTGTTTTGTACCAATGTTGTACAATTTGGTCAGACAATTAAAAGTGAATGGGATAACGACACCATTTTACACGCAAAGTTTGATAATGATTTGCGTGGCGGCAACCTTGAATACCGTGCTGATACTGTCAGCACGGTACGAGTAAAACGCAGAGAGCGTGGAGAAAATGGAAGTTGGATTACCTTGAAGGAATTTCCAATCAAAGAGACTTCTGATTTTACATTTACTTATGTTGACCGTTATGCTAGGGCAAGAACTGAATACGAGTATGCCGTTGTTCCGCTTATCAATAACGTGGAAATGAATTACACGATTGGTACTGTATATAGCGATTTTGATGGCATTATTATTTGTGATTCAAATGAAAGCTATCAAACTGTGGCAGATGAAAGTATTCAGACTGTGACCCGGCGGAATCCAGCTAGTATCATTGAACCGTTGGACAGCGTTTATCCTTATGTTATATATAATGGCAATACAAATTATGATACTGGAACTGTGCAAGGATTGTTTGTGGAAATTGATTGGGACAAAAAGGTATTCAAAACAAAATCCAGTTTTATGTTACGTGATACTGTTATGCACTTTTTGACAAATGGTCAGCCAAAGATTTTGAAAAGCTTTGATGGCAGAATCTGGATGGTTGATATCACTGGCGATCCAACAGCTACTGTGCAAAACCATCCCGACCAAGTTTCTATTAGTTTTAATTTTACTGAGATTGGAGACACTTACAGCACGACGGATATGTATAACAATGGATTGACTGATATTAACCGCGAAGGGAGTTGATAACGTATGAGTTATACACCTACACAAGATGATATTAACCTGCTTTATCAACGGCACAAAAAATTGTATTCCAAGGTCAATTTACTTAACAGTGATTTTAGAACGATTGATTCTTTGGAAGGTGTTCTTACAAATGGAACATTGACTATTAGCGCTAATAGTGACACCCGGCGGACGTTTACCTGCAACATGCACTTGGCTAAAACAAGTGCTGTTACAGCCTATAATGTTTATGATTGGGCCAACAAATATTTGCGTGTTTTTATTGGAATTGAGGACGTCAGGACAAAAATTGTTCATTGGTATGAAGTCGGGTTATTTATTCCCACTCAAAACGGGTTTCAATATGATACTTCAAATAACACTTTAAGTTTAAGCTGTGTTGATTTGACAGGGAAATTGGATGATACAACTTGTGGGCAAGTTACTGGACTTGGGACGATTATTAAAACTGGCCGGTACATACGACAATCCATGATTGAAGTGCTTAAACTTGGAGGCATTACAAAATATTTAATTGATTACCCACAAAATGATACCGAGGCCGAAAATGACAAGACTAAAGTTCCTTACGATCTTGAATTTGGCACGGGGGCAACCGTATGGAATATGCTTACGACCTTGCGAGATTTATATTATCCATATGAAATGTTTTTTGATGGAGATACCTTTGTTTGCAAAGAAATTCCTAGCTGTAAAGACGATCCTGTCATTTTGAATCATGAAGTAATTGATCCTCTAATTATCAGTGAAAATACCACCGTTGACGAAACCACGATACGAAATTGTACTGAGGTTTGGGGATCTAGTATTGACAGTGATTATTATACAGAAAATGTAAGCTATGCAGATGGATGTTACACATTAACGTATGACAGTGCATTGACCAACTTTAAGGTAAAGAGTAATAAGCGCTTTAGCTTTGTTGCACCAGAAACAAACGCCAAAGGCTGTTCTGTAAAAATGGTTCAAGGCGAGAACACTTTTGGACCATATAAAATTTACAGTGGCACTGACAAAGACGGAAATGATGTTGAGCTTGACGCTGGTGTAATGGCTGCCAAAAAGTATTACGTTATAAAGTGTTATAAAGATGCTGATAAAAATTTACGGATGCAGTATCTTGGGCAGGGCCAGGTACACGCTATGGTCATTTTAAGCGATAATCCCCCAACGGGCGATGCTTATGAGCAAGCTAAGATTGATGAAGCATGTGACGTACTAGAATATATTTCTACAAATGATCCCAGTGACACGACTGGCATGTATCACTCCCCCTATTCTATCGAAAAGATAGGCCGACGTAATTCAGTTCTTAGTGGTGGGGATTTTGAAAATATTCCAAACGATGATTTAGGACTACAACGTGCAGAGTACGAGAATTGGAAGAGCTGCCGTTTGACAGATGTAAAAACACTTGAAATGATTATGATTCCATGGCTTGATGTAAATAAAAAAATCAGTTACACCCCAAGGTCTGGAAAGCCTGGTGAAAAGCATAGTCCAATGGAATATATTACTAAAGAAATTACAATCAATTTAGGCAGTGGGACAATGAGCGTAAATATGCAGAAATTCTACCCCTATTATCCATACATTACTAAAAAAGGAGAGTAAAATATGGCAGAACTTGGTTCTAACGGAAAGTATAATGATTTGCAGTACACAGACTTCCCTGCAAGTGTTGATAGTTGGGAAGATGTGGCGGATGTTAGTGCAGATAGTATTACACTGGCAAATCAATATCGTCAATATTGTGAAGACGGGAATTATAGTGCAGCCCAGCAGCTTTTGGAGAACAACCCAACACTGAAAAAGATGCAGATCAATGCACTAACTATCAATCAGATTCGACATGCTACTATGGCTCTTGAGCGAATGTTCAAAGATGATATTGAGACATATGTGAAAGATCAGGTTTTTGCTGACGACTTGATGTTCTCTACCTATACTCATACTTATAATTCTTCTACCAAGACCCACAATTTCAAAGGTAAAGGACCAAATGGTAAGGCCAAGTGTGTTGCCACGTTCCAGAGTGGAGATAAAATTACTGTCAACGGCAATACTTGCCCTGCATGGTGTGGCCCCGATAACATGAGTGACGCTGGTAGCAATGTGATTGTAAATGGGCGATGGGTGACTTTTATCTATGATGGTTCTCAGATAAATTTTAAGGGCGGCGGCGGTGCAGCATCCTCGGATATCGCCGCCGCCACTGCAACTTCGGGGCTGGTTTTGAATGGTAAGACTTTTTATGCCGGTAGCAGTAAAGGTGTAAAAACTGGTACTTTGCCTAACTGTGCTGTTGCTGGCGGTGGAGATGACACTGTTGGTTTGAATTCTAGTAAATTCCCACACGTTGGTGTTACTCCATATGGTGGTTCTATTCATTTTACAACTAATACTGATGGTGTTCAGCGTTTTTGTTTCCAGGCTCCTTATGGTGCATTTGGCGGGCCAAATGACGTTGCTGGGCTTGGCGGAGATGGCTATATTGGTGTTCCTCCTGAACGTTTTGGCGATGCAAGTGCAGATCAGATCTTAAAGGGCCATAATGCAACAAGCAAAAACGGTCTTTCTTTGTCTGGTACAATGCCGGACAATGGTGCTGTAAGTGTTACCCTTGATGCAGGCGGAAGTTACACTATTCCCAAAGGATACCACAACGGTAGTGGTAAAGTACGTGCTACTGCTTTAAGTGGGCAGAGTGAAGGTACTGCAACTGCTGCCAACATTTTGAAAGGTAAGACGGCCTGGGTAAACGGTACGAAACTGATTGGTACGATGGAGAACCGCGGCCAATATCAATATTGTGGTGGTGTTGGTGAAGGTGCTGATAGCAGTGTTGGATATCTTTCTTTGAATGCAATTCCTGAAGGCGCTTATTTTTCTAATAATGCTGATTGGGCACCAGAAATCCGTGTTAAGAAAGATGTACTGTATAAATATTTGCAGATTGATTCTAGTAAGATCGTTTCCGGCCAAAGTATTGGCGGTACAGGTAGTTTGCAGTTAATTGGTACTGCCCCACAGGGAAACACCCAGATGATTAAGTTGTGGCAGGGCTTTGAAGCGAATAGCCAGAGTAAAACAGTAGAAGGTATTACTGGTGGTGGTAAGCGAAAGATCTGTTATAGTGCTGTTGTATGGGGTGGCGAAAACTACAGTTGTACTGTTGAAATTTCCGGTTACAAGAATGGTAGTTGGACAAAAGTGTTTAATAGAACATCTCAAGGTATGTCTGAGGCTGGCATTGTTGAATGCGATGGCTACGAAAAATATCGTATTTATTATTATACGGATGGTCATACATATACCAACGTGAGAATTGCTGTGTTTGGCTAATTTTTTAATATTATCCTATGGGCTACTGCCATTTTGGCGGTGGCCCATTTTGATTATAAAAGCATTGGAGGAAGTAATGATGGAGAAATGTATTGATATTAGCAGGCACCAAACTGCTTTTGATGCTGCAAAATGTAAGAACGCTGGCATTACTACAGTAATGTGCAGATTGGCTTACGGTAAGAGCAAAGATGTAAAGGCTGACATTTACATGAAGGCTGTAAAAAGTGCTGGTTTGAAGCTTGGCGGCTATGGATTCGGGACTTGGCATTATAAAAGTGTATGCAACAGCAATCTTGATACAGCCAGGGCTGTAATGAAAGAACAGGTAAATGCTTGGATTTCGATTGCCAAAGAACAGGGCTGTAACAGTTGGGTTGGTATTGACCAAGAGCTTGAAAGCAAACAAACGATGGGTCTTAGTATTGGCGATAATACCACTCTGCTAATTGAGGCTGCCAAGATGATTGAAAGTGCTGGCCTGCACGCTTGCTTGTATGCTTCTGCAAGCTGGATCATGGCGAATGTAAATCTGAGTCGTTTTACTTATCCCTTGTGGGTAGCCTATTATAAGTGGTATGGCACCAAAAAGGATTTCGACGGAACTGAAAGCTTCCCGACTACCGGGACTTATGGTAAATGGATGACTGAGCACAAAAACCAAATTTGTATGTGGCAGTTTACCAGTGAAGGCTATGCTAGTAAATATGGTGCAACGCATGGCTCCGATGGTCTTGACAAAAACTGGTTGTATTATCAGCCAAATGCCAATGTAGTTACTCCAACTTCTCCTGCTACAAATCAGGAACCTTTTGATGAATATTGCTTGTTTCCTATGAGCGCACTGAGAGTAACCCAGGGTCTAGGGTTTACAGTAGATGGCGTGAAGGCAAGTGCTTACAGCCATTTGTATCAGACTGCATATGATTTTGCTGGTAAAGACACTGGCAAATCCCCTGTTTATGCACCGTTCTCTTGTGAGGTTATGCGGATCTATAATGGTAGCAGCGCCGGTTCTAAATGTAATTTCACTTGGTTTGCCAATACCAAACGTGTAAAGTGCATGAACGGCAAGGTGTACAAGCCTGGTATGCTATTTGTTATGATGGCACATTGTGATACTGCATTTATGCAAGCACACGGAATTCGACTTGGTGCAAAATTTAGCCAAGGTGAAGTATGCTATAGTGAAGGTAATGCTGGTGGCGTTGGTAGTCATTGTCACATGACGTTTGGCGAAGGCCCTTGGGACGGGAAAGGCTGGCATGAGATTTCTAATCGTAGAGGCTCGTTTGAAATCAATAATCCCCTGCCTTTGCATAAGATCTGTTGGATGCGACTTGAATGCAAGGTTCTTGATACTGGTGGTTACACTTGGGTAAGAATCAGCAAAACCATCAAGCTTCCCAATTCCGAAGGTGGCAACTCCAACAACAATGCTGGCAGCACCAATAATTCTAATTCCACTGCATACTTCCCTGCTTACACTGGGACTTCTAATAGTATTATCACCGCATTGAACGCTATTGGAGTAAATAGCTCTTACAGCTATCGTGAAAAGATCGCCCAGGCCAATGGCATTACTGGTTATAGGGGTACTGCACAGCAAAACCTTAATATGGTCGCTTTGCTGAAAAAAGGCTTGCTTGTAAAGCCTGGGTCTGCTGTATACTTCCCTGCTTATACTGGGAATAGCGGCTCTATTGCTGCAGCTTTGAATTCTTTGGGTATTGATAGCTCTTACAGCTATCGTGAAAAGATCGCTGCGAAGAATGGAATCACTGGCTATAAAGGAACACCTGCTCAGAATACTCGAATGCTTAATCTCTTGAAACAGGGAAAGCTCTTGAAGCCGTAAAGGTTGTATGATATATGAAAATTAGGCGAAACGATATGAAACAAGAAAATATTGAAAAGCCCAAAAAGAACACCTACCACAAAGAAGAAAAGAGCCAGAAGCAAAAGCCTCGTTATCAGAAAATGGTAACAACTGTTTTGTACTTGGCTCTTTTTATTATTGTTGGATATACCTTTTGGGAATTCTGGCACGTTGGCGAATCAGTAAGTCCAGAGATTTATGATAAGACTGTTGATCTGTTTTTGGGACTACTTGGTATTACCGGATCTTTGAAGATTAGTGAAACCATCATGGATGGTGTAAAGGGATCTTTCCAGTATAAATACGGCAATCCAGACAATATTGAGGTTGATCCCAATGAGCCATCACTTGGTGTTGATGACCGCGGTGGCGAGTAATAAAATATAAATTTTATTAGGAGAAAATGAACGTATGTACGTTGTTAATTTTATCGCTGAAAATTGGTTTTTGATTGTTTTTGCGCTTGTTGCTATCATTTTTGTGACTTGCTCTATTATTAGGTTTATTCACATGCCTACGGCAAAACAAATTGAAAATTTGATGGAATGGCTAAAGATTGCTGTTGTGGAGGCAGAAAAACAGTTCCAGTCTGGCACCGGCCAGCTAAAGCTTCGCGCTGTGTATGAAAGTGCAGTCATTGCCTTCCCGTGGATTGCAAAGTATATGACTTTTGAAAAGTTTAGCCAGCTTGTTGATATTGCTCTGGTTTGGATGCGAGAGCAGATTGAGCAAAATGAAAAGATTCGTGAATATATTGAGGGCAACGAAAAAGATAAAGTTGCCGCCTAACACGTAAAAAGATAGGGATACCATTCATTTGGTATCCCTATCTTTTTTTGCCTTTTGACGATCAATTAGTCTGTTTCTTGTTTTTGACCTTTTTCTTCTAACTTTTTTGTAAATAGCTGTTTTAATGAGTTGTATGATTTTTCCAAAGCACTAGATCTTGACACCAAGTGCTCGGCATACTTTTTGTATTTCAAGAGAGTTTTAGTATAAGGAGTGATTCCACGATATTGATTTGAAAATGCCACATATGCGTCAATAATCCGGTAAAGTTCTTTACTATCAAAATCATATGGGAAAGTACCTAGTATAGAATCTCTGTCATCTTGCGATTCATATTTATCAAAGAACGTTTCAAAGTCATCATTGATATCTTCTAACGCACTGATTTTTTCTTCAAGGCGATCTAGCGATTCCTGCCAACGATCAATTTGGCTGTCATACTGTGGCTCGTTAGATTCTCTATCACTATATAGGTCTTCCCAATCTTCTTGTTTGAATTTCAAATCAACAAAGACATTATGTAGAGAATCAATAAGAGTGCTCCAAGAATCATATTTTGTATAAAGCTTTTCCATTGTCATGTCCTTTTTGAATATGAGCCTATAAAATCAGGATGCAAAAAAGATATTCAAGATAATATATAGCAGCAGTGCAGCACCAATAAAGAGCTTTAAGCAACCTCCATCATCTCCGCCATTGTTTCCGCTATAATTGCTTTTGAATGACTGGTTATAATGAGCATAGCCTGTACTACCTTTCCCGAAATAGCCGTAATCTTTAGGCATACAAAAAATCTCCTTATAATGTTTATATTTTGAATCCCCACTTGACATATTTTTTATTCTGTGGTTATATTATAGTAGCACGATTGCTAAATGTCAATACATTATTAGCTTTTTTGCCAACAAAACGAAAGGACGATATTTATTTATGGCGTATGATGAAAAAGATATTATAAGGCGTATCTTGGCATTAAAGAATTCCGCCGGAATTACCAATAAGGATCTTGAATCAAAAATCGGAATTGCTTCCGGGTCTATTTGGAAATGGGAGAATGGAAAAAGTAAACCGGGTGTTACCTCAATTATAAAATTAGCAGAATTCTTTAATGTTTCTACTGACTATTTATTGGGCCTTACAAGTATTCCCGTATCAGTAGAGCAGACCGCTTCTAGCACACTTGATGAGGATGACCAAAGAATCCTTGCTTTGTATCACAAGCTTGGATTTGAAGGGAAAACCGTAATTCAGGCCACTTTGATTTCGGAATCAAGACGTATGGCGTTGGGGTTCTAATAATCTCTTGAGCAAAGAAATCACTCGCGTTGTTTTATATTTAAGATATTCAAGCAACGCTCAATCTGAGCAGTCCATTGAAGGACAAATGCACGTTTGCGAAAGCTTTTGTACAAGAAATAATTACGCCATTGTACAATCTTATATTGACCGTGCATTATCTGCATCCAAAAACACAGACAAGCGCATTCAGTTTGCCCAGATGCTAAAAGATGCAGAAAGTGGTAATTTTGATGCTGTTGTAGTCTATAAGCTTGATAGATTTGCTAGAGATCGTTATGATTTTGCTATGGCGAGATATCGCTTAAAGAAATGTGGTGTTGCCATTATTTCTGCAACCGAAAATCTAAGCGATAGCCCTGAATCTATTATATTGGAATCTGTGCTAGAGGGCATGGCAGAGTTTTATTCTGCTGAACTTTCACAAAAAGTTTCTCGCGGTATGAGAGAAACCGCCGCAAAGCATAATAGTGTTGGCGGTGTTGCACTAGGGTACAAGGTTGAAAATAAAAAATATGTTATTGACCCTATAACTGCACCTATAATAAAAGAGATTTTTCAGCTTTATGCAAATGGAGTATCTATCGCAGATATTTGTAAATCGTTAAACGAAAAAGGATATAGAACTTCTGCTGGGAAGCCTTTTAATCGAAGCTCGTTTAATAGAATCCTGCGCAATGAACGTTATATTGGAGTATATAAGTATCTTGATTATCGTGCCGAAAATGGCATTCCTGCAATTATAGATAAGCCTCTTTGGGACGCTGTACAATTAAGGCTAAATTCTCCTAGACCCGGCGGATGCCACAAAGCAGATATTCCATATTTGTTAGCCGGGAAGCTTTTCTGTGGACATTGTGGGAATAAGATGAATGGTGAGTCCGGGATTAGCCACACAAAAGCTAAATACTATTATTATTCTTGCTATGCACATAAACGTGGAAAAGGCTGCCTAAAGCGAAGCGTAAAAAAAGACTGGATTGAAACTATTGTTTTACAAAATTTAAGGGCATTATTAACAAAAGAAAGTATAGACAAGATTTCGTCACTTGCTGTAGCTGAGAATAAGAAACAGATCAATAACGGAACACGAATTCCACTACTTGAAGAAAAGATAAGAGATAACGAAAAAGCAACTCAAAATATCATTAAAGTCATCGAAAAAGGTGTTTCTTCTGATAGTTTGATAGAACGCATTCACGAATTGGAGCAAGAAAAGCAGGAGCTTTTACTTCAACTTGCCATTGAGAAGCGTGGGGTTGCAAAACTTTCAAAAGAAGAAATAACCTACTATTTATCACAATTTTCAGAAAATGATTTTGAAAACGAAACACTGAATCAAAGCCTTATTGACTTACTTATAAATTCTGTTACAATATGGGATGAACCCGATGGAAATTTTAAGATTGTTATTGCCTATAATTTAGAGATGTATCCAACACAAACTTTTAAGCTTAATCCAACTGGATATGATTTGCAAAAGTTTTATCGGGTTCAAACTCCCAAAAAAGTAGACAAAATTCAAGAATGTAAAAGCCAATCGCCAAAGGCATCGAAGGTTATCAATAAGGTGTCTGGTGGCAATTCAAGATCAGCATCAAATAAACCAAGGGCAAAATCAAGAGAAAAAAGGTCAAACAAGGTACAAAAAGGCAGCGATAATTGCGAAGAAGTATCAGGTTCGGATACTGCAAATGGTGCTCCACCAATTTGCCGCATCGTTTTGTACGATGCGGCGTTTTTTATACCTAAAAAACTTTGGCAGACCGTGCCGGGCTCCGAACCCTGAAGTCGGATGCGAACCGGGTGGGGTCATCAATGTACTTTTTGAAAATCCATCGGTTTCACGCTTCTTTCTTTGCATTTTGCAGAGTTCTGCGGGCAAGTGCATCGCTTTTATGCCCCCTTCTCGGAAATTTCTTCAAAAATTTCCGCGCCATCGTAGGTTGATACAGCCTTGAGCTGCTCCACTTGGTTGAAGCTGGCGTTCAGGGTGATCGAGATCTCATAGTCTTTTCGGACACGAATCTCCGTAATGAACTGCTGCAAAATGGCGCGGCGTTCATCGTGGTTGGCGGTGTCGTAAACATCCGCCCATGTAAACAGCTCGTTGCAGATGTAGTTACTGCGCTTTGCTGTTTTGGTGGCTTCTTCGTATTCTTCCTGCGCCTGAACAAGCTGCTTTTCCAGAGTTTCCAGAGCCTCTCTTGCCTCGGCTACCAGTGTGCCCAGCAGTTCTTTGTCCAAGGCACTTACGCCCCGGATAACCAGAATAGTTTCGGCTTTCAGGTCGTCCAGCTCTTTCTGCTTGCTTTCCAAGTCTTTCTGGAGTTTCTTGATTTTCTTCTGGATGCGGGCGGCATCGTTGGTCTTGACCGATTCCAGCAGCTTCTTCCGGGAAACTTCCCGGAACTGTGCGAAGACCTGCCGGACAACTTCTTCTACAATGGAATCCAGCTTAGAAACACCATAGCCAGACTGCCCATCGCAGTCACCCGGATGCCGGATCTTATAAAAGCAGCTATACCGGGGCCGGACTTCTTTCACCGTATGCCCATCGGCATGACCGGTATCCTGCTGGTCATCGGCTTTCTCGTGCTGGTTGTGATGGCCTGAACTGCCTCACCCACTGCAAGTAAAAGAAAAAAATAGGATAAGCAAGCCGCCCGGGAGGATCTGCGGATCTTACCGGGCGGCTTTTTTCACAGGCGCAGACGGCGCTGCTTTTGCCGGAT